CTGATAAACCATGACCTCTACCCTTAAATGGAAGATATGGATTTAACTGCTCATCTCCCATTGTAATAATAATTCCTTTTCTTCCACGATTTAAACAATCAAGCTTTGTGTGACGAGAACCGAAATACCATGCTGCTGTATAGGATTCATAACTGTTTCCACCACCGCCAAATTCAAAATAAATCTTATCAAGCTGTTCAGCAATACGAATATCTGATTCAAACTGTGAAGCCTGAATTGGACAGCTATCACAAGCCAAATCACCAATACCCATGATAAGGAACTCAACATCTGTAACCTTTTCATATAACTTAGTCATAATTACATTTAACTTCTTTGCCACTTCAACAGCAGCCTGTCCCATAGAACCAGTTACATCAAGTGCAAGAATAACAGGAATTGTGTTTGGATGTTCCTCTGTATCGCAACACTCTCTAATGACATTCTTAGGATCAAGTGCAGAATCAATATTCCTTGCCTTAAACATATCCTGATTAGAATAAGAACCGCTAATCATACCATCCGTTGAAACACTCATACCTTTTGCTGTTGAATAACCTACATAACTATCTCTTGTCCATAAACCACATCCCATATTATGCATCCTCCTCTTCTACATCTTCATCATTTTCTGTATCAACGTCCATATCAAAATCGAATAATCCGTCAAACATATTACCCATATTACCACCCATCATCATAAGTGGAAGCATAGAACTCATACCATTACCACTCATCATACTAGAAGCATTTCCATCACTCTTCATCATCTGAGACAGCATCATATATTTAAAGATATTATTTGTGCCTTTCTTTCCCTTAAGAATATCACTGCCAAACATAGATACAATCTTTCCATAGAAATATGTATTACCCATAAAAACATGTCTTTCTGGAAGAATAGTTTCCACAGTAGAATCTTCATAATTAATAACTGTAATTTTAGTTTTATCTGCTTCGATAACACATTTGGGCTTACCATTAACCAGGATAATATCTCCTGCTTCTACTTTATTAGTTGGAATAACAAAGAAAAACTCTTCACCAATATCAAATACAAAATTGCTACAGTTTGTAAGTTTGCCAGTCTTCACATTGTATGTTTTATATCCATTTGATGTTTTAACTGCAATGCCACCATTCATGAAAAGTCTACACATACCACTTCCTACTTTACCAAACATACCGTTTAAAAAATTGTTCATCATAATCATTTTCTCCTTTTATTATATTAAAATTTGTTTTTTACCTTTTTAGACACATCCACCACAGCTACTATGTCTCCAATCGTCCTCATTGATTGCATAGAATACGCACTTCTGAATATCTTTGTCTGCAACGATCTTATTGAGCCAATAGCCATTGACTTCGATCCAATCTTCACATTTCAGACCATCGTTATAATATTCCCATTCTTCACGATAATCTTCATTAAAATGCCATTTTCGATATGATTTATATGTATTCATGTCATCTTTTCTCAGATTTTCTGGAATTTTATCTGAAACATCTTCTCCATCTACTTTTAATGTCCATTTGCCATGGCACAGGCATGGCCATTCTCCACTCCATTCAGCTTCTGCATTTCCAACCTTACCCATAGTGACCTCCTAATGTAAACTATACAATGCACCGCAAAAAACAACTGCACTAATGGAGGCACCTAATCCATATAATCCAGCATTACCTCCACACTTGTTCAATAATCCCATAAAAGTAACATACATAATAAATCCACAAAGATATAATCCAGAACCAATTAATCGTTTTTTATCTTTTCTCATGATGGTCTCCTATTCTACTTCTAACATTAATTTAACTGCTTTGATAATTTTCTCTTTGTTGAAATTGTTCATATTAGCTTTCCAGAACCAATATACTGATACAAGAAACTCTTTATAATTTTCCCGACTGAAATATGTATCATCTTCCGCTTTTTCAACATAATTTGCAACCAACATATCGATTAATTCTTCATCTCTATATTCTCTTTTTTCCTGATGAAAGTCAGATTTCTTCAGGTCGTCTGGATTAGCAAGTTTGGCTTGTTTCCAATTTACAGTAAGGTTTTCTCCGTCATCTGACCAAGATGTGGCGCCGCTGTCAAATGCAATAACATTTCCATCCTCATTAATCCCAGCAAAATATCTTGGTATCCATTTATCAGTTTCGTATTCTCTTACCAATACTGGCGTATCTATTGGTACTTTACTCCAATCCACATTTTCTGCTGGATCTTTGTATTCAGATACGAGCCATTTCTGTGATTTTAAATCACACTCTTCATTAAAAATACATTCATTGCAAGACGAAATTTTATCACAGCTTGTTACCTTACAATCTTCGGTGACACTAATAACCTTTCCTTCATTCCAGATTTTATCGATCTCATCTTTATACTTTTCGTAATTTGTCATAATCATGTTTTCCTTTGCTATATTTTTAGAAATAGGTTGATTAGTTATGACACCAACCAACCCTAGTGTATTGTTAATCTAACTCGATAAAATCTATTAATCTAATTCAGCAAGAGCTTTATCCAACTCTTCATCGGACATATTCTCTAATGCAGCATCCTGTCTCTTTGCTTTGATTTCCAGGAGTCTTTGTTTCATTTCCTTATTCTTCTTGGCATCTTCTCTTGCCTTAATCTCTTCCAGCTTAACACCAACAATATATTTTACAATTTCAATCTTCTCGGAAAGTTCTTCATCTTCCTTTGACTTAGTATGCAGAAGACTTTCTTCTTCGGTTTTCTTTACTTCTGCGTTAAGCGCCTTAAACACAGAATCCAGATTGGTTAATGATAAGCTCCAAAGATCAATAACATTTACCATCCCTCTGAATGGAAACTGAAAATTCTCACGGGTTGCCTTTACAAATAATTCATTGTTCGTCATAATAATATTCTCCTTTATTTTTAAAATTTAATCTTCATAATACGCTCAGTTGCACCCTTAACTTTAACAACTAAATCTGCTCTCTTTGTCATAGAGAATCCAATTCCTGAAAGCTGATTATCAGTATTTTCTACATGACACTTAGCACCTAATGCTTCAAATACTCTCTTGTGTTTCATTAAATCATTGTCTAAAAATTCAAGATAAAATCCATTTGGTTCTTCGGTATTTACACAATCCTTCAGGAAGAAGAATAAATGTCTATGACCAATTCCATCCTGCTCATCAAAGTAATTTGGACTGTAACTAATTACTGATACAGGGACAAACTGATTTGTATTTACACCCCAAATCTCACGACTTGAAATAGATGAATTGCCTGCTAATTTCTCTTTAATTGAGAAGTTGCCATTGGCATCAAGTGTTACTTCTGCAACCTGAACATCACCACGCACAGGCTGATTATATTCAAATGCATAAATCTCACCATTAAACTCAACTTCTGCCTTGAATCCCTTACTTCCTCTCGCTGCATACTGATTAACAAAAAACTTATAAACACCTGGTTTCATACGTGACATATCTTCCCATGTAATATTCTCTACTGAAGGTTTACCTTTCATCTGTTCCATTGGTCTAGTAATGTCAATATCAAGCTGCCCACCCATCCTAGACATCTGTGGTTTCCTGCAATTGCTAAAATAGATTTCATTACCATCTGGTTCAATACAATGAGCATCAAGATCGCTATTATCATTTTGTGCCTCGTTCCACATGATAGAAAATCTAAGCACACCGTCAACATTACCTCCTGCAGCTTTAACATTTTGTTTCATGTCTGAATCAGTAATATTACCACTATAGGCCCAGGATAAACCGTTGTTCCATTTAAACATAGTTTTGGCATCTGGATTTACTGGTGCGATCAACGATACAAAGTTCTTCTCATGTTTATTCTCTACAAATGCCTCAATTTCTTTTGCAGTTGGAAGTACCTTATCAATGAAATCCTGTGCAGAAATCTCTTCTACTTTTGAAAACTTCTTAGGACTTACAGCAACATCATTTTCCATCTGGCCAAAAATATCATCTGCACCAACCATTCTTCTTGCAGCACTCTTATTTGAGAACAGAACATTATTTACTGAAATATCATTCAAAGTTGCAAATCTTCTCTGTAATGAATCCATATATCCAAGTTCTGTAATGGTATTCTTTGCATCCTCTAACATCTTTTTAGTGAAAATAGCCTTTGGACGCTTATAATTGCTCGGTGCTACAATCTGCTCATACTTTTTAACTGCTAAATCGAGATCCATATCTTCGCTGATATTCACAAGTAAAGTACCAATAGAATGGTTTCTAATACGGCCAATCGCCATACCCGCTTTAATAGATTTTTCCCAAGTGTACAGAGCCTTATCTGTTGCTGTTGTTAACTTGTCATATTCCTTTTTGTATTTCTTGAACTCAGTCAGAGCAGTTTCCCATTCCTCACCTTTATATAAAGTATTGGAATTGATTAGCTCTAAAACTGTATCAACTGCATCCATGGTAATCTCATCCAAAGAACGCTTAAACACATTTCTGGTATCACGGAACTGACCTTTGATTTCTTCATTAGAAGAACTAGTGCGATTTATAAATTTATCTGGAAGTTCCAGGAAGAAGTGATCCCATCTATGAGCCTTACTATCAATCTCTTCAAAATTGTGATCAGTTCCAATCTGTTTGAACTCACTCATGTAAATGTCAGAAACTGCATGAGATTTTACAAAGGTATCAAGTGCATCAGTAACCGTCTGATATGTAGGATCATTTAATTTAAGCTCCCAAATTGTATGTACCTGTCCATCCTTAATAATGATTGCCGCTCCAATACTTTTAATAAAATGTCTGCAGCAACTACAATCGTGTTCTGTTCTCTCACGAAAAATAGGATTTGTTCCTGCTGGAAAACTATTCAGATAAGTGTTCCACAGCTCATCCTTATCGACCAATACCTCAAATAATTTGTCTGCATCTTTCTGCATTTCATTAAAATGTGCCTGTAAAGCTTTTTTAAATTCCATAAATCCATCCATATTATTTATCTCCTTTTAAATATTTTCCTTTATGATATTTCCCAGCTACATTATGATTTCTTACATCTTTCTCAAATTCTTCTGAATATGGAACTGAATATGCATAAGCTCCACCAAAATACACCTGGCAATCTTCATCCTCTACAATAGGAATAAACACATAAGTTCTCTGAGTGGTCATTGCTGCACCGCCCATACTTTCAAAGCCACCACTTGTATTACCCCATAGTTGCGTAAAAGTTTCCATTTCAAAATCATTAATATTATTGTCATCATAATTTTTTAAATGATAAGGAAATTCTTCATGAATTGCTAAAAGTTCTCTTGCAATCTGTATTAAATTCAATTCACCCATTTTATTCCACCTCTCAAAATATCGTTTTTATCTACTCAAATATTCTCTTAATCCTTTCGATAATTCCGGCTTCCGTCTTTATTTTTACAACACTTACTTCATGAAAGCATTTATAATTAAGGTCATGAAGTAATTCCATTAATTCACCGTTATCTTTTATTCGAATCGTAACTTTAGGATAAATTGATGCATTGTGTTTTGTTCTTAGAATTTCAACATTATGTTCGCTCAATACAGAAAAAAATATTCTGCCGTCTTCTGCATAATCCACGTATCGTAAAATCGCTTTCATCATTCTTCACCCAATCAACGCTTCCTAATTTTCTCAAACATCTCATCTACCGAGTCTAATAGATCATATCTCTGATCCATTGGTGCAGTTGAACTCTTGGCAAATTTGCGTTCAACCATATCAATAAAATATGTAAATTCAGAATCATCACCCATATAGAATTCATCCCATTCTTTCTGGCTCATTAAACGTCTTACTTTAAGCTGATCGATGGCGAGATTATCAAAACTGACTACTTTAAACTTATCGATCACATCTGGTAGATTTTCGTATAACCATTTCTGTTTTTCTTCAATATCTTCACGATGACTATTATAAAAATCATCACCTCTACGCAGGTGCTTATATCCAAGAATTAACATCTTCAAATTATTATTCTCCAAAGCCTGTACATCTTCTGCGCTCAAAATACCATTGATCACATGGATAACTGCATTTGGATATTCTTTGATTAAATTGATAAAATGTTCTGTTGGATTTACAAGCGATACGCCAAGACCATAGATAAGTTTTCTTCCTGTTAATTCTTTAATAAGTTCTTGATTCTGTTCAAAATGAATCTGATTCACTGTAACATTTGTAATTACTTTTCGTGCTTTAAGTCTATATAAGAATGGAATTAAATCAGGATGTTCAAGAATATTTCCGCCACCAATTGCAACTTCCTGATACGGATGAAGTGTTTCAATAAATTTTTCATCTAAGATATTTCCAAGTTTTCCATCTGGAATACTACCTTCGTGACAGAACTTGCAACCGGCTGAACATCTATTACAAATTTTGATATCCATATTCTCTGCAAACGCTGGAATAAATTCATCATCTTCTGTCTCTCTAATTTTTGTGCCGTCACTCAAAATCGTGGTTTTAAAATTACCATTTTTATATCTTCCTAATAATTCCATTCTTAAAATCCTCCTAAATTAAATCAACCATCATATCCGTATTTACCAAATGCAACAATTTTATCTCCACTTTTACTCGTATATCTACCTACAAATGTTTCAAGATTGCTATCTTGCCACTCCTCATAGGTTTTGGCATTCTCGTCTACAATATTGTTCTCTTTTGCATATTTGGTATAATACTTTTCTTTTGCAGATTCTGACAAGTCTGACCAATCTTTAGAAAATTCATCTTTATGATTTTCATAATCTTGTGCTGCATATTTCTTATCATCATCCGATAAACTATTTGCTTTCACAAACGACTCAGAACCCCATTTATCAAAAAGAAGTTCACCTTTCTTCCACTGTTCAAATTCTTCCTCACTACACATTGTCAAACTATGTGTTGAACTGCTATTTGATTCGAATACACCACGCCTAATTTGTCTTTTCATATAATTTCCCTCCTGATTAATCGAAACCATAATACCCAAACGCCACGATACTATCCCCACTCGGAGTAACCATTGTTTCTTTGTAACCCTCATAACATTCTTCACAATACACATCCCAGAAATAATCATAGGTTAAGAACCCATTATCTCTAAGAATGATATCAACATCATGCTTATTATTCCAATCAACATCACTGTTAAATCTTGATGTTTTTTCAAAAGCAATTGCTTCATCTCTTGTATAAAAATTATTCTCTTCTGGTTTGTTATCTTTTGAATAACCAAATCCCCATCCCATACATAATAAAAGCTCTCCATTTTCCCATCTGTAATAATCTGCCTCTGTACACATTGTAATTGAATGGCAGCTTGATGAATTAGTCTCATAAACTCTACGTCTAATCTGTTTCTTCATATCGTTTTCTCCCTCACAATTAATCCTCATGATCAATTACATCCATATTTACTAAACCGGCTTTTTTCATATCACCCCAATAGTTATATTCGTCTCCATCGCAAATAGTCACATATTTTTTGCTGGTCAAATATTCTTCTAGTGATATATTCTCTTTTTTAAGGAACCCACTGAGTACATTTTCATCAACACAACCTGTATATGGTTTATTGAAATGAAAATATCCACTTTCGCTTTCCCAATATTCAATTGTACCAATTCCCCAATCTTTTTCTTTCTGTTCAAGATATTCATTGAGTTCATCTTCGGTTTTACCGTATGTCTGTGCGTATTCACTATCTTTATTTTCTGGATGATTTTTGTCTGCAAACGAATCTGAGATCATAGGTAGAACAATTTTTTTGAGACCTGGAACATACTTTAATGCGATTCGTTCAAGTTCTTTATAAATATCATCATTATAATCAAGCACCATTGACGCACAGGCATATAACCATTTATCATGAAAAGTACCCAATGCCCTGAATGGACTTCTGCCGAATTCCATATCGTATTCCCATGGTTTCCATACACAGTTTTTCTCCCCTGTTTCATGATCATGAAGCCAGAATCCATCAGAAAACTCTTCTAGTGTATAAATACTTCCATTCTTCATAACACAAAGCGAATGTTGACTTGATGAATTTGTTTCGAAGACGCTCATTCTAATCTGCCTCTTCATATTTTGTGTTCCTCTCTTTCTATATATACTATATATTGTGTTATTATATTTATTATACTACTATATATTGTGCTTAAATCACGATGAAATTTCGATTTCATTATGTATTTTAATTTTTATCATATTGATCTTTATATGTATTCTCGTATTCCAACCTATTATATTTTCTCCAAATCATACCTCGTCTTGTACGTACAATCTTCACTTTAGAACATTCATTTTTCTTAAGCTGTCCATACTCTTCTGGACTTAATGAAATGGTTGGATTATCTACTTTTTGATTTTTATATGTAAAAAATATTTTATACTTACCTTTATGAATTTGCATTGTTTTGACTTCTGCCAAATTACCTTTATGATTTCCTAAATTTATAAAAATTAAATCACCAGGTTTTAAACAATAAAAATGACATTCTCTTTGTTTCCTTCCTTTTGTTATCTTCTTTTCTCTATATTGCCTGAGATTATCTACTTCATTTTTACATGTTGTCCTCCAAGACGATGCATTATCCAATCTTGTATAACATAATTCTGTTCCTGATTTAGTTTTCCCATCTCGTATGTCTATATATTTCGCATCAAAAAAGCTTTCCATTTTTCTATCATTACATCTTTTCTGATCTACTATATAAATGAATTTTGTTAATGAGATATTTTTCCATTCTTTTAGACATACCGCATCGGTGTAATGGAACTTTGGTAAACCTATAAGTCTACGATTAATTTTTGTCTCATAACCATAAGCAAGTTCTACATCTTTAAAATCCGCACATAATGCATTGTAGATTTTATATCTGACAATATTCATAAAAGTAGAATCCTTATAGGTATCAGGCATCTTCTTATTTTGCAATTCCTTAAAATATTTATTATTATTGTTATTGGAATGAACCAGACGATGGTGATGATGACAAAGACAAATAAGATTACTCGGACGATTTGTGCCGCCAGCAGCTCTTGGAATAATATGATGTACTTCTATAGTATCGTTGTTTTTATTCTTTACTTTTCCACTCGATAAACACATTTGACATGTATGTTTATCTCTATCCCTTACATATGCGGTAACATTTTCATACCCTTTCATTTCTCCATTTTGATAATCTTTTCCAGAAATTATTCTTCCATCCAAATCTGCGATCATTTTCTGAATATCAAATTTCGCTACTTCAATAATTATCCTATCTATTGGAACCCATTGAGCAATTTTCTTTATTAACCGAATATGTGAATCTATTTTATGTTGTATAGATGGAGCAATCCATCCATCTTGATTTCCATTTTTATACGTAGAATTATGAACTGTTTTATAATCTACATTCTTATTTTTTCGATATCTCAATCTAGCTCGTTTAAATTTGCGATTCGAGGCCCTAACAGTGAGCCTTTCACTCATTCCTTGTAACAGATTGACCTGTCCTGCCAGATATTCATGCTCGCTATCACTTACAGAAAAACCTATATTTAGATAACCACTATCTATTTTTAATTCAAATATATTTCTTATTTCATAATCTGCCGAATACTCATCAAATCTTTGTATTACTGTTGGATCATGATTTATAATCTTAGCTTTATTATGTCTTAATAAATATGCTGCCGTACTCTCTTTAATTGGAATACAAGGAACTTTATTCTTATCTACCATAAGTACAAAATCTAAATAATTCATATATTATCCTTAAAATAATCTCGGCATATAGCCGGTAATGCTCTTTGACAATGTTATAAAAAGTTTATAATATTGATATCACTTGCATTTGGTATCTTCAGTGTAATGCATGTTTAAATATCAATGATATAGTCATTACTAGAGCGACATAATGATATATTATCTTTTTATAACGTAGTAACCTAAGTCTATTTTTAATTTACACTTATAATTTCAGAAGATTACTTTGAGGTTTTGTAATCCTCTGAAATTACTTACCTCTAAAACTCTTGAACAGTCTTGAATACCTTTGGACCAGTTTTGTAACCCTCTGAAATTACTTACCTCTAAAACACTTCCTTTAATGCAACCATTGATAAAGGTGTTTTGTAACCCTCTGAAATTACTACTTCTAAATCACTTGAAACAGCCAATTAGAATTGATATAATATAGACAGATATATTTAATATATCTCTTCAATCCAGGAACAGGTTATGCAGGTCGCCAAACTTTTTAACCTGTTCCCATTTATGTATTCTCCCTTACAACATCTTTTCTATCTCTCTAAATACATCTCCAAGTGATTCCTGAATAAACATATCCATATTTTCATCCAGTGGAATTTTCAGCTTTTCCTTATTAATAACGATCATGTGATCACCCTGAAAATATGAAACATAATATGCTGCTGGTGTAACCTGTAATGATGTACCGCCAACAATTAAACAATCAGCCTGTCTAATTGCCAATTCAGCCTTACGTGCTACATCATCAGGAAGAGGTTCCCCATACAGCACCACATCAGGTCTAATCTGTCCTCTGCACGAACACTTAGGAATTGCTTCCTTAATATCAAACAGATAATTGGAATCGTATTCCTTTTTGCATTTACTGCAGTAATTCCTTTGCGTACTGCCATGCAGTTCATACACAACCTTACTTCCAGCTTTCTGGTGTAAGCCATCAATATTCTGTGTAACGATTGCTCTGAGTTTTCCCATTGCTTCCATCTTAGCCAGGACTTTATGAGTAATATTCGGTTCTATATTCCTGGTGTCCATCTTCTGTCGATAGAACTCATAGAATACCTTCGGATTATTATACAGACAATCTCTGCTCAGAAGATATTCTGGATCATACTTCTCAAACTGGACATCATGTTGATTGTATAATCCATCCTTGCTTCTAAAATCCGGTATACCGCTTTCCGTAGAGACACCAGCTCCGCCAAAGAATACGATATTGTTCGATTCGGTTATGTATTTTTTAATCTCGCTAACTGTTCTTCTGTCATGATTTTTCTTTCTTCTCCATTGTTTCACCATTTTCAAGATAGTTTTTTAGTGCCTCAAAGTGTTTTTCCGGCAGTGTGGCAAAACGCCCAGTCTTAAAATAAGATAATGTTGTTGTGCTGATTCCTGTTACTTTTGAGATGTATCTCTGTTTTTCTTTTTCTAATCTCTTAAGTAAAATCCGTCTTAATTCTTCATGTGTCATGTTATTACCTCCATATATTTATATTTATTTTTAAAAATTATTGTTTATCGAACCATAAATAGAATCCATCTCCACACCTTTCGATTTCCTTCCAAATTCTAAATGAAAGCACTTTAAGGAAATTTTCTACTGAAATATAGTAGATCCTGTTATCATCTTTTACATGAATTCTAATAGTGTTGAATGAACAATACTCTACATCAGCGTTATACTGTCTATGAAAAATCCCCTTCTTAAACTGAAACTGGTTATCAGATTCAATCATTTCTCTTACGATGTTGTTGATATCCTCTGCAGCAGTCTTATCTGTCGTATACGCTCCAATCCTCATCAGCTCATAAGTTACATCTGTTACCATATTATTTTTCTCCTATCTTATGCATTTTTTCTAATAAGGCGGTATTTCTACCGCCCATATGTATTACTTACAACTCGCTTCAGAAAGTTCTTTGTTGAAATCTCTCATCGCTCTCAGATATGCTTCTTTCTGAGTTTCAATCTGTTCTTCTTTTCGTTTCTCAGCTCTACGCTTCTTATGAGCAGCTAACTTCGCCTTGCGTTTTTCAATTCTTTCTTTCTCTTTTTCTTCGGCTTCTGCTTTCTTTAACTTATTTTCATAACACTTAAGACCATTGCGAACTGCCTTATTATATAAATTGCTTCCGCCAAGAACATGTTTAGTAATGCAAATAGAAATTGCTGTCTCTAAACTGAATACATCAGGTTCTCTACAAACTGATTTCTGTTTATCTCCATCAGCGAACAGCACCTCTACAACCTTATTCTCTACGATGATTTTTACATCTTTGATTTTTGTATGAGGTTCTTTTTTAATAGGCAAAGTAACAGTTGACTTTTTCGTAGCCATTAAAGTTCCTGTATTACAAACACCTGCACCTCCACCGTATGTATAAGTTATTGGTGTTGCTATAGATACTTTGTCCATATCTGGTTTATAATCTAATGAATTAGTGGCAGTAACAGTTTTTGTAACGGTAGTTATACATTCATCCATCTTATTTCTCAATCTTTCTATATCTTCTTTTCTCACAATGTTATTTACGTTCTCCATATGTATTATTCTCCAATCTTCTTATATTCTTCCAGCATCTTAGCAAACTCAGGATCTTTCTCAGCCGCCCATTCATATTTCCCTTCGTTAACGATTTCTTTTAATCTTTTATCCAATTCTTTCTTAAGTTTCATCTTTCTTCTACGTTCTTCAACACGTTTTTCATATGCCTTTGTATCAACTTTACAAATAACCTCTGCCGTAAGATCTACTTTTCCTTCAAATTCTTCTGGTGTAAGAATGTTGACGATCTCCAAAATATCATGACAAGCACCTGATACTAAAATCTTATCGCCAACTTTATAGTGATTCTGGTCCTTGTAGATCGCATAGTAGTATCTTCCACAACCCTGATTCGTTTCTGCCACTTCATAATAACCTGTTAATTTTGCCATTTTCTTTTACCTCTTTCTATGTATTTTTTATGCTGCTTTATTACCATGAGAATCTAAGAAAGTAAGAAATTCTGCTTTCAACTTCTCATAATTATCTTTCTCTGAACCTGTGAAAATTCTATGCTGTTTTTCCATTTCATTGAGCCATTCACTAAACTCTTCGTCTTTCTCTGCATTACAAGCATATGCCATAAGTGCTAACAATACCGGCATACCAACTTTGTATACACAGGAGTCTAACTTAAGATAGTCGTCAATAAAATCCTTATACAGTTCAATGTCTTCCTGTTCTACATTTGGATCAGCTACCTCTTTTACGAACTGTAACTCATGATCTTCTTCTGACTGTGATTCAGTTACTACTGATTCTGTTTCTTCTGTAGTAACATTATTTTCTGTTGTCTCTTTTACTGTATTATTCTCGTTTTCAGTTACTTCTTCATTAGTTACTTCTTCATATGTATTTTCTGTTTCTTCTACTTCTTCAATATGTAAATAATCCTTCATAAGAGTAACCAATAGATTGATTTTTCCCATGATGGTAGTTCTCTTTTTACTCTGTTCTGATTTAAAAGTTTTCATGCTAACACCATCTACAGTACGGTCTTTTAAATCAGTTGCATATGCATTAAGGAAGTCTACAAATCTGCTATCTTCAATGTTATACTTTGTAAATTCATTGAATACCGCCACCCACATAGGAATGGCAGCTGGAGTAAATAACTTGGTAACTTCCTTATTATTTTCTCCAATTGCTAATTCCAAACGGTTTAAATCAGAATTGAGCTGTTCAAACTCTTCGTCTGTAGCATTCTCATCTACATACTTATAGGCATTTTCCAATTTAGCTTTCCAATCGTCCTTATGGAACAAAAGCATAATTGCTTCGGCAACTACACGTTCCAGTTTACCTTTAGTCTCATTAGTTGTAGTGATTTTACAGCAATTTTTGAAAAACATATTCTTCTCAGAGATTTTCTTAATTTTCCCAGCTGTTACGGTAGTAATCTTGGTCAGTCCCAACTGCTCCTTGTTCATAGATGAGTGGTTGTTGTAGTCGCGAAGGTGATCCGCAATTTGCTGATCCGTGCAATTAAAAAACTTAGTCACATTGAAATTAAATACATCAAATCTCTTTTTTAATTCATCAGGAAGATCTTTGTAGTATTTTCCAATAACATCACATATTTTTAATTCGTAGGTTGGAAATCCGTTGTCATCTAAAATTCGATTTCCGTTTTCGTCTAAAGAATATTCTCTATATTCAATTAAGTGTCTTTCTGCACCTACACTTCCAATTTTAATACGATTATTTCTAAATGCCTCCGCATAAGATAAACGCTGTAAACCATCAATTAAATATGCAATAATCAATTCCTTTACTTTTTGCTCACATAAAACGATTTCAGGAACAGGAAGAGAACTTAATATTCTACAGAAATAACGATTCGCTTCTTCTTCTGACCACTGAAATGGTTTTCTCTGTAAAATGTATTTACAGTTAATGTCACCATCTTTTTTCTGCTGCAATAATGTGAACATTGGTAATTTGTCCATTCTGTAATCTTCGGATTCGCTAATAGCAATTACTCTGTCTTTCATATCATATTCCTCCATATTATATTTCGTGTCTTTTAAAAACATTTCCATATTTTCATTTCTCTTAATCCGCTCTACTGCGTTTTCATAATCGCTTTGCGATATATCTAAGATCTTCTTAATTTTTTCTACAGGAACTTTCCTCATTTTCAAAATAGTAATTCGCTTCTGTAACCGTGGCATACTATCAAGAAGTATATTTACCTTTTCTACAGAATCATCTCCATTTAATCCAAGTTCTGTCTCTACACTGAAATTGGACGGGATTTTTTCTCTTAAATCAGATCCATCTTCCAATGGAACATCCATAGAAACATCATAGACTTTCTTTTTTATTGGTTTTCCATTCTTATCTTTTTTAATCTCTCCATTTTCATCTGTTTCATATTCCAGGTTGCACCGCTTCCAAGTCAGCTGATCACGGCTCCAATCATAGAATGACCGTTTAATATTTCCTGTAAGAAATGTATTAAAGGAACAATCTGCTGTTTCATCAAATGTCTGAACACTTTCCAAAAGAACTTTCAGTGCATCACTGTACAAGTCATCATAATCCTTCTGATCTACGTTCTTCATATTAATGATTGGATTACAAATCCGTTTTAATCTCGCCATATCATTTTCAGAATAATATGTAACTAATTCCATCTGTTTTTCATTCAGACTTATTTTTTCTACTTTCCCCATATTGAACCTACCTAATTGTTATGTATTTCTGTTTCACTCTCATCATCTTCGTTTCCTTCGATAATTCGATATGTATATTTTCTATGGAAAAGTCCATCCACGGCTTTTTGAATCCGTTCACGTTGAACACATTCTGGATTGATATTCGTCAGAACATTCTGGATAATCTGGATTTCATCTTTTGTTTCTCTACGCTGAGTACGGTTTTCACGGATAGCCTTATAGAGCTGCCAGCCTGTATATAAATCTTTCGGCTTCTCAATCTCGATTGAATGAAGGATATTAAGCAATCCCTTATCAAGATTATACAGAATACCGATCAGCTCATTGCTTCGTTTTACAGCCGAGTTGAAAATATCTCCGCAGGTTCCAAATTGTTCCACCCAACGAGTAATATTCTCAGATGGTTTATACGTCTGTGGCGTCTCAATTACTCTCGGAGGGATTTCAGGAATGGCTTCCATGAAGAATTTCATTTTCTTTAAAGATTTCGGTAATGAATTTAAAATATTTCTCGCCTTGTTGCGATCCATCAATGTCCTGTCTTTGAAATTACATGAGACAGGTCTGCCGCCAGCATCGATCTTGATGTACACTCCTTTATTATTTCTGATTACATAATTCAATTCTATTTCCCTCCCTTTTTATATAATGAATCGTGCAGGATTCGAACCTGCGTTTCCTATTTGTGAAATGCTCTGACCAACTGAACTAACGATCCATACCGACAGCCTTTTATTGACTGCCAGTTTTGTGATTTTGTAATGTAATTAGGAATTTCGAAACTTTTGTTTACGGGTTACATTTGTATTTTGCGTACACTAAATACAACCTTTGTGCGTCCACAAAGATTTAGCGGGGCTGGTGGGATTTGAACCCACGTATGCGACAGTCAAAGTGTCGAGTCTTAACCGCTTGACTACAGCCCTATAATCATCTAAAAATAAAGATTGGAAAATTTCAGCAGATACTTGCTTTGATTAACTTGATTTATGAAATGAAACAAAGTATAATATGTAGTGCATAGTATCTTGGTCGAGCTATGTATTAAGACTACCTGAAACAAGCCAGTGGCGGCAACCACGTAAGCTTGCGGATAGTAGTCTTTTTATTTTCCTTTCCATTTCTGGAAATCTTTACATTTGCTATTATATAACCGAACATTTGTTCTGTCAACTACTTTATCGAACATTTGTTCGATTTTGTTCTATTCCCGCAAAAGGATTACACTCTCCTTTCCTTTTAGTCTTAGATCAGGAAATGTATCTTGCCTTTCAGTATAGCATCTAAGCTGTTTAATAAAGTCATCACAAACAGATGCTATGGTTTCTGCTTCTTTGATTATTTTCTCACATTCAAAAAATCTCTTCTTTGAAAATTCACTTATATCCTTGGGATTTTCTAAATCATTTACTGCTACAAGAACAACAGCATCTTTTTTTGCCATCTTCTTTGCCTCTTCTACTGTCATTAATATATACTCCATAATATCCTCCTAGTCATTTCCCCAATTTGAGAAGTAAACTCTTTTTACTTCTTCTCTACCAGCATTATCAGTAATAGTACCCATTTTTTTTATAATTCTCTGTTCGGAGATCTGTCTTATACATTCTCCTAAAAGATAAGAGTCTTTTGTAAAACCATATTTCTCGTTTGCAGGAAAGAGAGAATGCGTAGATTGCTTTAAACTTTTAGGTTGTGATGTAAATGGCATAACAACCGTGGAAATACTATACCTATTCCCTATATTATTCTGTACTATTACAGCTGGTCTTATACCGCCTTGTTCACCAGCTATTTCTTCTCCGAAATCTACTAATACCACATCAAACTTCTTATAACCGCCTTCCACTCTGCATCCTCCTTTCCTCTTGATTTGTAATTATACTATATACTAATTCATATTATATGTCAAGATATATTACGAATAAATATATATAAATTCATATATTATTGATTTGTATGTTATATTCTGGTATATTATGAATACATAAACATTAAAATCCCTTATACTAATACATAATTAAATATTTATTAGAAAGGATCATCCGAATGTTAAAATTATATGTAAAAGAATATTTAGATGCTATTGGGCAAACTCCATACTGGCTAAGTATGCAAACAAGAATTGCTCCAAACAACATCCAAAGAATATGTAACGGTGAAACCAAAAATATACGAATGGACTCACTTTCAAAAATCTGCGATGTTTTACATTGTACTCCAAATGATTTAATTCAAGATGCTGATAAACCTTTTAGAGGACCCCAAAATATATCAGATAAGGATTCAGAACAATCACAAATATATCCTGATATAGCATTAAGAAATGACAACGAAAAAGAACCTAGTCTTATTTTTAGGTTACAAGATGCCGATTATTTAAAATCAGATAAAACTTTTTTAAAAATAGCCAATCAAATATTAAAACCAATAATAAAAGAATCAGTTGATCAATCTATTGACGAAAAATTAAAAGCCCTTGAGCTAGGCGATGCTAAAAAATAGCACCGCCTTTTCTTTATGCAATTCTCATCTCGTTTGCCATATCAATAGCAATCTGGTAAACCTCAATGGCTTCTTTTCCGTCCTGCATTCCCTTGATAACATTCATAATTACATTTCCAAAGTCATTTGATTTTAGAGAAATGACCGGCATGTTTTTGATAATTTCGTCTCCCTTGCCAGCCAGGACATTTTTAATGAACTCACCGTGATCTTCCAGATACCTTCTCTTCTGTTCTTCAATCAAACCGATGTAAGTCATTGTAGTTTTCAAGTCTGCATGATTAAAAAGCTTCTGTAATGTTAGCAGACAGTTCGGATCAAACATATGCATTTTATGTGTCCAGTAGCCTAACGTCTTACGAAGGCTGTGAGTCGACACGGGACTGGTAATGCCAATTGCAGCAACTGCCTGTTTCAATTTTCTTCTGTATTCATCAGACTGCCACTTTACAACATCATTCCATTCCACTTCATAATATAAGTAACCGCCAAGAGTCCTATATTCTTTCTGTTTTTCAAAATCCTTTAAGATTTTCTGTTTTCTATCTTCTGTAAAATCCTTTCCTAAAAATCTGCACCACTCTTCTATATCTGTATTATTATATACTGGATTATCATATCGCTGAATCCACGCTGATTTCGCTTCATATTTAAAAATAAACTCATCATAATGCTGCATTGGATCAATGCCGGTATGGTCCAAATAAATATCCATTGCTTCATATGTCATATGACTTACTGGCAGTTCAGTAACTTTACCTGTTTTCTGCTCTACGATAGTATTGATTGCTTCTTTTCTCTTTCCGTTTTCATAATACAGATCAGACCACTTCATAGAGATAGTATCACCAATTCTTCTACCAAGAAGAAGTTCTAACATAGTAATAAAATATCCATCCCAATCTTCCTTCTTCTCAAACCATTCTACAACAGCTTTAATATCCGCCATGTTCCATAATGGCTGCACCTCTGTTTTACCTTTTTTCTTTGTTGCGTATCTGCTTTTCTCTTCCATAAAATATTACCTCCACATCGTCTGATGTCTTATTCTCTAAATCCATTTCAATTTTGCGTAAAAAAATAGAAGCAGATTTCTCTGCTCCTACATAAAGCCATATTCACTTATTCCGTTTTAGGATTTCCGTCACTTCTTTTACGCTAATCAAATATATCTTCGCTACCTGTTTCTTATCCTGGCAGCGCTGATATTCATTTATAATATCCTGATCGATCCACTTGTACTCAACTGGCAGATTCATATAATTTTCCATTAAGTCACATCCTATTCTCCACTTTTAATGTTCTCATAAGTGCTTCCTGTAAAATCCGTGACACATTAATTCCTGCTTGATCCGCAGCATAATTTAACCAGCTTGGTAAGGCAACATTTCTTCTTACGGTTTTTGTATCAATTTTCTTCCTATATAATGTAGAATCAATATCTACAAATGAGACTACGGTTTCTCCATCGTTTGCAAATGTTCCATTTGCCGGATTTAATTCTTTGAATTCAGATGGTGTCGGAATTTCTTCTTTATTATCTTCCATTGATACACATTTTAATTCAATTGCGTCTCGTGCCATATTCATGGCATCATTCATATCCTTACCTTCTGTTAAAATTCCAAAATCTGGGACTTCAACTAATATATCTTCATTTGTTTTTGTAAAAAATACAGGATATACATTTTTCATCTTTTTAAACCTCCATTCTCTAATTATTGATATTCATATGATACTAAAGAAATAATGGACTATAAAAGTCCATTTCTCTTTAGTATTGCCTTTGCCAAACGCTCATCAATTTCTTTATGTCTCGGAATTGTTTCTTTCACGTTTCCCCGAACATATATGTCATGACTGCCACCGTGTCTCTCAAAGACAAAACCACCTTTTTCTAGTCTACTGACTAATTCCGTTCTTTTCATGGGTGTCTGCCTCCTTATACATATATTATACACACTTATTGTGTAATGTCAACGTTTTTATACACACTCAATACACAAAGCCATCAATGAAACCAACCTTTATTTAATTTTTTTATCCTACATTTAAATATCTCTTTGCGGTATCATAATCAAAAATACAATCGTGTTCCATATTATCTGAATAAATTGTCACACCTGTTTCATCTTGAGTAACATAATACCAAAGCCATTCTTTAAAAAGATAATCCGTGCCATCATTTGAATGTGCATCTTTTTTTCATTTGAACCATATACTTTTTTAATGCACTTTTCAAAACTTCAATATCGGTTATATTATCTAAATCCATTTAACCATCTCCATTTTCACTTAAAATGTCTGTTTTATTAATTAAAAATAAATTGAAAATCTGCATCATTTATTTCAACTGTAATGAGTTCTTTGTTGTTGTCAAGAATATCTACAACTGCACTTTCATATCTTGCGTAAGCTGCTGTACATTCATATTCTTTTCCTTCTGTAAAATGTTCATCTGTTTTTCTACAAATAGCCTTATTATTCATATTACACCTCCTATGAAAACAATCTTTCATCTACTCTCTAATTATTTTATAATAACTTCCAAACCAAACATGTACGGGATGATTTTTAGCTCCAGGCATGAAAGAACCACTTATCATATCCATAACCTGTCCTGAATCATTCCACCCATTTAATTCCATTTCTATTTTATGTTCCATCTTTTCTTCTTCTGAATCATAATGGTACTGTTCTATAAGTTCTGTGTATTTGCCTACACAGTTATCTCCATCCCATATAAATTTTGTTGCATTATCTTTCATTTTAATTCTTTTCATATAACCATCCCAATCTATCATTAAAAGCAATTCTACCTTTTTGTTTTATACTTTGCGTATTTAGACTCTCCATTGCATCCTTTATATAATTTCCGTAAAGCAGATCCCAACCCATCTTCCATATCTTTGTCTACTTGTTCATATGTTTCAGATGCTTCGCCCAAAATTTCTACTGCATCAGATACATAATCTATAACCTGTTGTAATTCTCTATCCGTAAAATAAATACTTCTTCCCATTTATATCTCCCATGAAAGCAATTTTTCATTATGCTAATCTTCTTCCGTTTTTCGCCTGATATTCAGCCCAACATTCATTAAATCTGTTTGGGTTTATGTCTTTGCTCCTAAGAAATCTTGCATATTTTCTTTTTAATGGCTGCATTTCTTCTTTATAAATATCTTCATTAATCCAATTCCAAATATCCATATATGCCATGTCATATTTTACACCACGTTCAGGCTTCCATTCGAATACATCTGCACATATAATATTGACCTTTTCGTTAAAATCAAGCTGCGATGCAACCAAATCAATTACTTCTTGATTCTTTTCAATTACAGTTATGCTTTTAACTTCTGGTTTATCTTGTATTGCTATAATAATCATTCCAATTCCAAGACCACCAATGATAATATCTCCATAAGCCTTTGAGCAAAATCTTAAATTTGTGCGTTGTTCCATATCCGTGTCGGACATAACACATTCTCCATTATGTGTTAATCTAATATATTTTCCGGGCATAATACCATCAATCATTGCTCTAAAATTTCCTTGTTTTATTTCAAATTTCTCTAACTTCCAGCCGTTATTTTCTCTTTCTTCTAACAACTCTAACATGTTTTTATACATTCAATCACCTGCTCTTCGTACTAATAAAATCGTCATTTCATGACTGAAACATCAATAACATTGAATCCTGCATCTTCCAAGTCTTGTTCAACACAATATCTTAATGTTTCTTCTGATGACTCATCATCATAGAATTCTGCTTCTACTTCTACAATGAGTTTCACTTTTATTTTATTTGGCTTATCTATTATTCTTGCCACCTATATCGCCCCTTCTAATCTACCAAGTAAATCATTCTTCACTTCGATTATTGCATTCAGCCTACCTTTAATCTGTAAATCATATGGATTATCAGTATTTTTTAATAAACCCTCAAGCCTATCAATTTCTGTATCAAGCTCACCAATATATTCTTTTATCTTTTCTCTCATATCTGGCTTTTTATATTTATTGTTATTATATCTTAATTCAAACTCATTTTTATATTCCTCTTCAGTTACAAACATAATTCTTTTCATTACGTGATCTACCATTACACATCTGTAAATATTTTCTGTGTAAAAAACATCACCTACATTAAAATTATTCCAATTTATAATGGCTCGTTTATCGTTCATCGTTTTATTCACATCGCCAAGCATTTCTTCTGGACAATTTAATAAATATCCATAACAGTTTAAATTTTTATTTTCCATTTTTTTACCTCCAATCATCAAAAGAAAGTTAAAATTCATATTAATTTCCTTCCACAGTTAGGACAAAAATTAATATCTGCAACTGCCTCTCCTTCTCCACTTGCATACATTCCAAATTTGTTTGTCTTTGAATTCCATAACATAGACAAATATGTCCAGTCGCCTTCAGATATGTCTTCCTTCATATCAAAATCTGCATTACCATAATATTGTTGATCATATAATTTAGTATTACACCATTCACATTTATCCATAAAACACCTCCTGAAACCTAGATTTCATTTGCTTTTTGTAACTGCATCACTAACTCTAATTCCGCAATTTCCGTTTTCAGTTTTTTCATATTCAATAATGCATTGATAGCATTGTCTTCATAATTTGACTGCTCGATATTCTTTATATCAATTTTAAAATATTCCTGCTAATTTTCCAAATCTCGCTTTTTAGCAGCTAATCGTTGTTCTAATACTTCTTTCATGTCATCAGCTCCTTTTCACATGAAAACTTGGTTTCATTGGTTTATTCAATTGACTCGTCTAATCTTTTTCCATATACATCTACATAACCGCCATAGCTATTTCCATTCTCTTCATACCAAAAATACCATTCTGTGTCTGTTATTCTCTTTACATTTATGTCAGAAGTCTTTGTATTCTTAATCCATTTTTCCGCTTCATTAATAGCAACATTTTCATTTGAATATATCCCAAGCACCCTTGCGTTTGCTTCTGGGTGTTCTCCTTTATTATTAATTACTGTATGTACTATTGTATATAACATATTTATAATCCTCCAATCTTTTTATTATTTTCAAATTCATATTTTCCATATTCATGTTCATATCCATCCCATAAATATGTTAATCTTCCATCTGGATATAAACTAATAAATGAACCTGTAATAACATCGCTGCATTCTTCTGAATGATAATACATTCCACCTTTTTCATGTTCATACATTTGCGTATATGTATAACCATCCAAGTAAATTTCTTTTGGATATTCCATACAAATCACCTCAATATTATATTCTCCATTATATCAGAAACAGAACTGCCTTACGACAATTCCACTCCAAATGAATCTATTATTTCTTCATTGTATTATTCTCTAATCAATTCTAATTTTGCTTTTATATTCTCATCGTGAACGCAAATAGAAAACCCATTATCTAACAATATTTTGCCTATTTCAATCGCTTCATTTTCAAAATCATGTTTTACAATTTTTGGCAATGATTTACACCATCCTCCTATGTACTGGTTCCATTCATATCCTTCGCTTTTAACCAGGTTTATGAACTCGCTATTTTTTGTGTAGCAAAGTTTTATATACCGGTCAACACCGCCTAAATCTACATACTCTGTAATCTCTACTGTATCATGGTATTTCTGGCTTGTGGGTATGATCGTATCTTCCGGCAGAAACCTTGATGCTTGTAGCTTTCTTTCCAAAATATCCTCATAACACAGCACAAACTCTTTATCACAGATATGATCCCGATTATCAATCCAGAACTTTGCATCAGTTTTTGTATTGATTAAGAATTCTGCCGCCAATTCGTGTTTTTCACAATAGTCCAGGAAATCTGCCCTTATTGTATTTGCCCAGACGATCTGTTTTTCCGTTCCGCTCAGATCGGGCATATCATACTGTTCTGCAATCTCTTTATTTCTTTCTTCCTTTTCTTTTTGCTTGCAGTCTGGACACAAATCGGAAAAATACTGTTTTGCCCTCCATTCCTTGTAGGATTTTGTGCCCACAAGCTCTATACCACCCTCATGACCGCATGAGTGCTTTCCTTCATACCAAGACATATATTTTACCTCTTTTCTTTTTTCGATAGTTATGTTATAATGTTTTCAGAAACTCTTTGGCGGGGTTGATCCTTGATTTAATTCTAGAGATATAGTATTCCCCGCACACAAAGAGTTTCTTTTTATTTTCTGGCCATTTCATCCCACTCTTGACCTGTTTTTGAAAAATATTTCATCATATTTCGAACCTCTCATAAATATTATAACATAGGTTGCAATATTATAGCCACCAGATTTCTCTACCAATCTTCTTCCCACTCACTTGGATCTTTTAGCACCTGTCCAAACTGATTGTACAACTGTCCGCATCCATCACAATATGTATCTCCCTGAAGGATAACCTCATACCCGCAGCTGCATTTTGCATGTGCTGGCTCTGTATACCACCAAGACCTTTTTCGTATACCCATATCTTCCCATTTTTCTGGATGATCGGCACAATCATTGTAATTTCTAAGTTTACTTTCCATATCATCCGTCTGAGTTAAATTGCCTTCTTTATCACATCCAAACCCAAGCGTTTCATAATATGGTGCGCCAATAATATGAAAACAATGTTCATAAATTGACTGTTGTCTCCGTTCTCTTTCTGAAATAATTCTTACAATATGACTCATAACTCTTCTCCTTTCATCATCTCATATTTATCCAGTTCTTCTTGATCCAGTAACCGATCATAATATACTTCCGCCCAGGCAGATATACCATTTACATTTGTCTTGTTATCATAGTTGATAAAATCCATGAATCCTTTCTGTGGCTGTGTTCCGATACTCACTGGACGGTGAAGCATATAATACTTGATCCATCCTTTCCGTTTGGCTACATTCCTAACGTATTCTTCTGCACTCATTATTTTTATTCCTTTCTCTGTACTAAAATAGGAAGGCTGCATTTTACAACCTTCCTACATGTATTCTCTGTATTCAATTTTATTTACCGTCTATTCCATGGCATCCATGGTCCAAAAACAATACCTAAAGCAATTGCCCAACTAATTAATTCGATCATAATTTCATTCTCCTTTTGTTATATTTTAATTATATTTACTTTGCTATATCTGCACTGCATTTACTTCTTAATTTACTTTATTAGATGTCAACATCCAATCTCCAAGTCTTTCTCTCATTTCATAATCTGTTGGGAATGTAGTTGCAGTACACATAAAACATCTTAATCGAGCATATTCATCTCTTGTAATTTCTATTCCCATATCACCAGGAGCAGTTCCTTTAGGCCATTTCATAGTTGTTGGATTAAAATAATATTTTCTAAATTTTGTTTCACCACTAGGAAATTCTTTATATTCCCACAGACAAGAAATAATTTTTCCTGTACTTATTTCAGTTGTGAAAGCTTTATTATATTGAGGATAATATTTATTGTATGCAAGATTATCACTTTTCTTTGCAAATTCTAAACATTGTTTCTCTTCTGATTTATGAAAAGCATATTCTTCAGAAAGTTTATCCTCGTAAACTGTGCCAGTTTTCAACCCAACTACCTGTCCACCAAAATTTCCATATTTATCTTCTCTTATCCTATAAGTGGTGTATTCTCCATTTCTAATCTCTCTACCTTTTCTGTCATACCATACAGTATCATTCCCCTCTTTGTGAATACTTGTCTTTTTACAATAATGATTGTCACTTAAACAACTCAATCCACTAATACCTAAAACGCTTAAAAATATTAATGTTCCGATCATAAAATATTGCCTCCTTGATTATATATTTTATGTTACATATTTTACTTTATTATACCGCTTTTATCTTATTTTGTAACCATCAGCTTAACACTTTTACAAATCTTGTTAGCCATTCTTCGCTTACATAGCCCGCAAGGATATTGTCTATGTCATTCATTATTGCATTGGTGTTGCATCTGATAAATAAATTTGCAGCTTCTAACTTATCTAATTTCTTTACTATTAAATTAGAAAAATTAACAGTAACATGATTTCCATCTGATTCAATTACTGTTAATAACCTTGCCAATTTTAGCATATCTTCTTGCCACACATCACCATCGACATCATCATTATAAAAATAACTTTCCATATCATAATCCTGATCATGTACTGCAATTTCTTCTCCGTCAGGAGCTGATTTAATATATTCATATAAAGTCATAATTTCCCTCCAAATCCAATTTTCATCAGTTGTGACATTTATATTCTTTTCCGTATTCGGCAGCATCTGCTTCATCATATACAATACCTACAGTATAGTTTGGAATGGAATAATCATTCTCTTCCTGTCAATCCTTAAATAACTCTTTAGCTTCCTTGTAACATGGTGCGCAAAATCTAATACAACCAAAACCATCAATGGTTTCATCATAAGCAAATTTATATGTATACATATCAATACCTCCTAAAATAAAAAGTCAATTTCTTCTTCTGGATTATCATAATCATCAACACCACCACAATCTTTTCCAAGAATGTATGTTCCACCAGATAACTTTGCGGAAGAAATAATTTTCTCCATAAGCTCATGTCTACGTTCTCCATCTTTTAATTCTTTCAATTCCTCATCTGTAACTTCAGCTTCCATTCCAACTCTAAACCATATCTTTTTCATCCTCATCATGCTCCTTTATATAATGTATGTTTGCCTTCTGCATCTCTCTGCCACTCATAACCAGCAAACTCCAATGCCTTTACAGCACCAACATAATAACTCATATCCTGTGGTCTAGCATCTTCCATATGAGCAATCATCCAACGTTCATCTAGCCATTCTTCCGTCTGCTTTTTAATTTCTCTTGCTGTTCTTCTCATTTCCAAATACCTCTCTTACCTTATCTTCAATCATCTCGTTTCCATATTCAACTAAACGATCATGGAAACCTCGTACAAATTCTAATGTAGCAATTTTCATAACATTTTCTTCTGTCGGGTCAATCTGATAAAATTCCAACATGCCTTTGATATCATCATCGTACCAGGTGGTATTTGCATCTTCCATGAACTCAATTTCTTTATCTCTTGGATACTTGTCATATAATGAGATTTTATATTTCCATCCGTTACTTATAACGAAATTATAGAAATCTACTGTATCTTCCGCTATATACTCGTTCAGCCATATATCTCTATCATACCCATGAGCTTCCAAATAAGCATCAAGACAATCTTCACTTACCAAAAGATATGCTAAATTATCATCCACCACATTTTCTCTTAATTCATCCACTGTATCCGCATAAACTAAAATATATTTCATATTAAATTTCCCTCCTGCTAGTATATTCTCCAAAAGAAAAGACAGATGATTATCTCTCACCTGTCTTATAATTGCTGCCTATTAAATTAAATAACTAGAAATATACCATATTTCTTTATTTTGTTTTGTCCACTTAAATCCATAGATAGCTCGATCAATAGTGATTATTCCACCTACATAAGATGAGGATATAAAAATATAATCATCTGGTCTTCTGCTTGGTATTTCATCCCACCATTTCCAAATCCGCTTCCAATTTTCTACAAAATAATTATATTTATTTGGTTTTGTGAATGTTGATTGGGTTTTTGGATTATAATATGGATAATTCCCATACCCTGAGATATTCTCAAACTCAACTCCATTTACAATTTTAGATCGCTTCATATATACCTCCTTGAAACACGGTTTTCATCTACTCATAAATATAATTTTCTCTTCCGACCCATTCTCCATCTGTTCTATCTTCGTTATTAACGGAAGTATAATATGTACATGTTTTGTGTTTATCCATTAATAATCCGATCTCATACATACAGCTTTCCTCATCTTCGCCGTATATGTAACATGAGTAGCCGTCCTCATACTCTGCATACATCTCAAAGTTGTAGCCTTTTGATTCTTCTGAATTAAGTTCTACTTCTACAATCTTCATGTGATTACCTCTTAATCAATATTGATATACCACCAACCGGTATACCTGTCCTCCTCATTATTTCGTTTGTCTTCTTTAGGATCATAATACCCAGTATTGACAAGAACTTCTTCTCCTTGTGCTCTATAAAGTGCATCGATCAAATCTGCAATTGTATTTGCTGCCGATTCTGTTTTTACGAGTATTTCTGTTCCACCGTCTGACCATATAATTCCATCTGAATAATCTGGTAGTGCGTTTACAATCATTTCCATCCAATCTATTCTTCCGTTCATACAATCACCTCAATTTAAAATTCTTAACAATGCGTATTTGTCATCCCATTCGTATGCGTCTCCATCACAATTCCGTTTCTTAATAATATGTAATTCACTCAAATGATTTAGTGCTTTGAATAATTCACGCTGATCCTGCCCATACAATTTATCTTCGTTTGTCACAATAAAATCAATACCGCAATTAAGATTTTCTTTTAAAGAATCCATTATTAAAATTTCCATCTGGGTAAAGATTTCCGTTTTTCTTTCTTCCAATAAATCATGTACTGATTTATGGCAGCCTGTATTATATAAAGGATTCATGTAAAATACCTCCGTTTAAAAAATGTGCTTTTCATTTAGTCATAAATAAAATCTTCACACGGTCTCATCTTTCTTTGGTGTTTGCCACGTTTAATGCAACCACAATTATATCTGCAATCTTCACATGTAATTGGATACTGAGACAAATTTTCTTCTACGCATTTTTTACATTGATATGAACTCATATTATAAGAATATCTACATTTTCGATTTTTCTTTTTACAATACATATTCAATTACCCACCTTTCTTTTTGAAATTTCCGTTTCATTTTACCTCATCCCATTCGTATACAGGAAGATCATCAACAACCTCTCCATCCGTATCCAACCGGATTAAAAGCACATCATTTTCCCAAGCGTATTCTAACAATACAACTAAATCTGATGGCAGATTACGAATTTCTTTCCCTATAATGTCTTTATCAGGTACGCTAATGAATATGCCCTCTTTATAATCATAACTATAAGGCATTTTATTTTCGCTTAAACTATTCAGTGTCTCTTCTTTTAAATGGGATGTACTAATATCCAAATATTTTCCTAACATAATCATTTCTCCTCTCTTATTCTTCTGGTTCACCAAAAATTCTGATGTATTCTTCTACGCTTGCATTTCTTTCCACTAAACGTCTTGCCGTGCTTTCGGTAATAGGAATAATTGTCTCATCAGGAGAATAACAGTTCTGACTTGTCTCTCTTGCATACTTACTTCCGGCATTACCATTTCCATATAAGAAGTATTCTCCTGTTTTCTTTTTGTAGAGCATTTCTTCATACCAATCAACCTGTGATTTGTAACTATGTTCCCATATTGCTAACTTTTCTGCTGTTTCCGTATTGTACATCTTTCCGTTAATAATTTTTTTCATAAGTATAATCTCCTTTCAAATTATTAAATTGCTGTTTCATCTACATAATTTCTACATCACACTTCCATATCATCAATTTCTATTGATTTTTCTAACAATGATTTCAAGTTCCAACCAGTAAGAGTCATAAAAACATCATCAATAATTTTTCTTTCATTTTTAGAAACATACTTACTAAGCAGAAGTCTCATTCCTTTTTCGATTTCTCTTCTTCCTGATTCCTCTCTATCACTTTCAAACTCATTGATTATAGCAATCGCAAGTTTGGCATAATCAATATATCCATCAACTATGTGACCATTTTCATCAAACAAAATATTGTATTTATCACAATAGTAATCTGCTTCATCTTCTGGACACTCTGCTTTTTTCAAATCTTCTTCTCCGTATTCAAGTGCAAGGCAACGCACATTTTCTCTCGCATTATCCTTTACCTTTAAGTTATCCTCTCCAAAACAACATTCATCTGCTCTCTTATAAATTTCATCCCACGTGTATTTCTTCATTTACATCTACCTCACTTTCTACTATTCTTCATTAAATATTTCCGCTATCAATTCATCTGGAATTACGTCTACAAACAATTCTTGTGCAATCCAATTTGTCTTGCTGCGATTATTTGAAATTGCATAAGCAGCTGCATTTCTAACAAGTGTTTTCAGATTTTCTTCTGATACATTTTCCAATACTTCTCTAATTTCCCAACTATATTTAGCAAATTGCATATCATCCATTGAAATTTCCTCCGTTTCTGAAATCTACGGTTCATTAGATATCTTCTCTTGCACATAATGTGTAGATTTCTGCATCAAGTACAACTTCACCGCAATCTTCACATTCTAAGCAAATGTCTGCTGGATTATCCCAATCTCCATATGATACAATACTCACCTTATGTCCTCTGTGTTTCTTTAGTTCGTTCCATAAAATCATATTCATATCATCTGATTTCTCTTTATTGCATGCATATTTTTCTTCCAAAAATGCTTTATAATATTCAACTTCATCAAATTCATTCTTTTCCATATCCTGTAATGTTGAATAAATCATTTCTGTAAGTTGTTCTTTGGTATATGACTCATACACTTCATCAGGTGTTAAATCTTCATCTTCGCTTCCAATAAAGTAAAACCAAAATTCTCCAATCTGGCAAGCAATACAATCATCATTTGGATTACTAATAATCTTTACTATTCCATCACATAAGCCTTTAAAAATCATCTCTTTAAATTCCATAATCGTTCCCTCCAATTAAGAAATCATCGTTTCATTGTTCTAGTTTCCTTACCGTAAAATAAATTGTAGCACAATATTTGTCGCCATCTACAAACAGGTTATTTATTTCTACACCCAATTCTCTGCCAACACAATCCATAATATCGTCCTCATTATATTCAACGTCAAACGCTGGACTATATAAGAATACTTCTTTTGTATCTTCTTCCATATTAAATATAAGACTTGAATCATCTTTTTGTTCCTTCATAAATTCCAATAAACAATTAGATGTTGTTGTAAAGCATTTTCTCTCAAAAAACCTTGAATCCATAACACTTTCCTCCATTCTGTAAAGAATTCCTCATTTCATTACTATAATTCTAATAGTTGAGAATCAATTTCAATTACATCCACTGGAATTTCATCTTGAACTATATCAATCATATCTTCAAATCCATTGTTTTCTAAACATTCTTTTGCTTTTAAAGCCTTTTCATATGTGGTACATCTTGCAAATGTCATGCCTTCTAAATCATCAGTGCCTATTACATTAAATAATCTTGTCCATATCATATTATCTTCCTCCATTCTCCTAAAGAAACTCTTGTTTCTTCCTAATCCCAATTAACAAATTGTTCAATCTCTTCTTTTTCAATTCCAATTCCGTCTAAAAGAAGCAATAATGCATTCACGGTATCTTCTTTATCAAACGATTCCATCCAGAACCAATCAATAATATTGCTTATTATCTTTCTTCCATCATTATCAATTGTAAAATTGTCCAAGATATACTGCCAAAATTTTTCTTTCATAATTTTCACCTACCATTCTTTCAAATCTTCATTTGCCTTATCAATAAGGCTAACTGGAATTGCACCAACATCAGTAACATATCCTTCATTTGTGTTAATATGTTCCTTAATATACTCTTCCAGTTCTCTTTTAAAATCATCATCAGTTACATCTGCCAGATCATCGTTCCATGAAAAACTCGCTACATCACAATAATCATATGGGTAATTATCAGCTCCGTATCCATAACCTGTATCAACACCACCAACATAAAGATCGAACCACAAATGATTCCCCCAATCAATAATATCAAAACAAAGATTACCAACTCTTACCGATCCAACATATTCTCCGCTACCTTCTTCCTGTTTGTAGCTTCTCTGATCCTTTTTATATCTCTCAAATTCTGGTTGCAAGTTCCATTTAAACTTCATATGTCATCACTCCTCAATCTACCTGAATAATCAATCTAATCCGTTTCCCACCTACACAATCAATGGCAATAATATTACCGTTCGCAGGATCGTATTGTTTCCACACACTTTCAATTTCAGGTGCATCACCAGTTTCCATTTTGTTATTGAAGAAATCGTATAAATCATTTTCAACAGACTCTTTTGTGATTTCCTTTTCTTCTTTTTCGTTTTCTTGTAAATCATCCAATAAGTTTTCTAATGTTTTCTGTTTCCATTCGGCATCGTGAACTAAATCCATAATACTATCAGGGCAACCACCTTTACCTCTGTTGGGAATCCATATCTCGACTTCTTCATCAACATCAAAATTCAACACTCTTTCTTCAACTGCATTTACAAACCCTTCATATGTACCATCAAACCAGATTGTCTCCCACCAATCTTCACCTTCTGGTGTACTCTGATTGATTTCTATGTATTTTCCATTATCTTGCTCACTAATTTCTTCATCAAAATTGAATTCATTCTTCTCTAAAATATCCTGTATCTTTTTATCTAATAACATATAAATCACTCAACTCCTTTCTAAAAAAATCCTTTGCAAGTTGTTCAATCACACTTAATACTTCCTTTTTATTTTTACACTTAAATTCAACTAAGTATCCATTCCTTGCTGTAAATATTTCATACATATACTCACTTCCAAATGGATGTCCACACCGTACACCAAAATATATTTGATCACGAATTGAATCATCTGCATCTTCTCCGTTTTCCATTATTGGTTCAAATCTAAAATCATCATACAACGGATAATCACAAGGACAATTATTTTTAAACCACACTCTGAAATTATCAAGAATGTAATCACTCTTAATATCTTTTATAATATTTCCCATTTTCTTCAGCCTTCCAGCTAATGCATCATCTGAGCAAAACCAATCATACCAACCTGCATTACACTGAATTACTCTGTTTTTAGACTCAAACTCTTTATTATTAAATTTATTTACCCATTCTCTTACTGTAATATTTTCCATAATCATTCCTCCATTTCTGTAGCGTCTGCTCCACTGTCATAACACTGATCTGGCGGATCTTCTTTACCTTCAATAATAGCATCAATCAGTTTCTCTTCAGCTTCTTCTTTGCTGTTTGCTTCTACTTCATAAAATCTTTCATAACACTCATAACATCTAACCTTGAATTTCTTCATATAAATCAACCATCCTTCCTATCACTTCCAGTCAAAGCTTCCATTAACTCACCAAATGTTTCAAAATACAACTGCGTTTCACTTAACACGCAACTAACAACAGTATCATCATTGGTTGGAATATCTATATCGTGCTGCCAAGCATAGATTAATTCATCCGCCGTCAAGACTGTTTTTATCTGTTCATCGTTTGCATTTAATGTAATTACTATGATATTATCCATAATTTTGTCCTCCAATCTTAAAATGAAATTGCTATTCATTCTGCATAAGTTGGAATTGGCTTACAAATATCATTAAAACTCATATCATCACCTCAACCTATAATCTCAAAAGCATCTTCTTTTCCGTTACAATATGCTACAAATCCATAATTTCCATTGCAGAACTGAACTAGATCTACACCGTCTTTTATATTCAAATATTCAGTTGCTATATCAATAGTTGGGATTAACTTATACTCAGGACTAGCACCAAAGAAATGACAAATATACTCGTTTCCATTCAGTCCTAAAATTTCTCTTTTTTCATTCTGCTCTTTTAATACATCTTCTATGTCGTTTTCTAACACTTTGTTCCGTGTTATAATCGTATATTCTGGAATCCGTTTATCCATATTTTATTCCTCCATTTCCGTAGCTTCTAATTTATTCCGATTACGCTTCTAACTCTTCGATTGTTTCACATAATTTCACAAATGCAGCTTTAATATAACTATTACCATCAATCTGTGAAAGTTCATTATATAAAGCTGTTATTGTCTCTTCTCTGTATTCCTCATCATCATAACCGTCTGAAATACAATTACAAATTCTCTCTGCTAATTTTAAACTATTCATTAATCCATATCCGTTAGCCATATCAGTCCAGACCTCCCATATTTTCTAAAGCAAACATGAACGCAGCTGCTTCCCTATCGCTGGAAATAAAATCTCCTCTGAACCTTACGAACTCACTTACAAAATCCTTATGCGTTTTTAAAAACTCATCAAATGCATCCGTTGCTTCCCTTACACCAGCAACATTATCATTATGGTCATACAGAAATTCATATTCCTTTTCAAACTGTTTTAAAAATTCGTGAATATTTAATGTTTTCTTTTCCATACTCACACCTCCTCATAATCCTCTAATAGAGCCTGTAAATTTTTTATTTTCCATCTGTGCAACCGCCTATCACCAAGTAGATTTTTCACATTTTCATCTTTCCATTCCATGTATTGCCGCACAGAATTGTGATAGTGACCATCATTTCGAACCTCAATATACTTATTATGATTTCGCTTATTGCAATAAATCTTTATTGTCGTCATATTCATCCCTCACTTTCCGGCAGTTTCACAATTGAGTAAATTTCCCACTCAATACCAGTATCAATACAAGCATCATTTTCCATATCGAAATCACTATTATCTCCACCAGAATAATCATTTTCTTCAAATGCCTTTTTGATAAATTCTTTTCGTTTCTCTACACACTCATCGTATGTTCCCTGAAATAATACTTCAAAACCAACACCTTCATAAGCATGGTGTCGAATAATCGCATAATTTCCGTCATCCAAATCCAGTTCTTTAATTTCTGTAACAAAGAACTTCTCATAATCAAAATTAACAGAAATACGATTCTGATTGTTTTCAACTTTCATCTGGAAATCTCCACCATCTGCTGCATTGATACAATCTTCTACTGCATCTTTAAATGCACCTTCCCTTGAATCGTAAATATAGAATTCAGGTTCCGCATAATGCTCATCATCTAATTCACATAATAAATATCTCTTCATTTTCTTTCCCTCCTAAGCTGCATTCTGTAGAATTTCCATAACATCATTATCATTTAACTCTTTTATAATTTTAATTCTTTGTGCTAAGATCCATGTTCCACCCTGAGATTCTGGGCGATTATATGTACTAAAATCATCAACTTCACATTCAACCCATACTCTCTGTTCTCCATTTGCAAGTCTCATTGATAAATGCGGTGCTACAGGTCTAAATGTACAATGCCATCCACATCGAACCGCAAACCCCTTTGTTGGATAGCATTCCGCCTGCATCCACTCATTAAATGGTGTTGAATATGTTTTATGAATGAATAGCGGATATAATTTCCCATCTGACAATTTTCGTAACAATTTATACGCTTTCATATTTTCCCTCCAATAAAATAAGAGGCAGATTTCTCTACCTCTTATATATTCTCTCATTGTTTTATTTTCCATTTAAGTTTGGACACAGGCCCAAGCCACCATCAATAACAGGTACTCTCCTAAAAGCTTCTCTGTGTGGGCAATCCTTTCTGTTGCAGCCTGGACAATAACACTTCTTATATTCTTCGTAAGACATCTTCCAACTCGTCTGCCTAAATCTCTCTTCTGTCATCATAATTACCACATCTCCATTTATTCTTGATCCCATCCACGATTTTCTGAAATTTTTTCTCTTATATCTTCATATGGCAACCAAGCACCACAACAATTACATATTCGAATTGTTTTACGTTTTGGCTTTCCATTTATCTTACCTTTGTATGTCTGTTGATAATTAGGAACAATTTCATCGGAAACTCCGCAAATATAGCATCTTGTCATCTTGTATCCCCCCCCCCTAACAATATGGTTCCCAACCTTTTCTTTGACTTCCAAGTTTTCTTTCGATTACATAACTTTCACCATGACCAACGTAATTTGAGTTTCTACAGATACAATCATCACCATATTTAATCCACGGATGAATTCCGGTTCGATTATGAATCTCTGCCCAATCTACATCTTCCGTAAATCCATTTTCAATGTTTTCCTTTTCACATTCTTTCCATATCTCATTAAAACGCGACCTACATTTTCGTTTTGACATTCTTTCGCTTTGTGCTACTTCATTTCCAGCATAATAATATCCGCCTTCTGCTGGCTCATATATTGGATACTCTTTGTAATATGTTAAATATCTCATTTACTTTCCACCTCAATTCCAAATTCAGTTTTAAGTAATTCCGCAAAAGCAGGATTTCTCTTTACATATTCTCGTAAAAACAAATCAGGCTCACATGGAGCAAGCCTGAAATGTAACTCTTCCCTGATGTTGTCATCCATATATATTGCAATATCATTTAACTTCTGCTCTGACAACTGATTATTATTTTTCATATTATTCACCATCACTTTTTAAACATTCTTTATCAACAACTGCGAACAATTTGATTTCGTTTCCTACATCCTCTTCTTCTAAGTCAAGTGAATTTAATAATTCAGCAAAAGTTTCTTCCGTATAATCTTCTCTGTACAGATACACATCATGTACCGTTGGAGTACACCATAAGTGCAGTCGAATAAATTCGATCATCTCAATCCATTTACATTCCCTACAAATTCTTCTGGCACATCTAACTAATGCCTGGTTGAACTCTGCTTTGCATAATGCATTGCCTTTGATTTTGGCAATTTCTTCATCCGTATATTCTTTAATCGCATCGATTCCGTTACTCATTATATAAGCAAATACTGCATTACCCATCCGTGAATCAAACTCTTCCTCAATGATCTTTCCAATTTTTGTTTCGTAGTATCTCATAATATCTTCCTCGCTTTCTATTCACAAAACCGTTCTTTCATCAGGTTTTATGCAACCTCTTTTATTTCCTTTACTGTTTCTTTCCAACAACTATCAATCAGCCCATAAACTTCATCAATATCATATCCATGCATTTTACATCCCTCTACGCAAAAGATTGCATATTTAATAGGAAGTTTAACATCCTTATCCAGTTCTACTTCTAATACAGAACCACCGCCAGACCAAGAATCATATAACCCACACATTGTTTCTTTTCCAAGAACTATATAAGATTTTGATTTTTCATTCTTTCGTGGATCATATTTTCCTTTTTCGTCATATTCTTTATTCTGTAATTCGATTAAATCAAATAAATCAAATAACGGCATTTTTACAAGAAATGTTACAGTTGCCATATGTGATGGAAGATTTTCAAATTCCTGTATGCAGCTTTCAATAAATTTGTCTTTATTCTTATCTCTATCTACATAATATCCGTCATCCCTATGTGCTTGTTTACAAGCTTTTCTTAATGCAGTTGCTTTACCTTGTGTTTTTGCTAACCACAGCATAGACGACTCTTTATCAATGTTTCCATCTCCTGAATTTCCATACCAATTCAGCACATTATCACAAACACAATCATAATTCCAATTACCACAATCTACCATGATATTTACTTTTACTTCATTATTAAAATCATCTGCGTCATAATAAAAATATGTATTTTCTTTTACATATTCTCGGATTTCATCAAAATGTTCTGTAAAATATTCTTCCTCTTCTTCTGTTAGCTCTTTACGGATATCTTTTTCTAATTCATTTTCTCCATAATTCTGTTCATAATCATTGGCCCATTCAGCCAATTCATCATTAAATGCTTCTCTTGGATTATCATGCTCAAATATCTTTTTTAAAAAACTATCTGATAATTCCCTATCTCTGTAATCTGTGTAAATTTCAATGCCACCATCTTCATTTACTCCATACATGTTTTTTAATATTTCGTCTATTTTGGTTTTTAATATTTCTGTAGTCATATCAACTATCCTCCTCAACCATATACCAACCATTTTTATTACCAGTTTCCATAACATCGTCTTCAAATTCTCTCTGATGCCTTAACATTTCCTCTTCACCAATATTATTTTCAATGGCTTTCATAATAACCATCGCAACCGCACGGCTTAAATCCAGGCCATTAGTTTCTAAAGCATTTTCAAATTTCTCTTTAGAATAAGGAAAGAAAGAAATGAATCCGTCATAAGAACCATAATTCTCTTTAGTCCATTTAAAGAACTCATCATTATATTCTGCATTGCGTATTAGATCAATTGTTTTTTCAGGTACAATCAAATCAAATTCAATAGAGTCATTTTCGTAATTGTAAAACCGTGGACTACTTAATTTTCCATTTTCTGCTTTGCATTTTCCAAAGAATATTACGATTGATTCTTCTGATAATATCTCGTTGATTTTATCAATACCATAATCAACGACTGCATCTTTAAAATCCTTTATGTATTCATCTTCAACATCATATAAGGCTTTGCCCAGCTCTGTTCCATACATCCCAGGTTCAATCAAATGAAGAAAATCTGTTGACATTTCAAGTTTCATATCAATTTACCTCCATTTCCTACTTTACAAATTCTTTAAACATTTCTTTTGCGTTAAATTTATCAATAAACTTCTTATACAATTCATTCGAAGTCTTTAACCGTTCTGCTTCTTCTTCAGCAGTTTCCATACGCATTTTCATTTCTTTACTGACAATTTCACGCATAACATTTTTAGTATAGCCAACTGGTTCTATTCTCTGTTCAAGAACCATTTCATTATTTACATAAATCGTTTCCCACAAGTTCAAAATGATACATGTATCATCCATATACCATCTCAAATAATAGGCAAACGCTTCATCTGCATTATCAAATTCTCTTTTGTTATACAAAGCCGGATCGCCGCTCCGTTCTAATTCATCAGCAATTTTAGAATCGTTGATATATTCAACTGTATACTTTGTATCTACAGTTCCCTCATGCACACTTTCTAAACTCCATCCATAAAAATTTTTATGCATACTTATACCTTTTATTTTCCTTTCAATTCGTATAATACGCAGGTATTCGTCACAATATCATGCTGAACTAAATACTCTATTCCATCAATGGAATCATAATAGTTGTCCTGGTATACACCCTTATGATATTCTTCCCATTTACCTTCGAGATGAGGATTATCCGATGCAATCCGTAAAAGATGATCTAAAATTTCATCTATATTTTCTCTAACAGGCAAATAACCCATTTCTTCAAGTTCTCTTTCTCCACAGTATGCAATTTCTCTTCGCATATAATTCCCATTTGCTATCATATTTTACCTATCCTTTCCTATTTAATAAGGCAGATACATTTCTGCATCTGCCTTTATTTATTCTCTGTTTGAAATTAGCAATTTCCTGTGATTTATGGTTGCTGATAAATCCAGTTTCCATGTCTTACCTTATCACTATCTTTATTCCAAAAGCCTAATTTAACCATGCCTTTAACACTTCCTGTCATATGTATGCATGGGCATTTATCTGTAAATCTTTTGCCAGTTGCGTTTTCATACTTTCGTGGACTACTGTAATATGCCATATAATCACGCTCCTATCTGCTAATTTTCATACCACTGAAATGCACAATCATACATCATTTTGCCTGTTATCTGGTCTTTAAATGTAGGACAATGCCAAGCCATTCTGTAATCATGTGCCTTACACCATTCTTCAATCACCTTTGTTGTAAGCGGTGTTACATATACATACAAATCAGATCCATACGAAGGATGATACATTTCGCTTTCAGGATAACCCGCTTCAATTAACATTTCCTTTAATGTTTTCAGCATAACTTTTACTCCCTTCCAACCCAAGTACATAACAATCTCTATTTCCATTCCAAAAATATGATTTCAAATCTGCAAGAGTTTTTGTACCATTTTTTAATTTCTCATAATCTGCCTTTAACATATCTGATGTATAATTTTTATAGCAACAAATACATGAATGAAATTCTTTTTCTTTTTGTGCATACCATCCAAGATTAGGTGGAAATGTTTTCTTTGCAATTGTACGAAAGACAATTACCAATCCGTTATAATCTGGCAGTTTATGTTCTCCGCTCAAATCATGTAATTCAATTTCTATACCGTCTGGTGTAGTTGCTTTGTCAAGAATTTGCATAGTTTACACCTCCCCATGTTTTGGAATTTCAATTCCAGACTTTATTTCCTCTCTTGCAACAATATATGTTGGAGTTTTTCTATCAAGTGTATAATATTTTTCTCTTATTTTATTCTGTTCTGCACTTGCCTCAAAGAAGTCTTTAGTTGGATCGTCCCAATACCAAACATAATATGTGTGTACAGTATGAGTAATTTCATCATATTTTCTTTTACATCTCATGATGTCACCATTTATCATGCATGTATCTTCTTCTAATTTAAGACTACCAAATTCCGTTGGTGATACATGATGTTGTTTCTCTTTCCAAGTCCACACAATGAACTGATTCTGCCAATATCCTTTGAAAATTTCTGCTCTATATGCTCTCAGATAAGCATATAAATCTGTTTTACTTTTCCATGCACAACCTTCTCCAAAATATACATAAGATGCATCATCTTTAGGATTGAATGATATATACTGTTTATCAAAATCCTTTGTTGTGAACTTATATCCATTTTCACTTACAAAAGGATTTTTACTATCTACATATTCCCATAAACTTACTTCTGCTATAAAATCAATAGCACCATCTGCACAGCATCCGCAATTACCCCAATCACAAAATCTCTTTTCAATTTTACCTATATATTTCAGTTCTCTTGTTGGTAAATGTGTCCATGCTCCACCACTTGTATTACAACTGATTCTGCCTTCATATTTATGAACAAAAGGTGTATATGGTTGTTCACAGATATAAACTTCATTCACATCTGCTTTTTCAATATGAGCTGTTCCATAGTAATCTCCATATTCATTTGTATATCTAACGCAATCACCTACACTTGGAGTCTTTTCAGACCGTGTATTTTCTATAAGTTCGACATACATATTTGCCTTATCTACATCGTAATTCATAAGTATATGCGAACCACAAAATCTTGCGTTAATCTCTCTTAATGTATCTATTGTATATTTCATACTAATCATCAATCCTTTCTCTCCATTTCTTAATTCTCACAGGATAACTTACATTCTCTCTGTATGTTTTCAACTGTGCTTTTGCATCTGCTCTATCTTCACAATTACATTCAATGTCCCATCCATAACCACAATTTCCCTCGATTGCATAACAATCTTTAGTTTTTCTCTTATACATACTAATCAATCTGCCTTTCCATGTATAACAAACTTGTCATAATTCCCTTCAATGCATACCAACACTGTTCTGCGTTCATATATCCAATCAGTGAACCAGTATCTTTCTTTATGTGGAATTGATTACCACCTTCAATACTGATTACTACAGATATTTCCGTTTTGCTTACTGCATTGATAGCACTGATTTCTCTATCAATCCTTCCACATAGTTCTTTTTCGCTTTCGCTTAAATATCCTGTAACTCCGTTATCCCATTTGATATTTAACATTATGAACACCACCTTTTTACAAGATATATATTTCCGTTATATCTAACATTGCACCAACCTTCACTATTCGCTGTATACCAAAGTTGTTCCCATTTTACGTAGTCTTCCATATCTTCTGTATATGCGAATGGGAAATTTATATATCCCAAATCATGAAGTACTCTTCCATACCACTCTTCATCAACTATGACTCCATTACCTCCGTTATACTGTGAAGTTTCTGCATCAAAATCAACAATCGAGAAATTATCAAATCCACTTTCCATTATTTCATTAAGCAAAAAAGCCTTTGTTAAAATTCGTAAATTATCTTCATCAGTTTCATTTAACAATGCATTTAACTTTTCAATATTCGTAAATTCATCTCCGACAGGTGCATCAACAATAATCCACTCATCATTGCCTAACATATTCCGTAATTTCTCTTCGTCCATAGGCAATGTAATTGTATGGTCATTGTTAAAATCAACCATTGTATCCTTTGTGATGTTTCTAATTGTAATTTCCATGTCTATTCCTCCATTTTTTTTGTACTAAAAAAGACAACCAGTTATATATTCTCTGGTTGCCTTTGCTTAGTGGCTAGATTACATTTCATCAATTGCATTATGTATTCTTTCTTTTACATCTAACAATTGTTTATCTAAATCTTCAAAACATTTCTGTTTTGCCTCGTCAGATAATTCCATATCTTGAATAATTTTCTTATCTCTCTTAATAGATTTAAATTCATTCATCAAATTATCAAAGCTATTCGCATCTTTCTTTGCATCATGACAATGCATAATTGCACCTATATCTGTCATCCTTATCACTCCTTCTTTATAAATTTGTTGCATTTCCATCTGCATCATACTCAATCTTATCGATGTGTAATACATATCCGACTTCTTTTTCTTTATCGTAAATTTCCATTGCATTGCCACATGACCACTCAAACGAATACCGTTTATCATCTGATTCAATGAGTTTGATTATGTGATCTACTAAATTGTTTCTGTCTCTTGCTTCTGCTTTCTGTTTTTCAATATCCATTTGTCTTCACTCCTCTTCCTTGTAAATCTTAGTTTCATTAAAAATCTACAATAGCTTCCATTTCATCAACATCTTCTGTTGACAATCTAAAACTTCCATCTACATAATCTCCGTTTGGAAGCTTAATATAATCACACTCTTTTTTGAATTTTTCCATTGCATCTTCTAATGTATCAGCTTCTACATCTACATATCCTGCCATTTCCCATGTTACTGCTAATCTCATAATATCTACCATCCTTTCTAAAGAAATGCGAATTTTATACTTCTACTAATTGTTTCCGTTTTTTAATTTTCTGTTTTACCCTTTCTCGTGTTTCTTCGGATAATCCCCACTGTTTTAACTTCTTATCCATCCGTTCATCAAAAGGTAAATCTTTCCACCGTGGTTTCTTTTTCATTTCCATTCCCTCTGCAATCTGCCTAAAGGCTGCATACCTTTAACTGCGTAAATTTCCATCATGTCACCGTCAGTAGTATCTATTTTTACCTTTCGCATATCAGATGTCGCGAGAAAACCAATTTGCACAAGATAATCTAAAATCTCTTTATCGGTCACATTATCAGTAATGGTGATCCCAGTTTTCTCTGTACAGAGATTATTGACTTCCCAACCATCTTTTGCATTTCCCCATACATCAAAATAATTGATTAATGAATATGTAGGCATCATAAATCATTCTCCTCTAACAAGATATCATCATCAATCTCAAAGAATTTAAGCTCGTTGTCTTCCATATCATCTTTTACATACTCAAGATCCTCATCTCCATTAGCACAGTCCTTAAACCGTGTTGCCAACTCGATTAACCTTTCTCTTGGAATGTAGTTTTCGTCCAGACGACTATACATATATTCCGTTGCTTCGTGTAAACTTAAGAGACCAGTTAAACCATTTGCCTTAGAGAAATATTTACCCTGCTCCCACTGTTGTCCTTCTGGTCTGTCTGGATTATAGCCACAACCTACAATCCAATTGTTTTTTTGTTTCTGCCAGACAATACCGCCCAGCAACTAACCGTACTTTGTAATCTGCCATTTCTTTTGCCTCCTTAAAATAAATCTAAATTATGTTCTTTACTTAACCTTTTCGCTAATGGTGCTGAAATATCCGTTCCGTGACTTGGAATCGTACAGGTCTTAGTGACCACTTTTTTCCAGGTCTCATGACCACCATTAGTTCGGGCAAGTACATAGCCATGTCCTCGTAAAGCCTGAGTAAACTTCACTTTTGACACAGGTGCCATTTTCACTTTTTGACACATATACTATTCTCCTTTCGCTTTTATTTTTGTGATACATAATCACATTAATGTACTCAATCAATTTCGCTTTCTGAGAAAAACGTACCTTCGACTAAGAGGTTTCTACCGTTCATTTGCACCTATGATTGAGTACATTATCTAATTACCTATCTAAACTGACCGATTAGTTTCCATCCATGATCTTCTAACCATTGATGTAATCTGCCACTTCCGTATGTATCAGTCTTGAGAGAATTGAATGGTAATGGATTTTCCAGTCCTCTAAGATTGATTTTTATAACTCTATTTTCATTTTCAATTACCGGTTCATAAGATACCCATAAAAGAACCGGTTTTTCAAAACCGATTTTCTTTCTTGCTCTCATACTAACCATTCCTACGTTCTGATAAGTAACTGTTGTTTTCATATATGTTCCTCCTTGAATTTGCATTTACATGATTACATTTTCACGGACAAGTTGCCTTGCCCGCAAAGTCTAACTATGTATAATTATTCAAAACTTATGTATATTATTTATTGATTTCACTTGATAAGATGTCATATAACTCCGCATCACTCTTAACTGGTGCTACTTTTGCCTCATAGAAAGCTGCGCCTTTGCAGTTCACTAACAGCTGACGCTCTACATCACTTCCATAATTAGCCAGTAATTTTCTAAGTACATGGAAGTTTCTCATTGTAAAAGCATTTTTCTGTGATCCCGTCCAGCCTAAATCCTTCATTAATCCAATTGCAGTCTGCATAATATTATTATTTGCATTTGCAAGGCGTAATGCAGATCTGGAAGGGGTTAATTTACCAATTGGATTTTCGATTAAATTTTCTTCTGCTGTAATCTGGATGTTATTGCTTTCACAGATTTCTTTTAACTTCATATAGTCAACTTCTTTGTTACCAATAGCAGCTCTGTACATATCGCTTACCGTCATGTCTTTTCTGCCTGCTTTCTGATACAAAAAGATTTTTCTTGCTTCTTCTTCGTTGCAGTCCAGAACTTCAACAATAATCATCAAGTCCTTTTTTATTAATTCATTTCTCATAACCGCTGCAACTACTCTGTGGGCGCCATCTGAAACATATAATTTTCCATTATTTCTATATACTTTTACTGGATCGTACTTGTTAGGATCATACTGTCTTGCAATTACTTCTGCCTTTGCAAAATCTGTATTTCTCTGCCAATTTGGAACATGAATATAAACCGGCTTAATCTGGATATATGTTTTACCTGCAAAAGATACCGGCTGTTCGAGTTTTGACTCGATTTCAACAATTTCTTTTTCTTCGGTTTCATCTGCCTTTCTACGTTTTGAAATATATTCTTCTGTATCAACAGGTGTTCTGTGGCGATTATCTTTCCATACTTTCCGTGCATGATCAATTATGCTATTACTTCCAGATTTGAAATCATAATCTACATTTTTGATTTCAACTTCATCTTTGTTAATCCGTAAAAGCATACAGATTTTTTCTACCACTTCATCAGATGGAGTTGACTTTCCGCTTTCATAGTTGTAAATAGTAGATGCAGTCATACCCAACTTCTTTGCCAGCTGTGCCTGTGTCATTCCGTTCTCTGTTCTAAAGTTTGCTAATTTCTTTCCGTTGATTTTACACATAATATATTTCTCCTTTTTCTCTTTGAATTTTTATTTTTGGGTATAAAAATAGCACCCTACATTTCTGTAAGATGCTATTGATATTTATGATACTACACTATTTATTTTATACAGTTCCCTTTTTTACGATCCGTAATTCATAACCAAGAGCATTTAACAATTTGCTAAACATTCTAATTGTTGGGATGGTTTCTTTCCGTTCAATCCGTGAAACAAACTGCTGTGTATTTCCTGTAATTTCTGCAAGTTGTTTCTGTGTAATACTCTCCTGTTTCCGTAATCGGATCATTTGTCCGATCAATTCATACTCGGCACGGGAATCATCCCATGCCTTTCTGAATGCCGGATCGTTTTCACGCTGCTTTTCAATTTCGTCCTTAATACATACTGTCTTGAATGGCATATTTACACCTCCTAAATATACTTCTTTCCAGTTATCTTGCCTAACTCTGTTGCACGTTTCCGAACTATTTCTGCGTCTCTCTTTTCAGTTTTATTTTTCTGTTTTCGACATGCATGGAGTAAGTAAACATTTTCTTTATCTACCGTAATATAGAATATGCGGTTATGTTTCTGGAAGTATACCTCGTATACTTTCTTTTCCCATCGTTTAAATTCAATTTGGTCAAACTCGTTATTTTCCATATGATCCATTACAGACATACCATCAACTCTTTCTTCTTCTGTTAAGCTGTATAGGTATTCCATAATTAAATCTCTGCCAGAACTTGACTCATAATGGTGTAGTATCATGTGTTAAATTTCCCTCACTTTCTCTTTTGTGACCACATAATACATCATATAGTGTGTTTTGTCAAGCAAAAATAATCCCTACATCCATTTCTCTTTTGTAAAGATCAGATACAGTCCTAACATCACAGCGAACACCATAGCTGCAATCTCACCGCTCAATACCGTAGCCACAATCAGCGCAGCACCTACAATTTTCTGTTTAGCACTGCGCCAAAACCGTTTGCGTTTCCGTACATCCTCACGGCGGATCAATCTTTTAGCTTCTTCAAGTGTGTAGTACATAACTACTTCTGGTTCTCTTGTCATTTCTTACCTCCTATCTCCATGGCATGTTAAGCCGTGCGGTTCTCATGATACGGTCAATCTCATAGAGCGAATTGCTCTGTCTGATCCGTTCTATGACCGCATCTCCATAACCCAACTGCTTTGCTGCAGTCATTGCAAACCGTTTCTCTTTGTAGTCTCTCTGACACATATGCTTACTCTCCCTTCTTTAGTAATTTACATTGAGAAAGTCAAAATATCTTTTGATTTCTCTTCTACATTCTACAAGCCGCATTTCCGCTCTGAATTTTTCATCTTTGTAATTTTTAGCAATCTTTAAATTGCCAACCTTTTCAAATTCGGAAGCAGATTCATTATTAAAAGCAATATCATTTAATAAATCTTTTTCCATCTCTAACAAAGATAATAATGATACATTTAAGTCTTTCATCTTTACTCTCCCTTCTATTTTTATAAATAACCAGCCAGAAAACCAATTACCTTTAGGTGATGGGTAGTTCACCTTTCCCAGTAGTAACCTGTACCGTCTGCCAGATACAAATACAGTGCATCATTATTTGCCTGGAAGTCGGTCACAGCTTCCATATCAACCATAGATTCTACACTGCCAGAATATCTGGTCTGTACAATGACATCATCATATATCTTCTCCGTTTTCCGTGAATCCATAAGCAGAGTGCAGATGTCATTCTCTTGCCAATCCTCACAGCCGTAGAATGACCACTCATATCCGTTGTAATCTGTACAGATTACTTTATCTATACTGCGGTCAATTTCCGTTACGACTGTAGGCAGTGGATATAAATCCCGTTCTGCCTGTTTAGTTCCTAAACAAGTACCTAACAGAAATGCACCAGCTGCGATCAATGTTGCTCCACAGATAATTGGTTCTAAATCCATTTTCTCTTTTTTCATTTGCCTTTGTCCTCCTTAAATACACTCAACTGTATCTCTCACAATCCCCTTGTGCAAGGTTTCCGCCATCTGCATTGCTGCTGATCGGTTTTCTGCTGTGACAGTTTCGATTGAGATACATCCGGTTGCCTTGTCCTGGATTAATACATTGTACTGTTTTTTCATTTTGCATTGCCTCCTTAATTTTGGGTATAAAAATAGCACCTATATTTCTATAGATGCTATAATCTCTTTTGTATTTATTTGTATGACACGAATTTTATTATTTTTTCACAATCTGCATTTCATATCCAAGTGCATCAATAATTTTAACAAATAAAACTAATGATGGACTATGCGCTTTCTTTTCAAAACGTGAAATTGTTTGCTGATTACTTCCGGTCAAATCAGCTAATTCCGTTTGAGATATATTATTCTCTTTCCGTAATGCAATGATATTATCGATCAAATTACTTTCTATATTTTCTGCCCGTAAGGTAGGGGCTGATAAGCCCTCTACCTTTTTCATTGGAATTTGTCCTTTGTCAATTGCAATTGCTTCAAGTAAACCTTGCATTGTTTCGTCAAAGAATTTACTCATTTTTATCTCTCCTTTAAAATTTTCACCAAGGCTTTAAAAGCCTTTTTTTCATCTTCTGTTAAATTATCTTTTTCGTTTTTAGAATATACATTGATAAAATAAATTATTTCTTTAATTTCTACATCAATATATATTACTCTTGCGCCACCACGTTTTCCCTTTCCTTTATTCTCCATTGGAATACGAATTTTTCTTATTCCGCCAGTTCCAGGAATAGCATCACCCATTTTAGGATTTTCTAACAGATCATTTTGAAGAGTTCTTAAATCCTCGTCAGTCAATCCTAATTCATTCCAATTTGATGTAAACGTTGGTGTCTCAATAAAAGATCGTGTCATACTTTAAAACTTCCTCCTTTGTATTCTACCTTTACAATACATCAAATTTGTTGTATTGTCAAGCTGATACTTATGACACTGGTTTCCCTATAAAAATAGCACCTACTAGATATTCTCTGGTGGGTGCCTTTGCTTGCGTGGTTATTTGGTTTTACCTTATTCTTCTGAGAGTTCAAATGTACCTGTTTCAGTACATTCTGCCTTCCATTCCTGGAAGAGTTCCGGTGTTAAGATATGACCGTCTGGTAAACGGTCATTTACCTTTACGTAAGACCAGTCACCTGTGTTACAAGCAATCTGGTACATGGTGTCTGCGGTGTAGATGGTGGTGAAGTTGTTGTCTTTGGTGTATAAACCGGTTATGGTTATGGTTGTTTGCCTCCTTTAGCTTCAATACTAACTCCTGTTTTGTCAATTACAATTTTGCAATTTCCTTGTATAAAATATTTCATTAAAGCTTCTAATACAGTGTTTGCTTTCATTCCGTATTCGTCACAATTTTTTTGAAAATCCCTCAATATGTCTTCGTCATATGTGGTACTCCATTGTTTTCTTGCCATTTTTTAATTCCTCCTACCTTCTTTCTTTTTACATTTTAGCATGTTATCAACGTGTTGTCAACGTGCTAATACCCACTATCAACGGCAGAAAATTTCTCTTCTGCCGTCATACTAGATATTAACCTAAACACACTCTGTATTTTAGACATAAAAAGAGCAAGGAATTTTTATATCCCTTGCTCCTGGTATCCCGGACGGATTATTCTTTTATAATATCCAATTCCGTAAGATTTACGCCACATGCTGTTAAAATCACTTTCAGTTCAACATAGCGTACTTTCATTGCCTTGTAAACATTAGAATCCTTTTCTGCCAGTATCATGTAACTCTGTAGGCGTGAAAACTCTTCTACGTTTTTCTGTAGTAACTCTTTATCGCTCATTTCTTCCATTCCTTTCCACCGCCTTTCACTTTTATAAATCAAGTATAACGGTTTTTATACTGGTTTACAAGTTGCCTATGGATATTAGCCGAAATAAATTCCGTTACCTACTCTGAACCTCGTAGCGGTTTCCATAACTCAGAGCTGGCAGAGCATGGTCTGCCTTTAAATATATCTTTCCACTACGCAATCATAACCACAATTTGCGTATTCTTTTACAAACTTCCAGGCATCTTCTGATGTATAAAAGCAAATTGATTTTACATTATCACCGGACGCAAAGTAGAAATAATGCTTCTGGTAGTTTGATTTCCGTACACCGAATAACCAGTCAAGTGCCTCGTCTACATCATGTGTACAGAATCCATCACCCAGATCCTCACCATCATACTCACAGGTGTAATCTGCCTCTTCTGTGAACCTGGATACCATGCGCATGTTTTTACCATGTGCAAATGTCTTGCCTACCCATACACTGGCATTGCCAGTTAAATACAGTCTCATTTCTCCCCTAGTCATTTCTCTTTTCATAACGCATTTCTCCTTATCTGTCATTTATCATTGAACCACAAACAACTCCGCCAAAGAATACAAACATAACCCAAACAAAACTCATTTCGCTACCTCCAATTATCTTATAATGATTCCCCAACTTTTACGGGATATTTCATATCCCAGTTCTGTTAATTTCTCTTCTTTGTCTTTTGGAAGAATGTGCATAGTACAACTTCCAAAAGTGTTAATTGCGTCTGCAATAATCTTAATATCATTATCTATTTCTAACATTTCGCTACCTCCCTTTGTTAGTTCCATACTCTGCGGAAATCATGTAATGGAACTTTTGCACATTCGTAGTCTGTGACCTGTCCGCAGAATGGTGTGAGCCTCTGACCGGCAGAACCTGTTTTGCGTTTCCGGTCATGCTTCATCATGGCTGCATAGTCCAGGTTATCATGTTTTTCTTTGAACCAACGGCGGTAATACTTTTCCATTAAATCCGCATAAATGCCGTTATTGCAGATACGTTTCCATGCACCACTTCCGTTGTACAGGTACATTGTTATACCGCTTTCAGTTCTGGAAAATTCAGAGCATATAAGCTCCGTTCCGTTCTCAAATACCGCACGGATAGAAAATGGTGCAAATTGCATTCCGTGAAATACTTCCCTGGAAATTGTGTGATACACTTTTACCTTACACATACCGCTGTCTCCTGTTCTATTCTTAATTTGGCTCTTTTCATTGCCTCTGGAAGATCCAATACACCCTTTTTAAGATACTGGATCCAGAGCCACTGGATTTCTTCCCAGTCCATGCAAGTCTGGGAATATTCCTGCATTAAAAAAGACAGAACGCTTTTATCCATTTCGCTCTGCCTTCTGCCCATACCGATGTAATCACGGTATACGTTTATTAACATTTTCTGTACCTGAACCATATTCATGTTATTTTACCTCCGTAAATTGTTTATATTTTTTATAACTAGACACGGGCGGAGTTGAACCGCCCTTAAACCGCTGTGTCCTGTGAAAACTATGCATACAGTTTTCCAAACGCAATTTTAGCAATGAGTTCTTTGAACTTGTCACCTTCAAACTTATCATTGCCATCCTTGTCTTTCTTACGAGTGATTACAGTTCTAAATTTATAATCACCCACTACTACCTCACCGTTTTTATCCTTTTTAGCAGAAACGGTCAGACCTGTGACGTAACACTCATGTAAGATGCCAAGGTCTGTTTTGTTAAATCTGATAGTAACTTTTTTGGTTAAATCACTGTCAGCAACGAGTGAAAACATCTTTTTAAGGATTTTTTCAATCTCAGCTTTGATGTCTTTATGGGTGTTCCAAGCCTGATTAAGGTATACACGCATACCATTGTCATCAAAGTCACCATCGATAGAATGGCACTTTTCAAACAGGTTATAGAACGTTGAAAAGTCAACGTCTGTGATAATGGCATAGCGGAAAAACTTGCTATTATCAGAGCAAGCTACAAGCCGTAAAATGTTACGGAACGCTACAAGGTCGTTAGATACATGACCATTGTTAGCACTGGTAACTACTTCCAGTGTAGACTTGTAACGTGGCTCAAGTTCAGCATTAGCAATTACAAGTTCAGCGTTAGCGGCTTCCAGTTTACTCTTTTTGTCCTTTGCTACCTTAATTTCGTCCTCAGAGTAACCACCTTTTTGATTAGAGATGATTTTATCCTGTTTAGCGATTGCTTCATCATTCATAGTCTGAAGCATCAGGTTAGCCTCATACTGTACCGCTGGCGCAATAGCGTTGATAGTTACTTTCTCAAAGTTTGCTAAAAAGTTAATCTTCATATAAATACCTCTTTCCCCGCATTGCGGAAATAAAATTATTTTGTTAGTTGCTATCAGCTTTTTTTCATGCGGACTTTAGACCGCCAACGGTAGCTTTACAACTAGCGTGAAAAGTAACTTTTAGGGGACTCCCACCCCAAGGATATGCACGTAGTCTGCCACACTACACACCCATACACCCTTCGGACGGACTTATACCAGTTCGCAACGCTGGACAGTATCCAAGTGTATGTTTTTACCCTATGCCTGTCATTTCCTCCTATTCCCCCACGGGGAAGGGTTGTATCGCAAACCGAAAAGGTCTGCTGCCTCTGTTGACTTTTCACCTGTACCCCAAAGGGTACACTTCAAGCCTTGAGCGTATACCAGGCTTCTATATAAAACATTGTCCACCAACGCTTCCTTGGAATTAGTAGACCCCTAGCATGGAACTTTGCTAACGGCGTTTCCTATCCAAGCGTAGCCACGCTGGCATAAGGACAATATTTTTTTATCAAGGTACCCACAACGGGTATTTTCACAATGCGCTTACTTGCGTAAACGCTAGACACTCTTGCGGGCATCCAGTATTGTTATCTTGACCGTTGCGCAAAGTCCACCAGTGCCGTCACTGGTAGCCGATTAATAGGAAAATCTAATCAAAGAACTTGACTAGAATAAGTTAGAATGATAAAATGAACTTGCGACAGTTTGGTTTATCAAACCAACTTTTAAAGCCTGTGAATTTTTCAATTCATGGGCTTTATTCCTATTAAATTGACAAGGAACTTGCCACCGCCCCACATGGGCATTTTAGCGGCTGTAAGAACTGAACTATTTTGTTCTTACATTAACTACTATAGCATGTTTTCAACATGTTGTCAACATGTTTTTAAAACTTTTTTAAAATGTTTTAACTGCTTTATGTAGTTGTTTTGTGTAACTGCCTATAATATAGCATGTTAGTAACATGTTGTCAACAACATTTTTCAATTTTTTCCGATATTATTTTTCAATGTAAAGCCACTTCCTATAGTATCGAATATCATTACATGTAGTTATCAATACTACATATAAAAGTCTTAAATACTATCACCGCCCGCAGTCCGCAAGCAAACATATGTTCGATTGCCAGTAGTCGGATCAAGTAAAACAGAACACACTTTCGGCTACGGTAAAATGGGAAAAAACCGTGTAGAATAACAGTAATTATTACTATTATTGTTTATGGGGGGCTAGTTAAAACTTTAAAGTGCTAAAGTGTTTTCCCCAGAGCCGGTAGCTGTTTCATCTACACACTAAGTTCAAAATCAGACCTTTAAGCCAAAAATTGAACATATCTTATCATCCATCTCACCATTTACAACTCATCCAAGTGTATCTTCAACTTCACATTCCACTCTCTCACACCATTCCAAATCCCAACACTCCATTTCCCCCACAACTACGCCCAAAATCCCCTCGTCACACCTCAAAAACTGTTATCGGCCCCCTTATCGTAAAAATCCCGCAATCTCAATAAAAATCGCACCAAAATTTCAAAAAATGCAACATCCCAAAAATTAAAATTCTAATCTTAAAACGTGTTTCTTCATTATATTAAAGGGAATTTACGATTCCATGTTTTCAACTCATAACACATCAAAACATACCCTTCATCCATTCCGATCCATCCCAACACAATTACACAACAAAAAATCCCCAATATAGAGAATATAAATATAGCAACACCACACCACCACAAAATTTCACTATAAAGGAGATTAAATTTATGAATACTTATTTAGTGCCAATAGCAGAACCTTATTCTTATAATTATGATCATTTATACATGATCTGCGCAAAATCTCAACAAGAAGCATACGAAAACGTCCAAAGATTGTATAATGACTTCATAGTATTAAATCCCAAATTACAGATAATGGCAGACATCAAATACGACACGTTTCCTAATATAGAACTCCACACAGAGCATAACTACTTCCGTATTGAGGAAAAAGATGTTATACTAAAAGAAGCATTAGATCGTTATTATAATACTGAATCGGAGAGTGACTGTATGGATATTTATAACTATATGTATTGGAAAGACTATAATGCTCAAATCCAAGAACTTGCGGAAAAGGCATTGCCAGAAAAATGGAATCTTGAAGGAAGAAATGATAATAATATCCTAAAGAATTATTTAAGATATACCTTTAATAAACTCCAAGAAGAAGGTAAAATAATAGAGACTGATACTTATTGTGTATTTAATACCGGTTTATTTTCACATTATTATGAACCAATTTATGTGTATGGTGAACCAAATCTAAGAGAAAACGAAAATGCTTCAAAATGGTATTTCAAAGGATTTAAAGACACATATGAATTAGGAAGTATGGATATTGAAAGTGATTTTCCTGAAAGGGCTGATTATTTCTCTGATCCAAAACGTTTAGTATTTAACTGGCATTATAAAATTAATATTAATTATAAACATATCCTGGATAATTTAAATACATCGCAGAGACTTCCAGACTGTGTAAAGAATAGTGAAAATCCACTCGACACTTTAAAAGGTGCAATTGATACGGCTATTCAAAAAGTAACCGCAAATTATAAATTAGCAGTACCAACATATTATCAAAACAAAATCCAATTACTTGTACCTTTATATTTTGGTAAAAGTACCACTCCTTCAGTGGCATTAACTCTTGATTTAAAGAAAAATGGATACTATCAGGCTTCAACATGTCTTACTATGGAAATGGCATATATGGATGCCAGACTTATTGCAAAACCAGAATCAAACTGGCTGGTTGCTGAAAATATCATCAGTGACGAAACTGATTTAAAATAATACATCTACTAAGACAGGCTCTTTGTGGTCTGTCTTATTTTTTGCAAATAAAATCCAACTCATTTAGAGAATATCCTTATGGAACAGATTAACAAAGCAAAATACATAAGGAGACAACTAAATGAGTACATTAAAATTAGTAACCACAGAAACCTTTAATAATTTATCCTGCAGCTTCTATCGTAATATGAATGATGACATCCTTCTTACAAGAGAACAGATTGGTCAGGCGTTAGAATACTCTGATCCAGCAAAAGCAATTCGAATGATTCATGCAAAGCATAAAGATCGATTAAACAACTTATGTATTCGTGTAAAACAACCTACATTAATGCCTTCACAATATAACAATTTAAATAATCTTCTTACCGAAAAAGTTTACTACACTTTAGAAGGAGCTTTGGTAATTTGTTCTTTATCATATCAGCCAAAAGCTTATGATTTTTCAAAATGGTTGCTTAAAATTTCTAGTAATAATAATATAAAGATTATAAAAACTCGATCTGAAAATGATTTTATGATTCTATTAAAAGACTTTCTTGATGAATATCAAATTTCTTATATTCCCCAATACAAATATGAAAATTATAGAATTGACTTATATTTACCAGATTTAAAATTTGCTATAGAATATGATGAAAATGATCATAAAGATTATACATACAAACAGCAAGAATACAGAGAAGAATATTTGACAAAACAATTAAGCTGTAAATTTATCAGATTATCTGACCATGTTTCAGATGGAAGAAATATAGCAATTGTATCAAAATATTTAGATAAGGCATCCTGATCAGGGTGTCTTATTTTTTGTACCTAATTCATATCTCTAAAATATCATTTGTTTAAATCAACGCTCAGAAAAATTCTAGCCATTTTACTCTCCTACCCTACCAACTTACCACTCACGTACTTAGAAACGAAAATAGGTATCAAAAACTTACACAGAGTCACCAAATCCCATGTAAATAATTTTATAGAACATCTTATTTTGATCATTAACCATTTTCCTATATAAAACTAACAAGAAATAGTCCCTATGATTAGGGACGGTCTTTCTGAGCCTGCGAAGAAAGAATTTCCAAGGTAGACAAAACATGTACCTAAATAGTCATCCAGGATATTCATTAGCCTAAATCTCATCTCACAGAAAATAAAATACTTATATCTTATACCCTAGCAATTTATCATCAGAACCATTCAAATAGATTTTGACCTTCAAAAAGTGATCGTAGGTCTACTAATAGCATATGAAGAAAGTCAATTACTCTTCTGATCAGAAACAGGACAAAAAGAAATTCAAAGAAAAAATTTTAAAATGGAGAACAATAATATAGCAATAAAATAAAACAGAAAATGAGGTAATTCAAAATGGCATCAAAAGAAACAAAGATTTATACAGTAAAAGAATTTAAAGAGTTATATGCAATCATGTATGAATTTTACAAGACTTATAAATTTCCCAATTCTATAGAGGTATGTATGCAGAATTGGAAAGAAAACATTAAAAAAGGTAATGACTTAGCCTCAATTGGCTACGCCGTATGTAGAGACTTGTATAAGGAGGGATATAGATAAAATGATGTTACATTCGGTAGATTTGTAGCCATATATTGACAAAATGGGTAAAGAAAATTATTTAGCTCAAAAAGAAGAACTTTACCAGCATCACAAAATAATTCGGATAAATGGTTAATAGGACAGATTGATTATTACCTACACTGCTGCCAGGAACCATTAGACTATGACTGGATCGGAGCTGAAGCATGTACCCAAATCTTAAAAGAAAGAGGATATGAATCTGTTTTAGGTGAAAATAGGTGGAAATGGATAAAAGAAAGAGGAAAAAAATACATAAGAAATCAATTTAAAGAACATATTATTATTTTTCCACTCATTTTAGGTATATAAACTATGTACCCAAATAGAGAAAATAAACAAGAAGAAAGAAACCTGCAGATAGGTACACATATATGTACCCAAATATCAAAAGGAAGAAAACAAATGGAGAGAAAGAAAAAGAGAGAACAAAATATAGGGCGAAGCCCGTAATCGTACATGAACAATTTATTGTGAATGTACAATACTCTTCTCTTGATATATATGAGTCTATCTTGATATGGACTGCACAAAAGTGATAGCTGGCATGTACCCAAATGAAGGAATTTTACACTTTTGGGTATATCCTACATGTACCTAAACGTATTTTTGCTTTAGTTTAATAAAGTGAATTTTAGGTATATATAAATGTACCCAAATTGGGTATTTCAAATTACGTAAAAAACTACTCTCTTATTTTAGGGTCTGACGGTGCGAGTTTTGGGTATAAGATGATGTACCTAAATGTACAGATGGATTTTTAAAATTATGAGAATAAGATATTGAAAACAAAATATTTAAATTGGAGGAATTAAAATGCAACAGATTAACATTGAGGAACTGAATGTTTTTAATAGAAAGTATCAAGAATCTATAGATGTTTCCAAAGAACGTCTTAATTGGATTTTATTAAAAAAGAAGCTTTCTAAAATGAATAACATTTGTTTGTCTGATTTATCTCAAAAAATATTTGAGAGTAGTTTACCGTTGTACAATGTTATAACCCAAATACATAATTATAAAGATTATTTAATTTATGAAAAATCTAATTTACATGGCGGTTGTAATGATAAATTTACCACGAAACATGAACGAATATTTAAAGAAATGTATCCATACTTGGAGTGCCAAATATCATTTGGAACAGGTAAAGATGGATACAAAAAATATGGTGTAAAAAGATATATTGCCGATTTTGTAGATAGAAAATCGAGAACGATAATTGAAATAGACGGATCAAATCATACAAACAAACTACAGCAATTAAAAGATAAAATGCGAAGAATTTTCTTTTTGGAGAATAATTATATGACGATTAGATTTTCAAATGATGAAGTTATAAAACTGTATAAATTATATTGTAATAAAATTGCAAAGGAGATTGAAAATGAATATGAAAATAACAAACATACTCATTAATACATTAAAAGTGGTAGATAGCAGTAAAATAAGCTCATTTGTAGCATAGTGAGGTGATACGTCTTGCCTAATTATGTGAAGATTCCAAAAGAAATTATATATGATACTGCCCTATCGGATAAACGTGTGATTATCTTTTCATACTTATGTGCAAGGCGTTCTCTTGATGACACAGTGGCATTTTCTACTACAGAATTATGCCACTGGTCAAAACTTAAGCCAAATTACCGAGATGGAAAGATTAATCAGAAATATTATAATACATTACTACTTCTTGCAGACCAGAATTATTTTGAAACGTTTCCTGACTTTGAAAAGTGTTTAAAAGAACATACTAATTCTGTGAAATACCTGCAGGTAAAACTTAATATTGAAAAATTTGATATACCAGATCGTTTTGGAATTATTTACTTCGATGAGCTTGAAAAAATTTTAAATTTTAAAGAAGAATTAGAAGGAACTTCCGTAGACACGATCCGTATGTCTTCTTCATATATTCTATTGCTTCTATCTTATCTCCGTCTAAATATGAATAGATCTTCAACATCCCCATTATGCTGTTACCGGCATTATAAAACCATTTCAGATGAAACAGGACTTTCAGAACGTTACGTAGGTAGGATAGTAGAAATTTTAGATGCATTAGAAATTATAAAATCAAAAGCTATGAAGAGAATCAAAGACAACACCTCAACTCGTGAAAAATATATTACTACACCTAAAGTTTTTGCAGATTACAGACATTTCACGAAAGACAGTTATGGCAACCAGGTAATTGATCAAACCTATGATTGCAATAAGGAAATCGAAAAACAAATAGAACTTTTAGAGAATAACAATATATAAGAGTTTCACATAGGAAAGGTGAACATCGTGAATAAAAATATTTTAAAAATCAAAGGAGAAATTAACAATGAACACAACAGTAACCATCGAATCAAAGAACCATAAGTACCAGCACACATTTGGAGGTGTAATCGCGCGCAATGCATACGGTCATCCATATAGTATGACAGAAATTGATGAATGCCTTATGCGAGATATTGCTTTCAACAAATCATGTGAAGCCTGGTCCAAGCAGAGAGACAGTAGAAAAAATCATGATAACGAAAACTGATCAGAGATATTTTCAGAAAGCATATCAAACTGCTCTTCTATCCGATTATCAAAAAACTCATGTAGGCTGCGTAGCCGTCTATCAAGGATCTATTATTTCTATCGGTTGTAATACCGTCAAAACTCATCCATTGCAGAAAAAGTATAACAGATATAGACATATTGAATACGACAAAGGTTATAAGACATTGCCTCGACTTCATGCAGAAATAAATTGTCTGGCTGCAATCCGTGACATGGATATTAATTTCTCAAAAGTAAAACTGTACATATACCGTGCAGGATATGGGGGTGTGTTTAAACTGGCACGACCTTGTCCATCTTGTATGGCTGCTATTAGAGATATAGGAATAAAACATGTTTACTATACTACAGATGACGGATACGCATATGAAAAAATTGAGTAGATTAAGGATAATAGGGAGAATAAATAAGAAGAAATAATTATGAATGGTGGTGTTTATTATAAAATCAATTCAATACACTTTGGTTAAGTTACCAATCAAAAAACTCATTGATTCAGAATATGATTTGAGTCTAAGTAAAAATGAAGAAATAGATAATGAATATCTTATTAAACAAGGTGATTCCTTATTGTTTGATCAGATTCAAAGGCTAAGAGGTAGATTTTCAACACATATTAAAGAGCTTATGCTTATAGTCGCAAAAAAGAATCCAAAACAAGAAACCGCACTGCGAGATATTCTTAATAATGGATTTACGTATAACGGTACTCATTATTCTCGTTTTGGAAAATCTGCATCTCAGGGAAAAGACGGTATTACTGCTTTTGTATGTGACGAAATTTTCGATGAATTATACATGATCACTCAAATGGATATTGAAATTGATGAGTGCGTTATTTCTAAATATGAAGCGCAAAGATGTCTCCCGTTTAGCTCCTGTACTCTCATTAAAGATTATATTCCAAATATTGTTATCATCGGTGAATATGAAAAAACTTTAAATGATCAGCTTATCAAATATGTCATAGAAAAAGAAAAAACTTTCGTAGATAAAGAAACTGGTGAGTCCAAAAAATATAAAGTTAGAGAAATTGAAGAAGGTTTAAGAGATATAGGATTATCTCCTTTTGATGGATGTGGTTGTCATGAAAGAGAATTTATGAAAACTGTTAGTACACAGTTGGATTTAGGCTATGACGTTATTGGAAACCAGGTTCGTCTGCCATTTATAAAAGGATATTCCGTATATGTTCCATTTAAACAAATTCTAAAGGAATGGGGATACACTACTATTACTGATATCTATGGATATGAGCATAAAATCGATGATATTGATTGTATCTGGAACATCTCAATGTTTAAAGGTCATAAGATTTTTAAATCAAAGTATGGAAATGATGCATGGATTGAATATATGAAGACATTACAGAAATATCAGTTTAAATTAGGTATTAGTAAGTATAGCCATCATGTAAAGCACTTAAACAAGTACACCAGAATGAATTTTCAGTATTTACAATGTCTTGATCTATGGAATGAGAAATACATCAATAGTTTTGTAGATAAAAATAGAAAAGAATATGACGTTTTAAATCCTGACAATGATGGAAAAATCATCAAATTGGCAAAATACACTACTAACCTATTCGAGAAGATTATTAAAGGAGATAAATTTTATACCTACAAATTCATGGGTATAAATGATACAGATGGATATGAGCCAGAAAGTAAATATCTCGAAGCAGCATTGATCAATGATGTAATGTTGAAGGATCCTGCAGTAAAGCAGTTTATTTATAGAAAATTAAAAAAATCCATTGATGAGGCAAAAGTAGGAAAAATTTATTGTTCTGGTTTTTATCATACAGGTGTTGGTGATATGATTGGTTATCTTCAATATGCAGTCGGAGAAAATCCAGTCGGTTGCTTAAAAGAAAGAGAATTATATACTGCAAATTTTGAACCAGGATATTGTGCTTCTTTTAGATCTCCTCTTGTGGATCCATCTGAAGTAAACAAGATTCAAATTGTGCGAAATGACATTTTAAATAAATGGTTCGGATATTTTAAAGATCAAGATGTCGTGATGTTTAATATGTATGATATATCTGCCCCGCAGCAGGGAGGGGCAGATTTTGACGGGGATATTTTCTTTTTGTGCAACGAACCAATTGTTATTGGTTCAAAAATTGACAAACATATTATTCTTGATGTCGAAGATAAGGTTACAGCAAAGTCAAAACCATATACGAAAGAAAATTTAATTGAGTATGAAGTAATGACAAGAGATAACCGTATTGGTGAAATAACCAATGTAGCAACAAGCATTGAGAATCGGTATACAACAAATCCAGATATTCAGAAGTTATACTCTGATTCCTCTTCTCTTCTAAGAATTTTCCAGGGCAAAGAAATTGATTTTCTTAAAACCGGTTTTAGGTGGCATATGAATAGTGGTCTGAGAAAACATTTAAAACAGCTACCGTATTTCTTGCTTCATAATTATCCTCAAAAAATGAAAACGTATCAGAATATTCTTAGTAAAAATAAGGGAGTTGAACCAGATGAGAAAGAAAAATTGAATGCCTATAGGTCTCCTTCTCCTATGAATGAATTATGTGAATACATCGAGACATGGGAGAAAAAGAATATTAAATGGGATAACAGTGTTAATGATCTTATAGATACAAGATGCTTAATCGTCAACAATGACCTTAATCTAAAAGATAAAGGAGTCATTAAAGAGTGTAAGAAATTCATCAATATGTATGCAGATGAAATAAAGCAGCATCTAAATTTACATAAAGATGAAAATAATGATTTTAGTATGGACGAAGTTGTAAAGAAATATAAAGATAATATTTCTGAAAAACTTAAACTTGACGAAGATGTTATTGCCAATTATGTTATTGCAACTTCATACTCTTCTCTTTCAATCAGTAAATCTTTAGCTTGGGCTGCTTATGGAGAATATATTATTGAGAATTTAAAAAATAATACTAATCCAAAGCGAAATATTTCTATTCGAGAAGTTCCATACAAATCATATAATACTTATGAATATCTTGGAAAATATTATGAATTTGAAGTAGGTGATACATATTTACGACTGTAACGAAACATTTCTATATGAAATTATAGAAAAATACAAAGAACTACAGACTCAGGAGCAAAAGGACGAAGTTTTCTCTTCGTTCTGCTCCGCCATCTGGTCATGTGGAAATAAAAGAAGAACATATAAGAAAGCTATTCGATTTAAGGTAGCAAAGAATTTACTGGGAACACCAGTTGGACAAGTATTTGATGCATGGTCCATGATTGAATATAAATACTATAAATCTGTTTCCAAAAATCAAAATTGGTGTTCAATTATAAGGCAAAAAATAAATAATATTTATACGAAATATTTTGATAAAGAAGTAATTCTAAATAAGGAATATATGGATTTGCTCAAAAAGCCAAAACAATTGTATTACAAATGGGCTTCTGGTGTAGATATGACCGAAGAAAATGCTACTTCTGTCATAGATGACATTATGGATAAAGCTTTAACCACGAAAGAAAGATTTCAGAAAGAAAAAATGACCCTTTCCTGGAACGAGTACAAAATCATAATTGAGGGTTTTCTTAGAAAGTGTTTTGACAATTGTAAATTGATTGACGAGTATGAAGATAAGACAAAGCTTGTAAATAATTTTGATTTTATTACTGAAGATCATTTCTATGTTAAGTACATAAATCGTTCTCTTTCCTATTATATTCGAAATTATCAGAAAGAATATTATGGAGTTAAGCGTGGACACAATAATAAGTACACTCGCTGTAAACAATGTGGCGCACTGATTGAAAAAACAGGAAATAAGAAAATGTATTGTGGTGAGTGTAAGAGAAAAAATGATTTAATTAGATATAAAAAATATAACGAAAAACGTAATACCACAAATAGAAAAGCTTAGTTTTTGGCTTAATTACGCCATTTTTGAGTGATTTTATGGTGTTATATAACAGGTATGGAAAACAATGTAATTAATCGTAACATCGGCACAATGCAGTCGTTTAAAAATGCAATCAGGATAAAAAGGAGTATATCATTATGAGAAAAATTACAGTTACCGAAGCTTTAACTGAACTAAAATTATTAGACGCAAGAATTAATAAAGCAATTGTAAACGTAAATTTTTGTGGTGCAGCTAAGAAATCATCCGATAGAATTGGTGCCGTTTCCAAAGAGACATTTAAAGATAGATGCAAGGCAGATTTTCAATCTGCAACCGATCTTATTAAAAATCATTCAGAGTTAAAATCTAAAATTGTATTATCCAATGCTATTACAAAGATTACAGTAAATGGTGTGGAAATGACTCGTGCAGAAGGCATTGAGCGTAAAAATTCCATTGAGTACGAACAGAACCTTTTACGCAAGATGAAGCTGGATTACAGTGCTGCCACTACTTTAGTTGATAAAGAGAACAAAAAGGTAGACGAAAAAGTGGATAGTCTGCTTACTACCTTAGTTGGCAAAGATAGTGCAAAGAAACTCACTGCTGAAGAACAGGATGCAGTAGTAAAACCATATCGTTTACAGAACGAATATGAGTTTGTAGACCCGATTGATCTTTATGATAAGATCCAGAAACTTGAAGCAGACATTGATGGTTTCTTAAGTAACATTGACTCTCAGCTTACTCTGAGTAACGCTACTTCTTTTATCGAAGTAAGTTTTTAAAATGTGATATTTTTGTAGTTATAGCGAAAATCTTGAACTTACATCCCGTTTCTCCGTGCGGGTTATCACGGAGAGAAGAACATAATTCAAGGGTGAATTTGATATTCGGATAGTTGCGAATGCAATAAAGCTATCTTATTACAAGATGATAAAAGTTCAAAGCTCAGAATTCAATGTTTAAATCTCATTTTTCAAACCTCTTATTTTTTAAAGTTCAATGTATAAATACCAAAATTCTTTCAAATCCAGGATAAAAGTTTATATGCGGGCTATGTAATTGCCGCCTAGATTTGTACCTGGCTGCTATGGCTACTAAAAATTTCGAAAGTATATGTATTCATATGTTTTACCCTTTCTTCTATATTTTTCTTTTTTGCTGATAGGTGTACTGCGTCCTGTAGTATGCCTGTTGGTGTCTGGCGAGATTAGCTTAATAGGTAGAGCGCCGTACTTTTAATACGGAGGTATATTGGTTCGATTCCTTTATCTCGCCATCATAATTCTCAAAAAAATTCCTATGTGAAAAGAGAATATATTAATAGGTCAGTCAGTTAGATTAATAAAGAGAATTATAAGCAATTAGCTTATCTCTACCTCTAATTATAAAAAAATGGAGGATCTAAAATGAATGAAATTATTTTAAAAAATGAAAATGGTGTACCTGTTGTTAGTAGTAGAGATGTTGCTGAAAAATTTAAAAAGCAGCATAGTTCTGTTCTAAAAACAATTCAAGGTGAAAACAGGACAGGCAAACATATTGATGGTATAATTGATGAAATTTTGGCAAGTGGAAATCCACTCACCAAATATTTTATTGAATCTGAGTATGAAAATCGTGGAAAAATGTATAAGGAATTTCTTATGACAAGAGATGGTTTTTCTCTAGTTGTAATGGGATTTACTGGTAAAGAGGCTTTAGAGTGGAAACTTAAATATATTGATGCTTTTAATGCAATGGAAGAAGAATTAAGAAAACAATCTTCAAAAGCATTGCCAACTACATACAAAGAAGCTTTATTACAGTTGCTTGAAGAAGTTGAAAAGAATGAAAAACTTGAAGAAGAACGAAAAGTGCTACTTCCTAAAGCAGATTATCATGATGAAGTCTTAAACAAAGAAGGTCTTATTACTACTACTGTTGTTGCTAAAGACTTGGGATTCAAGAGTGCTGCAAAGTTAAATCAGATTATGTTTCTAAATAATATCATCTTCAAAAATAAATCTGGTACATGGTGTCCTTATGCAGATTATGAATGGTTAATCACTGAAGGATATGCCGATTACAAGAGCTACGAGAATGAACATTCTAAGCCTTGTCTAAAATGGACTGAAAAAGGCAGAAAATGGATTGTGGAAAATTATAACAAATGGGTCACTAAATTAGTAGCCTAATCATACATGGTCAGCCTGTTAGCTGTTAAATGGAATTATATATGTAAATATATCCAGCCATATTCAATATTGTTGCGGGATGGACAAGAGGATAAGTCACTAGGCTCATAACCTAGAGAACGCTGGTTCAAATCCAGCTCCCGCTATTCTTACGGGTAAAACACCCGTTGCGTGGATCTGTAGCTCAGTTGGTAGAGTAAGGGACTGAAAATCCCTATGTCGTAGGTTCGAATCCTACTAGATCAGCTACTTATCTCCCACCATGGGAGAAATATATAAAGAAAGAAGTGTTTATTATAATTAAGATTACTCAGAGTGAAGCCCAGATGTTAAGAAATGCTGGTTATGGAGACTGTGTGAAGATTTCTTCTGTTACACATAAGTCCAGAGCAAAGAGATATTGGGCAGTCGAGGAAAGAGAAGTTCTGTGGCTGCTAAAGCAGAATGCTAAAAATTCTATCGTTAAGTAACGAAATATACAGGAAAGGTGGCGTTGGACCATCGGTAAGAAAAAGAAAGACGGAATTGTTGTATCTTTTGTAGATTCTCCATCTTCTGAAGATGTAACAGGAAGTCTGATTTATATCACTACACCAAATTATAAAATTCTTGTAGATTGTGGTTTACATCAAACAAATGATAAATATGAAGATTTTTTAGTAAACAATAGGAAATTTAAAGAGTTTAAGCCAAAAGAAATTGATTTTATTTTCATAACCCACAATCATGGAGACCACGCCTTTTTGTGTCCAAGATTATATAGAGATGGATGTCGTGGTGCTACTATTATATCTGCGGGATCTAAGCAGATTTTTAAAGATATGAATTACGACTCAGCTTATATAACGGAACGTGATGTTTTGGTAATTAATTCTCAGAATAATAAAAATTATAAGCCATTATATTCCACTGATGATGTAGATACTATGCTGGAATATACATTGGAAAAACCAATGAATGAGAAAATCACTATTAACGAAGAAGTTGCTTTTGAGTTAATCCCAAGTGGTCATTTACTTGGAAGTTGTCAGGTTAAATTATATTTGACTGTAGGAGAGACAACAAAAACTATCCTGGTAACAGGCGATATTGGAAATAAAGTTGTAAAAAATAATTTTGTCGGCGAATATCAGCAGGTATTATCTGCTGATTTAGTAATTGGTGAAAGCACCTATGGAGACAAACCAGATATTAAAACTGGTTTAAAAGAACGAAAAAATGATTTGGAAAAATTTAAATCCATTATCGATACTCAAATTCATGAAATGAAAGGCAGAGTTATAATTCCAAGTTTTGCTCAGGGTAGAATTACTCAGCTGGCTTTGATGCTTTATAAAATGTATAAGGATTCTGATTGGAAGCCAAAAGTTTATATCGACTCTCCTCTTGCAATCAAACTTATTGAAGATTATTCACAAGCCCTAGATGGAGAAGAAAAAGAAATCTTTGACGAAATGCTAAAAGATAACATGTTTACTTTAGTAAAAGAGACTCTTGATAGTAAAGCTTTGGTGGCAAGCAATAAACCTTGCTGTGTACTGTCTACAGCCGGAATGTGCCAAGTCGGCAGAATCCGACATCATTTAAAAGCATGCGTATCTAATCCAAATGCAACTATCTTATTTGTAGGTTTCAGTACCGAAGGAAGCCTTGCATCTTTACTAAAAGATCCCAAAAGAAAATCTATTACTATCGATCAAAAAGATTATCCTTGTAGATGTTCTTCTTACTCTCTTAAGTCCATGTCAGGACATGCCCCATTTAATCAGTTAGTAGAAAACTATACTGCAATTAATTGCCAAAAGATTGTATTGCATCACGGATCTAATACAGCAAAAGAAATATTAAAAAAAGCATTGGACGAAGAATTTTCAAAACAGTGCAAATCTACAAGAGTTGTTATTGCTAATTCTAGTTTGAAATTTACAGTTTAAAAAAAATATTATGAAAGAATGAGGCTATGTGCCTATGAATAAAAGAAAAATGGAATTGTCTGATAAAGAATATACTGAAGTTGCAGAAAAATTAGATGCAGAGCAGGCTATTCTCGAAGATACAGAAATTATTGATAATCAGTATGAAAATCTTTTAAAACACAGAATTATTTTAATTAATGATTTAATTAGTGACTTGACAATTGATAAAGTTGTTATGCCTCTTTTACAAATGGACAATGATGGTTCTGGTGAAAAGATTACTATTTATATTAATACAAATGGTGGATCTGTCTATGATGGATTATGTCTTTGTAATATTATTGAAAATTTAAAATCTCCTACGGAAATTATTGTTCTTGGATATGCATATTCCATGGGATCTATCATTCTTATGAGTGGTAGAAACAATCCGAATGTTGTAAGAAAATGTTATCCATTTAGTACCGCACTTATTCATGGCGGGTCTTCATACATTGGTGGAACTAGCAGTCAGGTAAAAGACTATTTTAAGTTTAGTGAAAAATTTGAAAAACGTATTGCAGATTTTATTATTTCTCATACCAATTTATCAGAAGATGATTATGCAGCGATTGATAGATATGAAGCATATATGGACTCTGACGAAATGCTTGAGAAAGGTCTTGTAGACGAAATCATCTAAGAAGAGTATACCACTCTTCTATTTTTTTGAGTAAAAGGAGAAAAATCAAATGGCAAATCTAGTATATAAGCGCAGCACTACTACTTCTTTAAAGACTGCAGGCTTAATTGATGTTGAAAATATGACTATTACCGTGGACGGTGAAGATAAGAAGTTATCTCGTTTGTGGAAAGACTTTGAGGGCAGTGAAGTAGAAATCGTGATCAAAGTAAAGGTTGATGAGGATATTCCTGAGCCAACTGCTTCCGATGAAGAAGATGTATAAGAGAGTTGGTGAATGATTGTTTAATACAGATTTAAGCAGACATGAAGATGAAGACTTAATGGCATGGCAAATCCGTTGTTGCCTTGCCAAAAGAAGAAAAGAAACCGACATGGATTGGATTGAAATCCGAGATATGTTGGGCCTTGATATTACTCCTGATCAGCTACGAAAACAAGCCGTTGGTTATGAAGAGTATGACAATTATATTCATGGATTTTCTGGTGTAGCCACTACTATTCTATCCATTTCGGATTTACATGTTCCATTTCAGTTAGATTATGAGTTGTTAGAAAATTACAGAAATGTGGATATTCTACAGATAAACGGTGATGTTGTAGACTGTCAGGCTATTTCGAAATTTCCTAAGCAATATAGAATTTCACCAATGAATGAAATGATCGAAGGTCGTCAATATCTTATTGATTTAATCAAATATGTAAATCCTAAAAAGGTTTTTTGCAACTTCGGTAATCATGATGTGCGTTTCGCAAATTACTTTGCTAAGAACATTGATACCGATCTTTTGCAGTTACAGCCAAATACTTCTCTGGAACTAATTTTTGAAGATGGTTTCAGAAATTATGACAAAATGAATAAAACTAAGACCTGGTATGCTCCATTAACGGAAGTTTTTGATGGAACCGGCATTGAAATTCAATTTATTGATGACTGGAAATATAAAATCGGAAAGACATGGTTTGTTCATCCATTAGCATACAGATCCGGTATTCTCGCTACTGCTGATAAAGCAAAGGATTTCTTACAGGATACAGAACGTGAATCTTTTGATGCGGTTGTTATGGCCCACACTCATTCAATTGGTGATTCTGAGCGAGGATATATCCGATTGATTGAACAGGGCGCATTTTGTGATGTAGACAGGATGAGATACGCTGATGGTAAATTACAAAAACCACAGAAAAAGGGATTTGCGGTAATTTGTCAGGATAAGAATGGCAATCTAATTAAGGATAAAACGAAAGTCATTTCACTGAATTAAGAGGTTGAATACATGGATGTAAAATTATACTGCTGCTATTCTCTACCGCTTAGAAATTATCTAATGAAAAATGGCATGAAATATAATTTGGCGGCACTGAACCCGAATAGTAAAAAGTTATTTTGGGTTTATATCAAAAGCGAAAAACTTGATGAGTTGTTAAACAGATGGTCTACGAATAAGTAGATCACTTTTATTATGTAAAAATATATGGAAGGTTAAATATGTACGGTTTTATTTATATTACAACAAATCTTATTAATGGAAAACGATATATTGGACAAAAGAAATATGATAAAGAAGGAACATGGAAAAACTATTTAGGGAGTGGTACATATTTAAAGCGAGCAATTGAAAAGTATGGCAAAGATAACTTCTCAAAAGAAATAGTTGAAGAATGTGAGTCAAAAGAAAAATTAGACGAAAGAGAAATATATTGGATTTCTTTTTATAATGCGGTAGATTCAGATAATTTTTACAATATAGCTTCTGGTGGAGATGGTGGTGATACTATTTCTGGATATAACGAAAGTCAAAAACGTAAGCTTTCAAAAAAATTAAGTAAAGCGAGAAAAGGGAAAGTAAATTTAGGAAGTTCAAATGGCAATTCTCGAAAAGTAATTTGTTTGAATACTATGGAAATATATGACACTATTGTCGAAGCTTCTCAACAAACTGGTATTAATAAAGATTATATCCAACAATGTTGCTCAGAAAAATCCGGATTACAAACTGCTGGATATATAAATGGTGAGCGAGGAATCTGGAAATATTATGATGAGAATCAAATATATTTCTATATGCCGTTTAAAAAGAAAAAATGCGAATATATAAATGAAGTTTATTGTATTAATAAAAAAGAAAGCTTTAAAAATGCAACGGAAGCAGGGAGATTATATGGTATAAATAGTTCCTCAATTTCGCAATGTTGTAATAATAAATTATTATCCGCTGGAAAAGATGTAGTGACACATGAACCTTTAGTTTGGTGTTATAAATCAGATATTCAATTTGCAGAAGAAAAAATGCAGTATGTAAAAAATAGATATTTGAAAATACATGATGAAAAACATCATCAAAAAAAAATTAAATGTTTAAACACGAATAAAGTTTTTAACTCAATAAAAGAAGCTATGCAATGGTGTGGCGGGAACAATAATAATTTTAATAGAACTTTGAAGGATGATGGGTTTTATTATTATAAAAAGCACCCTACAACAGGAGAACAACTAAAATGGAGCTATGTTTAAATTGTTCTTATAAGATTGGAAATACATCTATTTACGAGCAAGGATGCTGTTGTGAAACAAAGCAGATGAAGTATACAGATGGGCAGTTAATCAATTCTCAGAAGGAAGGATTTATGTTTATCTGTCTGGATAAAAATGGTCATGTTATTGATGACAAAACAAAGTTAATTTCTTTAAACTAAAATTTGTGTAAAAGTTAAGTTATAAATTTCACAATATTTTTGGGTGACAAACCCGCTGTTGTCGATCAGCTAAAATCGCATAAACAAATAGGTTCTCGATCATCCGCAAAGAAAATCGTAACTAATCATAGGGAGTTGACTCCATTCGGAGCAGCTACCCTTTTTTATTTTAAAAAATTTTAACGAGAAAAAGGAGATATTTATTTTATGAACAAGACCGAATTAGTAAAGAACGTACAGACAATTGCAGTACAGGACGAGAAGTATGCAAAGATTTCTTTAAAGGATACTACTATTTTTGTAGATGCAGTTTTTGAAGCAGTTAAGGATGCACTGGTTAAGGGTGAGAAGGTTGCAATCACCGGCTTTGGTAGCTTTGATGTAGCAGAAAGACCTGCAAGAATTGGTAGAAATCCTGCTACTGGTGAAGAGATTGAAATTGCAGCTACTAAGACTGTTAAGTTTAAGGCTGGCTCCGCTTTAAAGGATGCTGTAAAGGGTGCTTAATTTAACACTCTCCCATCCCAGAAAAAATAAATAGTACATATTGCATCCGACATAAGGAATGAAAGGAAAATACGTTTAAATGAAAAAGGTAACTGAAAATAAAACACCTGAAGTTAAAGAAAATTTAAACATTATCACTGTTTATGACTACACAGAATTAGCATATAAGTTCATTCATCATTTATATCATACAGATAAAACTGTAGCTCTGATCGCGGGCAGAGATCTGGTCGAATACATTTTTGACGAGGTTATGGATCTGGATGAAACCAGTATTTGGAGGGTTAATCTTACTGATGACGATCCAGATATTGAATATATGTTAAGCGTAACTGACGAAGGTTATGTAACTGTCATCCCACTGGATGATTACGGTGATCTGTATGATGCAGATATCTTCTATATTGATATGGATGGATCTGTCTCCCAGGACGTGATTGAAGAATGTAAAGATCTTGAGAGGGAAGTTATTCTGTTTGGTCTTACAGATGAATGTGATGAAAACTGTGAAGATTGCGCAGAGCTACATGATGGTGAAATGAAGCTGGATGTAGAGACTGATGAAGATGATGACATTCATGGATTTACTGTAAGTAAGTCTGAAGATGGTAAGTATACAAGCCATACCTTCTACACTTCTGAAAAGTTATCTGAAAAACAGATGAGGGATTTTCTAAAACTTCTCGGCTATTAATTCGAGGAAAGTGTTATGGACATTAATACAATTATCAATATTGCTCAGATTGTCGTATGGGTCATCCTTGGCGGTCTGAGCCTTTATTTTAGGACGAATTCCAGGTTAAAAGAAGTTGCTGGCGATTATATCTCAGAAGCTGAGTCTGTATATAAGGATACAGTAAAAGCCGGTGGCATGAAACATGAGTATGTAGTGGAAAAACTATATGCTTTTGTGCCTGTATATATGCGTCCTATTTTTACTGTTGAAATGATCTCTCAGATTGTAGACCGTGCATTTGAGAGCATTGAATCTTATGGAAAACAACAGCTAGATAAGGCTGTAGATAAACTTCTTCCTAAACAGGAAGAGGGAAATAAGTAACTATTTTTGCGTTTTTATGAAAGGAGCTTTTGTATGATTTACGATTACAAGCATAGAAAAATTGAATATGAGTCCCCAATGGAGAAAGCTGAATATGAGCAGCATATGTCTCAGTTTGGTCCTGGTATGGGCAAGAGCCATCCAGATGATTGTCCAAGATGTAAGGCAAAGGGTTGGCTGACATTCCCTGGCACTACCTTTGAGAAGGAATGTGACAAGTGGGCTGCTGCTCATCCAGAGGAAGCTGCTGAGGTTGCTAAGGAAGCAAAGTAATTTTGTAGCATATTAAAACTTTTTATGTATGTGAGTGCGTGGTCTGTTATGGCTGCGCACTCTTCTAGTTACCCGCTGTAGACCACTAAAGAGGTGGGCCAGACTGTAAATCTGGCATCTTCGGATCAGCTTGGAGCGTTACCAAGGAGCGGGATTTTATTCAAAGTTTCTGTGATGGAATGGAGAATAACTAAGTATGTGCCTGTGGCACTATAGGATCGAGCCAGAGGCTCAATCCTCGCACACCACTCTTGCGAGTGATGTGCAATTATATCAAATGCAAAACTCAAATGATTATTAACAAAAAGGAGAATAAGTATATGAACAAGAAAAAAGTAACAACAGTTTATACCGATGACAAACATGAAGTTTTAAATATTGGAACAGGTGAAATTCATCATTCTGACAATGATAATATTGTTTATAAGAAAATTACTGTTGAAGAATTGTTCGAAGAATCTGATGAAGAAAAGGAAAATCTAAGATTTATGGACGATACTACATACATTAGAAATTTTAGAGGCAACGGCGTTTTATTTAGAGAATTTTTAACTCCACAAGAAGTACAGCTTGCATTATTTTTAGGAGATTTTGTTTGCTACCAAGATTGTATTTTAAGAAAAAACGGAAATAAACAAAGTGATATTCCTCTTACTATTGAAGATTTATACGTATTATACGGTGGAGGTTTAAAATTTGGCACATTCCGTAAACAGATGGGATCTTTAAAGAAAAAAGAAGTTATTGCCTATCATAGTTCGGGTATTCCTGAACTTGGTAATAAAACAAGATGCATCACTTTAAATCCATACATTTTTTGTAGAGGAATGAATGTTGATAAATGGATTAGTAATTATTTTTCAAATACTATGTGGGCGAATGTAACTCGTCAAAAAATTAAAAAATATCGATTATCTGATGATTTTTCGAATAATAATGAAGTAGAGTAAATAGAGATAGCCCATATATAAATCTTTAAAAATAACTTTAATTATAGTAAAATTTACGGTTTACTAGAATGACATTTAGACTTAAAATGTCAGCTCAAATGCCACTACTGGCACGTATGGTAAACTCTATTTAAAATATATAACAAAAAGGTGATTTATATGAAAACACGATTGGTATTTAAGGTGAGCATTGCAAGAAAATTATTAAAAATGGGATATAGAATTGTAGATTTGAAACCTGCAATTAAGGATGGGCAGACAGATTTTACACGAAGTATTTATGTCTTTGCCGAAGAAGGTAACATTATTGAAGATATTGAAAAGTTAACTCATGCATAAAGGTGACGATTCACAAAAATCTTAAAAAATTATTGATATTTAAGCAAAAATCAAATTTATGCGATGGTGTATAATCGGACAAATGGGAAAATATTGGACAAAATTGTATAAAATAGAAATTTGCATATTTTGTAAAAAGTTGCGGAAAACGCAATTTTGTTCAGTATAGAATTAGAGAACTATATCTGAGAATTTTGCTTAAAACACTACAAAAGGTATTCATTACGGGTGTATATATTTACACTTTTTAGAGCGAAAAGGTGTAAAAAATTACACTTATTTTCCAGAATTGATATTTATTGAAGAGGCGGTATGGTTTGTACTACTATCTCGCTTCTTTTTATTTTTTGTAAAGGAAGTGAGAAATTGGAAAGAGGTAGAATATATCATAATTTTTATACGGAAGAATTATGGTCTCAGGTAAATAAAGAGAATAAAAATATTATGGAAGATTTTCTCCAAGAATATAAACAGAGAAAAATGAGTAAAGGAACGATTGCAGGTTATCGCAACGATCTCCGTATTATTATGATTTATATATTAAAGGAGCTTGGGAACCGTTGTGTTCTTGATTTAAAAAAGAAAGATTTTCGTAATTTGAGCTTATATTTTACAGAAGAATGTGAAATGTCGGCAGCAAGAACTAATAGATTAAAAAGTTCCATCAACAGCTTGCTGACTTTCTGTGAGGATGACGATGACTACGACTACGAAGTTAACTACGCAAAAAAAGTGCGTGGAATTCCCAAGAATAGAGTCAAAGATGATGAAGACGATTTCTTCTTTACTTATGATGAGTTTATAAAAGTCAGAGATATTCTTGTAAAGCAAGAAAAATGGCAGCTCGCAGTGCTTTGGAGTCTTGGTTTTGATTCTGCTGGACGAAAGAATGAGCTATTTCAGGTAAAAAAAGAAGGATTACTTAATAGTAATAAAACAAATGTCGTAGTTGGAAAACGTGGTAAAAAATTTCCTCTTGTTTATTTAGATGACACTAAAGAACTTATTCGTAAATATCTTGAATGGCGTGGCGATGATGATATTGAATCATTATGGATCAAAGGGACGGGTGATAAAAAAGAGCCTATCTCCGACTCTAGTGTGTTGTATGATCGTATTGTAAGTATTTCTAAAATTCTTTCTGAAGTTCGTGGTGAAGAATGTAATATATTTACTCATACTATGCGTCATAGTAGACTTGAATGTTTATCACAGGGTACTGATTTAAGGTTATTAGATGAGAATGGTAATCCGAAGAAATATCCATTAGATCAAATTCAAGTGTTTGCTCATCATAGCAGCCCTGACACTACAATGGGCTATTTACGTGACCATTCAGAAGAAACCATCAATAATATGTTTGGTATTTAAACCACCCACCCATAAACAACCAGTGAGCATCGGTCACACGGCTAACCGATTAAAAAATTGCCGAGCGATGACTTGTCTGTGGCGAAGACAAGGGTAAAATAAAATATTCACTGTCGCTACTGCTCAAATGCGGCGTTATTGAACAAAACTCTTATGAGTTTCCGAGGAGTCGATGCCTGCATTGATTCCTTATTTTTGAACAAAAGCCGATGGAGGCTTTTACCAGAAATGGTACTTGTACCAAGTCTGGGTTTAACTGATTAGCGAATGACTGCTGGGCGGTCTGACACTCTGGAAAAACAGAGACATGTGCAGGAAACCTGATGCCAAAGTCTATATACTGTAGAATTCGATGGGTATAGACCTGAGTGGATCAGCACCACTCTCCTGCTTTTATATTTGCAGTAGTCCCATAATTGGTATTGGAACTGGTTGCTATCCAGTCGATCGTTAATTCGGTTTGTAGGTTCGAGTCCTACCTGCTGCGTATGCCGCTAATCCGGCTGGATGAGGAAACCGCCTTGAAAGCGGCTGGCTGTAAAAGGCTTTGGGGTTCGAGTCCCTATGGCGGCGTTATTATACTATATTATTTGTAAAACTATGATATAATGGAGGAAATATTATGGAGGAAAATTTTAGATGGTTTATCCAGCATTATGACGAAATATATTCCCTCTGTGGAGAATGTTATGTTGTTATAAAGGATACAAAGATTATTAAGATTTTTGATTCTGATAATGAAGCGTGTGACTGGCTTAAAGACAATGAACTTTTAGGTAAGGCTAATGTCCAATACTGTAATGGTGATGAAAGCGGTTATACGGTTTACTGGTAAGACTATTTAAAAAATATCATCATGTTTTATTCTACTTATAAAAATACTTATAGTAAAAATTCAATGTATATTATAACTCCTATATGTGTTTTATACGGAGAAAAATTACTAGAATTAAAAGCATTTTGGGATACAGGTGCTAGTCATACACATATTTCTCAAAGAGTAATTGATATTTTAGATTTAAAACCTAAAAGAAAAGTCAAAACGCTTTCACATCACGGGAATGATATAGTTAACGTATATACCGTCACTATTATGTTACCTACTGATTATATGGTTGTAGATATTGATGTATTATCTGAAAGTCAAAAAATATTAGATACTGACGTTGTAGTTGGCATGGATATAATTAGTAATGGAGATTTTCATATGGATTATACGGGTGAACGACCAGTATTTACTTTTAAACATCCGAATCCTGAGTCGGAGAAAGATACTTTTGTAGAAACTGAATTATATTAAATAAATTAAATATATATTGAGAGTCATTGTTTAGCACAATGGCTCTTTTATTTTGAGAATAAAAGGGAAATGAGGTGACTGTTATTGGCGACAGCTAAAGAACCAGCAACTAAAATAACAGTTGCTCAAGCTAAGAAAAAAATTACAGATCTTGAAAATAAAATACAAACTTTAAAAGATGGTGCATGGTGCCATATGTGTGATAAGCATAAGTCAGCTGATGCTTTTTATATTAGTACCGATCCTTTAAGTAAAAGTGGGCTGACTCCAATTTGTAAGGATTGTGCAAAAAAATTAGCATTAAAAGTTGGGAAAGATGGTGTTGAACATGAACCCGATAAAACATCAGTACAACTTGCCCTAAGATATTTAAACAAACCTTTTCTTGAAAAAGTATGGGACTCAAGTGTTTTAGAAACAGAAAATATTGTGTCTGGAAGAGTTAAAAGTAATTATTGGAATTCATACATTAAAAATATTGCTATGCAAAATTATTATGGTATGACTTTTGCGGATTCAGATATATTTGCTCCGATTGACATGTCTACTACTTCTAATAATGAAAATGAAACCGTTTCTGATTACAGTGAAGAACTTCTCTCTTCTTTTTCACAAAATAAAAAAGATGTTGTTAGGTTGTTAGGTTATGATCCATTTCAAAAAGAAGCATTAGAGGATCAGCCATATTTATATGCAAGTTTAATTGGATATCTTGATTCAAGTGAAGATGCTAATGAAGATAGGTTAAAAACTTCATCTTCTATTGAAATTGTAAAAGGTTTTAGTCATATAGAAAAAATCAATGATATGATTACTCTTTTAATGAGAGATGTTAGAAATTTGGAGAAAAATATTTCTACTATTAAAAATCTGGAAGACACAAAAAATAAAATAACATCTTCTGTTTTAAATTTAGCAAAAGACAATGGAATCAGTTTAAAACATTCTGTTAATGCTTCAAAAGGTGAAAATACTTGGACTGGAAAAGTAAAAAAAATGAAAGAAATGAATTTACTTGAGGCGGAAACAAATTTATATGACGTAGAATATTCTAATGGATTATCTCAAGTGGCAGAAATAAGTGATGCAGCAATAATTAAACAGATTCGATTGGATGAAAATGACTTCCATGATATGTTGATTCAGCAGAGAGAATTAATTGATAAATATAAAAAGGTAGCTGATATCAATGAAGAAAAGGCTAGGATTCTATTAAGAGAAAATTACGATTTGAAATCTTTGATAAATGAACATGGCATAGAATTAGAAGGTGATAATCATGATTGAAACAGAGTCTGGAATACTTATACCAAGTGATTATCATATTTATGTAAAACCTACTGAACGAGAAATATCACAAAGAAAATTAGAAGGATATAAAAAGTTAGCTGAAATTCGTCAATGGGGATTAAAATACCCTACTAGATTTTTATCGGAATTCGTAGGGGTCGATCTTCTCGATTCGCAGGAATATACTTTTATGATGAGTTGGACAAGACCATATGTTTTATGGTTAGAATCTCGTTCAGCTGGCAAAACCACAAAACTTGCACTTTATGCAATGTTGAGAGGTCTTTTACATAATAATTATCGAATATATATATGTTCTGGTACTGCTGACCAGTCACAAGAAACATTTCGTAAAATCGAAGATATTGCAATGAAAAATATCGAGTCTATGACAGGATTAACGGATGTTTTTAAAAATGAAGTTGAAATTTCTCAAGCAAACTCATCTGGATTTATTCATAATCCAATGGGTTTTACTTATAGGCTATACAATGGCAGTTTTGTAAAAACCTTAAACTCAAATATAAATGCCAAAAGAGGTAAGAGATGCGAAGCCGTCTATTTTGATGAAGGAGGTTGGCTTTCAGAAGAAGAATTTAATGTTATTGGTGCATTTACTACACAAAACTCTAACTTTAAATTAGGTGGTACAGTAGATGTCTCCACTATTCCAAAAGAATTTCCTCATCAGCTTCTTTATGCTTCTTCAGCTTCTTCTATTGATACAGCATTTTATCATAAATATCGTGATTTTTCTAAACGAATGTTACTTGGAGATCCAAGATATTTTGTTGCAGATTTGAATTGTGATATTGTTATTAACACAACATTTCATGGAAAAAAATATCCCGTTTCTCTTCTTAACAGAGAAACTATCGAAAATGAAATCAGAAATAATCCAGAAAAAGCAAATCGTGAATATTATAACCAATTCACACAAGACGGCGGCGTGGGCCAAATTATCAAACGTGCTTTAATTGTGCGTAATTCTTATAATCGACCTCCAGTTTTATCAAATGATACAAATACTAGGAAATTTGTTTTTGCGTATGACCCTGCCCGTAGCACAGACTGTTCTGTTCTTGGTATTGGTGAATTGCTTTATGATGAAGAAGAAGGGTATACAATGGATATCGTAAATGTAGTTTCTTTTGCAGATTTAGGCTTGAGACGTAAAACACCTATGATGACTCAAGACCAAATTAAAGAGATTCATAAACTTCTTCTTGATTATAATGGGGATGCTATTGATTATAACAATATTGAATTGTTTTTAGCTGATGCGGGTTCTGGTGGAGGCGGAAACTCTTGGGTTAGAGATAGTTTAATTGAAGAATGGAAAGATAAAAGCGGTAAGGCTCATAGAGGTCTTTTAGATAAAGAATATACAAACGGTGATATTTATTCTAAAAGATATCCTGATGCAGTCAACAAGCTGAAACTTATTGAACCTTCTAAATATAAAGCAGAAATGTTTGAAGCCTTAATTAAAATGGTGGAAGCAAATAAAATCCATTTTACAGAGAAATATGATAATAAAGGTTATTTGAATATTCTTGAAGTCGATGATAAATTAATGAAAGATTCAGAAGCAAAAATAAGAGCCGATCTTGATAAAATGGATCTTGACGTAAGTGCTTATGAAGAAGCATTAGAAGAAAGACTTTCTGAAATCGAAGCGGCAAAAACAAAAGTGTATAAACTTTCTCTCGATGAAGAAGTTGCATTGACTCAAATTGATATCATGAAAGAAGAGATTGTAAATATATGCCGTGTGAAACGTGATGGTGGTAAAGACAGCTTTAAATTGCCAGCACATAAAGATGCAGATACAGGTAATTCCGAAGCAACTATGCATGACGACCGTGCGTATGTCTTAGCAATGCTCGGCTGGTTTTTATCGGAAAAAAGACTTGAACATATAAAACAAAAAAAGAAACGTTCCTCTTCCACTTCTGATCTTGTAGATCTTCTACCAATTAAAACAGCAAAACGTCATTCGTATTTCAGCTAATTACATCAATACAATCTTAAAAATATATACAGGAAGGTGGTGTACAGTGGGCAGACCAAAAGGCTCAAAAAATAAACCAAAGGTGTTAGATAGTACACCTACTACTGTATCAAACAGTATAAAAATATCACCTCTGTCTAAACAGGACAAAGTTGATAAACTATTATCTACGAAAAAAGTCACTCCTACTATTTCTACTCCAACTGGGAAGAAAACGGTTAAGCAAGTGGCTTCTGTAATTTCTAAACAAGAAAAAGTTAAAGAAATGTTTGCTGCAACAAAAACAATGATTGATGCACTGCAGCTGACTGATTTATCTAAAACAGAAACAAGAACATTTCAGTCTTATTCTCGTGAAACTCTTAGAACTTATCTAAAATCTCCCAAAACTTATGAATCACAGCTTCGTAATCTAAGCAGATACTTATACAGACTTTGCTACGAATACCGGCGTATTTGTACCTTTTACGCCAGGATGATATGCGGAGATGCTTTCCATATTATTCCTATCGGAGATCCCCGTGAAATGTCAGATGAGGAAATCGCTGATAATTATTATGAAACAATGCTTCGTTGGCAAAGAATGAATTTCGAAAATGAAATTACAAAACTTCTTTTAACAGCATGGCGGGAAGACTCAGTTTATGCCTACGTATATGACGATTCAGATCAGGAAGGCGGCACATGCTTCTACCAGATTTTAGATGGAGATTATTGCAGAATATCTTCTATTGAAGAAGGTGTATTTAGATTCGCATTTGATTTTAGTTACTTTAGAAGTCATCCGACATATTTGGAATACTGGGATAGCGAGTTTAAGAAAAAATATGACGCCTACGACAAAGACACTTCTTTGCGCTGGCAGGAACTCGATCCAGAAAGGCAGATATGTTTCAAAGTAAATGCTGATGATCCAACAATGGATTATCCTCCATTCGCAAGTTTGTTCGAAAGTATCATTTCCAATATTGACCTTCAGGCATTAAAAACTGCCAAGGATGAACTGAGTGCTTATAAATTATTAGTGGCACGATTAAAGCCGTTGTCTGGTACAGAAGACCCTGACGACTTTGAAGTTGATCCTGCTACCGCATTGAAATACTATAACAAATTTGCGGCGGCTGTACCTGAATATGTAAATACTTGCATCTCTCCTCTTCCAATCGAGGCAATTGAATTTAAGGATCTAAACACTACAGATGATACAGATATGATCTCTAGTTCACTCTCCAATCTTTTTAAACGTGTGGGCGGTGTTACTCTTGATAATGACAAAACGGGTACGACCATTTACGAAGCACAGATTATTGCAGATATGGAAGTGGCGCACAGCACCATTGTTCCACAGCTGAATAATTATCTAAATCTTTACTTCAAGTATGTAATTGGCGATGGACATGCACATATCAAATATCTTGAAGGAGTATGTCCTTATACCAGAAAAGCAAAAAGAAAAGAATATCTGGAGTCTGCGCAGAATGGATTTTCAAGAATGAAAATTGGAATTCTGGATGGTGATAGTCAGCTTGAACAGGAAATGTCTCTTAGATTAGAGAAAGCGATAGGATTATCTGATTTGATGCAGCCACTAAGTACAAGTTACACACAGAGCGCTTCTGGAACTGATCCTGTAAATGGAGGCAGGCCAGAGTCTGATTCTGCTGATTTAACGGATGAAGGCAGCGCTACTCGTGAGAAATAAGGTAGGTGATACCGAATGGATAAGAAATTTATAAAGACATCAAGCCTGGAAACCGTGGCAATTTTACAGAAATTAGGTTTTCAGCAGATTGATGAAAATAATGGTATTTATACTTTTTTGAATGATGGGAAACTTTTATTCGAAAAAGGTATGGATATAGAAAATGTACAATTTAGTAATGTACTTTGTTTTTAGCCACTCCTTTTGAGTGGATTTTTTATTACTCAAAGAAAGGAGGTTAAACATAAAGGATAATGTCAAAAAAAAGAATTTATAGTTTAGAGGATTTATATAATTTGATTTCTTCTAATAAAGTTGATTATAATTTTAATTCTGATAAAACTGGATATCAGTTATCTGTTCAAGTTCCAGCTCAATTTGAAGTGATGAAAGAAAATGGTGATGATTCTCTTCTATTTTGTAAAGTGAAATTAATGCACTCTGGAGAAAATCGGAATCATTCTAATGTGACAGATGATGCTTTAACAAAGGCAAGTAAGACTTTAGCTTATAAGCCTATTCTTGCAAATTTTATGGAATATACAGATGAAAATGGCGAGACTTTAAAAGACTTCACTTCTCATGATATGGAATTGAATGAAGATGGCACTACTACATATTTTGAGAAACAAGTTGGATGTTTTACATCTGATGATCCGTATTTCGAAGTTGAAGAAGACACAGGACATAATTTCTTATACGGATATTGTGCAATTCCTGTTGGATACACTGATGCCGCTTCAATTATTGAAAGAAAAGGCGGAACAAAGGTAAGCGTTGAGCTTGCGGTTAATGAATTATCTTACAACGTAGAAACACATGTTCTTGATTTGACTGATGTTGTTATTTTAGGAGCAACCTGTCTTGGAAAGAACCCTACAACCCTTGAAGACGTTGGCGAAGGAATGAAAAATGCCCGTCTTGATATTGTAGACTTTAGTATCGAAAACAATGGTGTCATCAATCGATATGATAAAGATATGTTCGAATTGCGAGAAAGATTAGAAAAACTGGAATCTATTTGTTTTAATAAAAATGAAAAAGATAATCAGGAGAAAGGAGGAAACGAAAACAGAATGAATATGTTAGAAAAGCTGTTAACACAGTATAACAAAACTATTGATGATATTACCTTTGACTATTCTGAATTGTCTGATGAAGAGTTAGAGGCAAAATTTTTAGAAATGTTTAGCGATGATACAGATTCTACTGCTATTGCAGGAGAAGGAACTGGCGAAGATCAGAATAGTTCTAATGACGATAACCAAGCTGTTTCTGACGGAGATGGTGACAATGGATCTGGCACTACCGCTATCGAAAATTCATTCGATGGAGATAGTAATAATGGAAGTGATCAGACATTTGAAGTTTTGAAAAGAGAATTCTCTGTTTCACACGAAGATATTAAATATGCCCTTTATAATTTACTTTCAGCAATTGAGAGTGATGAAAATGATTGGTATTATATCACAAATGTATATGATGATTATTTTGTATATGAAAATTGGGACGGAAATAAGATCTTTGGTCAGAAGTATTCTGTAAAAGATGATTCTGTTACATTTGATGGAGACAGATATATTCTTCATAAAGAATATCTTACAGATTCTGAATATGCAGAACTTAACGATATGCGCGCTAACTACGCTGCTATTTCTGAGAAGTTATCTAAATACGAGGAAGCAGAAAGTATTGCTGATAAGATGACTGTATTTGACGATCCAGCATATGCAAACTATCTCGAATCTGATGAATTTAAAAATCTGATGAACAATGATATCGTAAAGAAATTTACAAAGGAAGAACTTGCTGAAAAGGCTGATGCAGCTCTTGGAAGACTTGTAAAAACTACTAAGAACTTTTCTTTTGGTGAAGTAGACGCAGAACCTGCTCAGAAAAAACCAAAGAATAAAGTATCTATTTTCTCAGATTTTGATACAGCTAAAGACCAGAATGTTTACGGAGATTACTTCAAATCTCTGAATTAATTACAACTAAATATTAACTAAGTTAAGGATCTCAGACTGAGGTTCTTTTTTATTGCTTAAATTTCAAAAAATAACAAGGAGGAAATCAAAATGGCAAGTGTATTTGAAAAATTTGCTAATGGCGGTAGAGGTTGTGCGGAATCAACTCTCATGTTAGCAACCATGGCTGGCGGCCATTTCTTTAATATTGTATCTGACAAAGAACTTGATAATGGCAACGTAGTTGCTTATCCAGATCCAACAAAATGGGAGGATAACGATACTTTTAAGGCCGTTGCTCCAACTGCAGCAGATGAGATCGTTCTTCATTTAACTCCAGTAAAACTGTATGAGGAATATACCAAGTCTTTCCAGGATGAGGATAACTATTACCTTGGTGTTGGCGAGGTAGGTCGTGCTTACGAAGTATACAAGGGTGACAGATTCTCTGTTGATGAGGCTTGTTTTGATGAAGGCGCACAGCCAGATGAACAGAAGTATGTCGTAGTAAAGGACGGTACTTTCAAGCTGGATACTTCTGCTACTGATAAGTCTGATACCAATGCTTTCGTTGGTTACATTCTTCATAAGCAGCCAAACGGCAAATATACCATCTTCGTAATGAAGAATCATGCAGAGTAATGAGAAAGGAGGAAAGATAAATTATGTCTAAGAGATTATTTTTCGCTGATTACAGTGATGTAATGCAGCAGAATTTTACAGATTTAAAGGATATCCATACATTCGCAAAGATTTGTATCGATACATATAAAAATCAGTTACAGGGTCAGACACAGGCTCAGGCAAACACTGTAATTAGAAATAAAATTAGAGAGGTAGCTGGATTACCAGAGAACCCAAATGAATTACAGATTAAGAGAGCATTCAAGAAGGAATCTGTTCGTGAAGCAATTTTCGAGATTCTGGAAGAGACTCTGGATAATACTTTAATTACTGGTTGGGCAAATGATCCGTGGTTCCGTCAGTATGTAGAGTTTAAAACTATGGTTCTTGGTACAAAGAACTCTTTCTATATTAAAGCTGATGATATGATCCTGAATATCTCTAAAATCAGCGGTGGCCATCACAACATCGAGAGACAGAGATTAAATAAGGGTTCTGAGATTTCCGTAAAGACCGCTACCTATGGTGCAAAGGTTTATATGGAAATGAGCAGATTCTTACAGGGTGTTGAAGATTGGAATGAACTGATCGATGCCATCTCTCGTGCTTTCACTATTCAGGTTAACCGCATGATCCACAATCAGGTTATGGGTGCTGTTAAGCAGTTACCAGTTCAGACCAAGTGGAATCGTAAGGGTCTGGCAAATACTGCCAACAAGAAAAACTTCAAGGAGCTGATTGCAGACGTTAAGAGAGCTACTGGTTCTACTGCTGTTATCATGGGTACTGAAGTTGCTCTTGGTGAGTTAGCTGGTTTTGGTGATGTAAACTGGATCTCCGAAGCAGCAAAGAACGACATTTACACAATGGGTCGTCTTGGTAACTTTGAAGGTACTACTATCGTAGAATTACCAAACCCATTCGAGTACAATGATGAAACTGCATATCTGGAAGCAGACAATCAGGTTATCATCATGCCAGGTAACATTGATAAGTTCGTTAAGTTCTACTATGAAGGTGCTGACGAAATTGTTGAGCATTCCGAGATTGCTGACAACGGCGATGATACCAAGGATTACGAGTTCAAGACTACTATGGGCGTTGAAACCATTACTAACCGTAGATTTGGTGTATGGAAATTTGAAGCTTAATTAATGACTTTTATTGGTGGGTAGATTTACTTCTGCTCACCAAATTTTTGATTGAAAGGACACGAAATGAAATTATTTGAATTAGCAAAAGAACTGGATGTCAAAAGTAAAGTCTTAATTGATCTTTTAAATGAATCCAGTGATAAGAAATATGTTGCCACATCCGTTCTTGATGATGAACAGATTGAGTTTATTCGTTCTGAAATGGATACCGCTAAGAAAGAAGAAGAAAAAGCTGTGGAGAAAAAAGTAAAGACCGATGCAGATTATCGTCCTGATGAGATGATTAGGTGCCACTCTGTTTTCCCAGGAATTCTTTATTTTTCAGGTAGACATACAGGAATGACTTATACCTTTGTTGGTACTGGTGATGTACGTAACGTAGAGTACCAGGATTTAAAAGCTGCCATGCTTGAGCATACAGAATCTATTTTCAATCCAGACATTGTTATTGACGATGCAAATCTGATCAATGATGAGCACTGGATGGATGTCAAACGTGTATATGAAGAAATGTACGATGAACAGGATATTAAGAAGCTTATTGAACTTCCGTTAAGGGACTTCAAAGTTGCATTCCCACAGCTTCCTATTCCAACTCGTGAAGCGATCATTACACTGTTTGCAACTCAGATTGAAAATGGAACTTTTGAACAGCTTAATAAGGCAAACTATATTGATGAAGTATGTGGTACTCGATTAGACCTTAAGATGCACTAATAAATCGGAGGTGATTTATGACCTACGATGAAATTTATAGCTGTTTCTATCCATTGGTAGAGGATAGCACGTTCTTTTCTCTGCCAGATGATTATGCTTATGATTTAATGAGAAATTGGCTACATGCAGCCGTTGGGAAACCATATATTAGGAAGATCTTCTCTTCTATTACATTAGATGATGAAATTATGACACTTACATACTCTCTCACTAATCCTGTTGATGAGGATAGCGATGATGATTTTGTAAAACATGTCTTTGCACAATTTATGGTAATCCAGTGGATGCGTCCAAAGATTGATAACATCCTCAATATTGCAAATATAATTGGTGGAAAGGAAGAAAAGAAACTTCAATCTAATTATAAAAGCAATATGGAGCGCGTTGAATATCTCGAAAAATCATTGCGCAGACTCATCCGTGATTATGGATATGAAAATAATGATTATCTGAGCGGAGGTACGGAATGAAACATCTCTATGGAACCTTTACAGATAATCAGGTTAATGAAACCAAAAAATATCTTCGAAATTCTATTTATTTCTTATTGCTCTGTGTAGATCCCAATACCTGTGATGATTATAGAAATATTGATGTCAATCAGGCTTTTGAAAGTTTATTGACTAAACTAGGCGGATTTAATCATCTCCTCTACTATCATAAAAATGTAGTGGATGTCATGAGCCTATTAAAAGCCGCCCAGGATGTTTATAATCAACCAGATTTTGATTTTAAAGCATATAGGAAATTGGTATTAGATGCCGGAGTTGAAGTTTTAAAAATAAAGGACGGTGATGAAGATGCCGTCATTTAGAGAAGCCAAAAGGATCTACGGCTCAAATTTAACCATCGGTCAGCAACTCAAACAAATGTCTGATATGGCGATGGAAGAAACTTGGGACAATAACATCCAATCTAAAGTTTGTTATATTTACGATTATTATCATGATAATCAGCCAGATAAAAAAGATCATATGACATACGAGCGTACAACAAAAACTCGTATCGATGCAAAATTTATTGTCAAATCATATCAGTCCATTGATAAAGATCAGGTCGATTATTATATTCAGTTTAAACCAAGTCAGCCAGTGGAATTTACAAAGAACGATCAACTATACTATTATGAACAAGATTTTCGAAGAAAATACGGCGCAGAATTTCCAACAGGATTATATTGCGATATCCCTGATGAAAAAGGCGTTTATAGGAAATGGATGATTATTCTTAGTGAGCCAGCAAATCAGTTCACAAAGTATTTGGTTCTTCCAATTAATTACAATTTTATGTGGATAGAACGTAATGGCAAAGAACGCATTAAACGTAGAATGTGGGCTGTTTTAAGAAGCCAAAACTCGTATAACAGTGGTCTATGGACGGATCTTAGATTTACAACGCAAGAAAATCAGGACAAAGTTTTATTACCTTTAAATTCAATTACTGACAAAATTTGGTATACCGATGATCAGAGTAAAACTATGCGTGTACTCGTAAGTGCTTTTACAGACCATCCTATAGCATGGAAAATCAGTAAGGTTGAGAATTCTCAGCCATTAGGAATTCAACGTCTTACTTTATATCAGACTTTCTTTGAACAAAATCATGATTATATCGAAAAGGATTCCGATGGTTATATTATAGGTATGTGGGCTGATTATTTCAGTGATGGTGTTACACCTACCGATCCTTCTACTCCCACTTTTCTACCATCTGTTTATTCTAAAATCTCAGCATCTACAGATTCTCTTAAAGTTGGTGGCAGCTATAAAACGCTTACGCTCAATATCTTTAAAGATTCCGATGATGATATTACAAAAGAATATTCTGATGCAACATTTACTTGGTCATGCAGTATAGGTGACGAAGATTGGACTGACAAAGTAACCTGGCGTCCAGCTGCTTATAATCAGATGAAAGTGAAGTTTCCTGACGATAGATCGCAGCTAACTAAACTGATTACATTTAAGTGTACTGTTATCAAAGGTGATATATCTTTTGATTCTGAACCACTGCAACTGCAGTTGATTGTCTAGGAGGTGTAACATGGCTGAATTAATAACAAAAGATGATCTTTTAAATAAACTTCGGGCTTATTGTGAAACTCCTGATGATGAAACAATTCGATATAAAAATAAAATTAAAAATGCTCTACTCTACTGTCCTGAACTGCTATATGCAATGGACGAAAAAGAATTAGAGTCTGAACTTTTTGATGAAGACGGGAATATAAATTGGGACCCAGAAACTCATGAGCCATTAGGGGAATGGGATAAATATTTTGGTGACTCAGCAAATATCCGTCCTGCGCTTTTTATTCCTGATACGCAGACAAAAGTGAAAAATTATGTTTGTTATCAGGTAATGTTCGATGAGTTGCCGCGTTATAACAATATTCAGAAATATACAGAAATCACCTTTACTATCTTCTGTCAGGAAGCAGATCGACTTGATTCTAAAACTGGCATTTCTCGTCATGATCTTATTGGGTCAATTATTCGTGAACGCTTTAATTGGTCAAATATATTCGGAATGCAAGCAAAATTAATCTCCTCAAAAGAGTCTACTACGGATAATCATTATTTGGTAAGGACTCTTGTATTCCAATTATTAGATTTAAATGGAATTGCTTATACTCCATTTAACGAAAAATCTTTGATCAGGAATAACGAGTATTGGCAGTAAAAAAAGAACAGTATTTTGACAACGATGAACTTAAAATTTATAGAGGAGAAGATTTTGTAGTATCAGAACATATCAAAATACATCAACCTACATTGGGCGAAATCTGTGATTATGGTGAACAAAAATATTATTCTATGGTTCATAGTTTGTTATCAACTCCTGCATCAATGAAAGCACAGTTGTGGCAAGCGGGTATAGATTATACTACTATTACTCCATTTCGACTTTTTATAGGTTTTATATGTAAAATTTATCCAGTAGAGACAACTTCTCTTCTATTTGGAGATTTGGATTTTACAAAATTCCAAATTCAAAAAAGAGTCGATTCTGACGACTTATTTTTATATCAAATCGTAGATGATGATCTTATTGCTATAGATGAATTTACATATAATATTATCTGCGATTATTTAAGTAAAGCTCATTTTATTGAGCGTGACTTTAAGTATCCTGCCAACGAATCAACAAAAAAGTTTCTTATTGAGGATGCAATTGAAGAAATGATGTTGGCAAAAAATAAGCCTTATCATTCACAACTCAAAAATTTAATCTCAGCTATGATTAATAGTGAAGGATTTAAATACAATCATTCTCAAATTTGGGATATGAAAATAAATGCATTTATGGATTCTGTAAAAAGAATCGGGAAAATCAAAAATGCTAGTTTGTTATTGCAATCTGGTTACTCCGGTTTTGGAGTAAACCTAAAAGACATAAGCAATAAGCAGCTAGATTGGTTAGGAGAACTCGAATAGGGTTCTCTTTTTTATTACAAAAATTTAAAGGAGGAAATTATAATGGCTTTCAATCCTAATGAATTAGTTCTTGAAAGAATTAAAACTGTTGAAGAATATGATATTTCAACAAACGAATTACTTGGTAGATATACTCAGATTGAAGAACCAAGTTTACAGACAAGTGCAGATGGTACTGATGTAACTGATGCTATGGGAGCAAAAATCACCACTTTCTATAATGCACAGTCTGGTACTTTTGGATTTAGCAACTCTCTGTTCTCTCTTGATTTAGCTGCATCTCAGTTTGGTACAGAAAAGGTTGTTGCTTCTGCTGAAAATAAGATTATTATTCCAGTATCTGAAACAATTGCTATCGGATCTGATCATACTGTAACTTTAAATTATGTTCCTGTTGGTACAAAGGGTGCTGAAGTAAAATACGTTAAGGTAATTAATGGTGACAATACTTTCGGAAAAACCTATGAAGTGGCAGCTGTTGCTGGCGAAGGTAAATTTACTCTCAATGCAGAAAACAAGAAAATTACTTTACCAGAAGATGTTACTGGTCGTGTATTTGTAAATTACAATAGAGAAAGTGATGCTGCTGTTCAGGTTGACAAGACTACTGATAGCGTACCAAAGGTTAAGAAGCTTATAATCAAAGCAATTTTCCACAATGTTTGCGATGTCAATAAGACTTATTTTGGTTATATTGTATGTCCGAGAGCACAGGTTGACCCATCTAGTGTTGAATTAAATCTGACTTCTGATGGTAAACACGCCGTTTCATACAATCTGCAGCGCAGTTACTGTGATGAGGAAGGAAAACTGTTCTCAATTTTAGTTTCCGAAGATTAATTTAAAATTACCAGGAGGGATTATTTCTCTCCTGGCTTGTTATTATGATTGGAGAAAACTATGTCAGAAGAATTAAATGCGACATGTAGTATCTGTGGTAAAAGATATCATGTATGTCATACGTGCAAAGAAATCACTTCATTTACACCATGGCGTACTATTACCGATACCAGAGATCACTATATGATTTTCCTAGCTTTATCTGAGTATACAAAAACAAAGAATAAAGCTAAAGCAAAAAATGAATTATCAAGATGTGATTTAAGTGAACTGGAAACTTTCGATAATGACGTAAAACGTGTTATCAAAGAAATTCTAAAAGAGGACGAACCTAAGAAAACGGTTCAGAAAGTTATGTATAAAAAGCCTGTATCTGTTAAAACAGATGAGGTAAAAAAGAATGATATTGAATAGTGAGTTATTAAGGTCGTAGGCTATGCCGATTTACTATTCAGTATTTCAGTATAGCCTATTTTTTACGATTTTGAAGGAGTGAGAGGATATAAAAGAATATAGTGATATTTTTCAAACTGAATATGAAACCGAAGAAGTAAGGTACATTCCTAATATGCAGCAGAATTATAAATATTTAAATTCATCTTTGTCTGCTGGTCAGTTAGTGGATATCATTTGTGGAAATGAAAATAGAATCGTTTTTGTATGGAAAAAATCTCCACAGATGAATGAACTTTATAAGCTTTGGTGTGAACATAAATTATAATGGTTAGCCAAGATAATGGCTGTAAAAGCAGATGATATACCTGTGATGACGTACTGGACATGAACAGTGAAAAATAGTCAGGAAGATCTGCTGCTCTCCTATAATACAGAAATAAGCACCCAATACACTTGGATGCTTATTTCTACTACTCTTCTCGTGAATGACCAGTTCACGAACTTTTGAGTTCTGCATATTTACTACATATTTAATATACCACTAATTATTGATAAATTCAAGAGGTGATTTTATTTAGCAATTCTACTTCTGTATCTATACATAAGATATTTGCTATTCGGAGGAATTGGTCAGACTCCTTATACTTGAACTCATGCTAAATAAAATCTATTGTTAATTAGTTACTTATGTCGATCCATGATGTCTTTAACAATGTCACGTATCAGTCTGACAACCGTAACGCTGATCATTGTAATGTAGTAAATGGTTTGCAAATTAAATTGCATAGCAGAACTCTCCTTTCTTCTTATGTGCCGAAAGTTTCATAAGTATGCGTACCTGCTTATGCACTATTAAGTATATTCATAAAGGAGAGTTTTGTCAAATCAAAAATGCTCTTCCATTTATTTCCAATTCTTCCATATTTTTGGTATGGAAACCATATATTTCCAAAGGTATAATTACACTACAAAATTATGGAAGGGGATAATAAATGGCAGAAGAAAGAGTTGTTTCAAGCGGATATGTAAAGTTATTAGCAATAGATACTTCGCATATAAATACCAGGATATTAATAGAGAGAAATGCTGATAATTGGCATGATGTAGATGGTTTCATGAGAATATGTGGACATATGAAGAATGTGATCATCTATGTGATACATATGAATTATAATGAGAAGTTAATGTATAAAGATTATCAAAAAATATTTCCTAATATACATTGGTTCGATTACATGGAAGATTTGTTGGGAAAGAAACAAGGAAAGATTATAAATTATAGAGAGCCGATGGATTAGATCGACCCTCTCTCTATATATATATGAATAAAAGGATTTGAGACACACACTCATTAAAATGCATTCATTACCTGAGAAGCAGAACCCGTGATGGAATGCGGCGACTGCGGAGGTTCGAGAAAGGTGGCAACTTACCATAATCCATCTCAGCTTTGGCGAAAGAAAGTTGTGTTATTAAAAAATGCACTCACCTCTCCCACGGTAGACGTGTCAATAAAAAGAACATGAAAGTTTGACCCCGGCTACAGAACGCTCAATTATCTATCGGTTAGGATAAGACCGCCAGTGCTCACAGACACATTCCCATTTGCCTAAACGAAAACGGTTGTAAGCGCTGACGTGTACTAGATACGGATAAATACACATATGCATAGAACTTCACCAAAACTTTCTTCTGAAATTACAGACATAAGATCGGTGAGTGCAAAAATATTATAACATATTATAAATGTCTTTACCAGTCTTTGGTAAGGGCATTTTTATTTTGGAGAAAAATGAGTAATGCATTAAAATTAACATCGCCTCTAGGAGTTTCGGTTAATCATTATTTAGCCTACAGAGCTATTATGAAAAATGGTAAACCTATGGCTATGAGCTATAAGACTCCTGAAGCGGTAAAATATCAAAAAGATTTTAAAGAATATGTAATACAAGAAGTTAAAAAACAAGGTTATAATTTAAAACCAGATCCACTACAGCATTTTTATATAGATGCTGTTTTTTATTTTGATCGTATAGATCGAGACCCAAATAATTATTTTAAATGCCTACTTGATGCAATTACAGAAACAGGACTTGTTTGGGTCGATGATAACGTGACATGCGAACGTGTGCAGCGCATCTACTACGATTCAGAGAATCCACGAATAGAGTTGACGATACGACCTGTGAATTACATCGGGGTTTTTGACGATGCCCCACAGCTGGAAGAATTCAAATCCCGCTGCATCGGATGTAAAAGATACAAACGAAACTGTAGTTTACTGAAAAAAGCAATTGAAGGACGTATCCAGCCTGAAATCCACGATGGAGAATGTGATAAATATACGCCTGATGTAAAGGAGAAAAAGGAATGACAAAGATTACAATTGAAAAACTTGCAACTGAATATAACAACAGAGCAAATGAAAATTTAAAGGATCAGTATTTAGAAGATACTCTGGAAATTAAGAAGTATATTCCATTTAACTTAAAGGTAACACTCGCAGAAAAGTTAATGGAAGTGACTATGTACGACAAGAACAAGAATGTTCACGTAAACTCCGCCGCACAGTATCTCCTCTTCTGTCGTATCGTTCTTGAGAACTATACTAATATTACTATCGGTGAAAATTTCCATGAGGAATATGATCTACTTAAAGAGTCAGGTATTCTGGATAAGATTATGGTAAAAATTCCTGAAGGCGAAATGGCTGAATTAAACACTGTAATCAGTATGGCTCGTGAAGATGTAAGAACCAACGCTTATGAGCCTCATGCATTTATTGCAGGTCAGGTGGAAAGGTTTGGGACTCTGATTGGGACTCTTCTCGATCCTGTAATTGGTAAGTTGGCTGATGAGGTGAAGAATTTAGATAATGCTACTGTAGAGAAAATGGGCAAGACGTTGGACCGTGTATTCAAGAAGTATGCAGGTAGCGGTGCTGATTTAAAGAGGGTGAAATAAATTTACAATGTGCTATAAAAACAGAAAAGCCGCACCTGGTTTGATACGGACTTCTCTTCTACGAACTAGATCGTCATCTAGCTCAACTCCTATTCATTATTAATTTGTTCCCTATTTTTTAAACAGAGCAATGACTGCAACAATAATTGCTGTCGCTCCGTTAATCAGAGAAACTAATACAGCTTCACTCATAAAACCTCCTTTCATGGTGTGGACACGAAATTTGGTAGAGTAAGCTGCTTTGTGTAAATTATACGAAGTATAAAAATCACCTTCGCCTTTCTGTACCAAATGGTACGTGAATAGGATGGTTGACGGGTTACAGTAAATCGCAAGCTCTTGCACTACTATTATAGCACATTGAAATTTTATTACAATATTAACCAGGCTCTGCGGGTGTCACAGCTCGTAGGGTCTTTTATTTTTATATGATGATTGGGATGATGGAATGGGATTAAACAAAACTATTTATCGACATCTTGAGCAGTTAGGAAAAGCAAAAGCTTCCGCACTTGCAAAAGAAGCATCTGAAAAATTAAGCAATTATACAAGAGGCCTTATTGATTGGTATTATGGAAGTTATGCATCTTCTAGCAACGGATATGAAAGAACGTGGAATTTATATAATTCATATGCACCGTTTTTGAAAAATGGAAAAACTTTTTGGGGTGGTGTGAAAATTCCAGGACCAAATATGACTGACTATCCTGGTATTATGGGGCAACCAATTACTTCATGGGGATTTATGTCTACCTATATTTATAACCCTAAAGGAACTTGGCATGGTGGTGATTGGCACGGCGGTTTTGGACGTCCTACACAATTCTCATTTTATGATGAGCTTCATAAATATCATGAAAAATTAAAAGACGAATATAGAAAACGGTTATCAACCTGAAAGGAAGTGTTTAATAAATGGCAAGTAATTCTGATATTATTAAAATTGGATTTGATTACAAAGATAATCTTGAAAAATTCTTGAAAGATTATGATGGTACTATGGATCAGGTTCAGAAAAGTGCTGATGGCAAAAGAATCGAAATCCAGTTTGATGTAACAGATAAAAATGTAATGAAAAAAATTTCTTCCTTACAGGGAGAATTCAAAAATGTAAAAATTGAGTTAGATGGAAAACCTTTAGAACGGCAGTTGGATTCCATTGAAGATATCAAAAAAGTATTAACCAATGTTGTTGATATGGTTAATAAAAGAATGAGTTTTGATTCACTTTTTGATACAAAAAGTTTAACAAAAGAATTAGAAATTTTTTCAAAAATTGAAGATCATCTCTCTTCTCTTCGTTCTGTTATTTCCGATGTTGGTGACGGCGAAGAACTTTCCCCTCTTTTAAAAACAATTGAAAAAGTATCAGAAGCAGTAAGCAATCTCAATATGAAATTTAATATGAATATTGATGTCGGTTCTGATAATGAAATGGAACGAGAACTACAGAAGAAGGCATCTAATGCTTTATTAGCTTATGAGAATTTACGGGAACATTTGTTCAGTACTTATAGAGGAGATAATTATACTTCTGAGCTTCTTTATAAATTTGATCCAAGTCAGTTTGATACAACAATTGGTAAAATCGAAGGTTATAAAAAGTTCATTGAAAATCTCAGAGCTAGTATTAAAGAAAATTATGGTCATGATAAACTCTACGAGGATTCAGATAAATCATATTGGAATAAAGCTTCTGCGGCTTATGGTCAAATAACTAAAGTTAGAAATGCCATGAAGGCTGATTCAGAAGGTTCTCCATTGGATAATTTGTTTGGTAGCAAAACAGATTTGACAGAGGTTATTGAGCAGTTAAAACTCATCGTAACTGAGTTAGGCAATGTGTCAGCTGCAGCCGCTGAAATCAAAACGGTATTAGGTAATGGTATTCAGATCAATGACTCTTTACAGCAGATTGAAGCTCTGACACAGAAGGTCAAAGAACTCGAAACCGAACTCACTTCTCTAAAATCTGGTACTTCTCTCCCATCTACTGAAACGAATATTTCATCTGAATCTTCATCTATGGAGCAAGTACAGAAATCCACTGATCAGGCAGTGCAGGCGAAAGAAGATTTTGCGAAAACAAATGCCAGTGTCCAGGCTTCTGTAGACGAATCTAAATCTCCTCTTCAACTCGAAGCTAAATTGATGGAAAAGATTGCCGAAAGCGCCAGAAAGGCTGCTGATGCAAAAAAAGAATTTGTTGAAACGAATGGTAAAGTTGCTGCAAGTGCGAAAGAAAGTAACGTGTCACTTAATTCTGATTTAACTTCTGGTCATTCGGAAGTATCTGAACCAACTGGTATTAAAAAATATCAGAAAAAAGGATACAAAGCACATGATACTGGAAATCATGATAATGAGAAAAAGGTTGTAAACAAAAAAGAACTAGGCAATGCGCTAAAAGAATTACAATCTGAAATCATTGCAAATATTGACAGTGCTAATTCTTTTATAAAAGACGTAACCGATTTCTATGATTCAAATGACAATCTTGTAAAGACACAAATGAAAGTTCTTGACAAGAATGGTAACATGTCCACTTATACTACTTCTTATAGTATGGATAAAGATGGGAATGCTACTGCATGGACAAGTCATATTGATTCCCAAAAGTTCGAAGACAAAAATCAAGAATACCAAAATCAGCTAAAAACCATCCGTGAGTTATCTGCTGAGAAACAAAAATTACAGGAGCAAGATCGGAAGTCAGAAGTTAATCAGGCATTAAAAGATCAATTATATGCCTATAAACAAATTCAGAGTATTCGAGAAAAAATTGCCAGTACAGATGACGAAAATCTTATTGCGGAATTAGAAAAACAGAAGCAAACATATCAGGAACAATATTTAGCTGCTACAAAAATCCTAAAAAATAACTCCGACTTATATAATTCTGAAAGTCGTTTAAATGAGTTACTACAGATTGGATTAAAGACTACACAGAAAATTTCTGAAGCTGAAATTAAAAGAAATAGTGCTGCTGACAACAAGAAAGTAAAAGAATGGGATGATGTCAACGCCAAGAATCAGGCAGATATATGGAAAGAAAATCAGAAAGCTATTCAGAACTATGTCAATGCCGTAAAAAAATTGCAGGATCTTTTAGCTGAAGATAAAGGAACTGGCAGTAAGGCGGCTGCGATTGAAAAACAGCAGGGAAAAATTAAGCAATTAGAAGAAGAAGCTTTAAATGCTAGAGCTATTCTTTCTTCTATGGTAAATCCACATACATCAGATGCTTCTACATGGGATGCTTGGGTTAAAACGATGGATAAGCTTAGTGATGCTTCTCATGATGCTAAAGCTGCCGTTGATGATGTTAAGAAAAGTATCCAAGCTGCACTGACTTCTGAATATAAATCCATGAATGATGGGCTTGCTGATTATGAAGCTAAAATGCGTAGTTTTAACAGCCGGAAGCCAGAAGATAGAAGCTCTGATTATTCTACAGCTTTAAAGGGTTATACGGATGCATTAGAAAGATACCGTAACGAGCTTCAAAAAATACAGAGTCATCCAGAATTAATAAATGAAACTGAAATCAACAGCCTTAAAAACATGCGCAACGAATTAGATAAAGCTGCAACCAGTTTAAAGGGAATTGAAAAGGGATCTACTGCCATCTCTCGTGACAAAATGATTTCTAAAATTTCTGATTATATGAAAAAGAATTCTGCCATGTCTAAGGAATTTAAGTCTGAACTAGAAGGATTAATTCAAAAACTTAAGACATTAGGTGCTGAAGCTGATACCACTCGTATTGCAGATGAATTTTTCAAGATAACACAGCGAATTAGAGAAGCGGGTCAGGAAGGTAAAAAATTCTGGGATGTAGTTAAGGAAAAAGCTTGGTATGGACTAGCTGGTACTATTGGTACATATTTTGGTTTTAATGATCTGATTCAATATGGGAGACAGGCAGCACAGACGATTATTAATCTTGATACTGCTCTTGTAGATTTAAAGAAAACTACAACCATGTCTTCTTCTCAGCTAAAAGAGTTTTATTTTGATGCTAATAATGTGGCAAAACAGATGGGTGTAAGCACTCAACAGATTATTGAGCAGGCAAGCGCCTGGAGTCGTCTAGGATATAACACCCAACAAACAGCTACAGAAATGGCAAAACTCAGTTCAAAGTTCGCTTCTATTTCTCCTGGAATGGATACAACACAGGCCCAGGAAGGCCTCGTCAGCATTATGAAGGCGTTTGACGTTGATACGAATGATGTTGAATCCAAAATCATGGATAAAATCAATACTTTGGGTAATAAATTTGCCGAAAGTAACCTTGATATTGTCGAAGGTTTAAAACGTTCATCCGCCGCTATGGCAGCTATGGGTCAATCCTTTGAAGATACTGCCGCTCTCTTCACTGGTGGTATGGAAATCTTGCAAGATAGCGAGTCTATGGGTACTGCCCTTCGTAGCGTTGCAATGCGTATCAGAGGTTATTCAGAAGAAACAGGTGAACTTGATGGAGAATTGCAGAATGTTAATGGCGATGTACTTGCATTAACTAAAACAGCAAAAGATGCTCAGGGTGTGTCTATATTTACTGACGCAACTCAGCAGCATTATAAATCTATGGTTCAGTATCTTGGAGAAATTGCTGATAGATGGGATGATATCTCAGAACAGAATCAGACAGAGCTGTTAAATAAACTATTCGCCAAGACGCGCGCACAAGCTGGTGCTGCCATTCTGAAAAATTTCGATCAGGTGCGTAAAGCTCTTGCAGAAATGGAGCAAAGTGCAGGTAGTGCCGACCGCGAAATGGAGACTGTAGAATCTTCTCTTGAATATAAGCTAAATAGTCTTAAAGAAACATGGGTTGGCACGGCCCAAGCAATTATAGATCGTGGAGATTTAGGAACTGTAATTGACGGAATTACTAAAATATCAGAAGTATTAGGTACTCTGATTGATAAAATCGGACTTGTAAAAGGTGCTGCAATTGCTTTAGGCGCAGCCTTATCTTTCAATAATGTCGGTAGGGGTAAAATGCATCCCCTCATAAAAATTAAATTTGAATATGCCGACAGCACGTATAATTTACTTTGGATACAAAGGTTTAGAACGTGTCAGTCGTGAAATACACGATGGTAAATAAATAATCGAGACAATAAGCGGGAACGAAGTACAACGACTGTGTAATGGCAGTGTATCACTACTCTCCTATTATGGTGACGTAATTAGGATCGTAACAACGTGACGCTCAACCAATCCGCTGGGATAGATCTTTATAAGATAAGCCCTCATCGTAGCGACAACTCTTACACTGAATTATATGAAACGATGTTCGGTGAATATGCGCTCAGTGCTTCTGACATAACAGATCGGCTTAAAAACCGTAAAATGTAGAAACTTATCTTCTATTGTTTGAACCTTGTCTGTCGAGGTTGATAAGGAGACAGAAAAAGAGCCGGTGGTCAGACCGACTCTCTTCTAGGATTAAAAGAATAAATTGAAAAAAGAAACCAAAACAAGGACAAATTCTATGGACATTACTGTACATGGTAATAGTTAGCCTCAATCTCAATACTGCTATCTGGGTTAATCAACATACGCACATTCTGTAAGTTGCCTGGATAAACAATAATCGATACGATTACAATTGCTGTTACGCATGTAACAATATGTTTAATTAGTTCGGAGTTCTTCATATTTCACCTCCCTTCTGTACTGGTAATACAAGAAAGGCGTGGTAATAACGGGAGAACTCCCAAAGAAGTGAAAAATCACTAGAAAACGTCCTTTCTGGTACATGGTGTACCATTTTCGGTTCGTGTCGAAACACTACCACCGGCTCCTCGCCATCCAAATTACCGCAAGTACATCCTTTGGTGGTTCTAAGGATATAATTCGGATATATCTATTATATCATCTATACCTCAAAAATAAATCAGAACACACGTTTTCTGTCGAATAATATCGGCATTTTTTCAAAATATTTGCGCAGAAACTATTTACATATTTTTAATATTATGCTACTTTGAAAATAGTAAAATATCATTTTTCAAGGAGGCATAGAAATATGAAAACATCATCAAAAGATAGAAATTTAGCCTGGATTAAAAATCAAGCAAAAAAAGGAAATATAGCTTTTGATCATAAGCTTCAGAGACCTACGGGACAATGGTCTCCACTGGACAAGTCTCTTCTTATCCATAGTCTTTTAATTGGATTCCCAATCAATCCTATTTACGTAATCGAAGAATATGGGAAGATTTATACAATTGATGGTTCACAAAGAACATCTACTTGTATTGATTATCTAAATGATAAATTTGCATTAAGTCAGAAAACACCAGATATTGTATTGCTCAGTAACGATGAAGAAAATAAAACAGTAGAAACAACATATGAACTGGCAGGTAAAAAGTTCTCAAAGCTTGATCCAGAAGTTCAGGAAATGTTATTAACTTTATCTCTTACTTTCTGTACTATTAGTAATTATACAGATGATGAAGTAAGAGAAATGTTCCGCCGCCAGAATAACGGCAGACCATTGAATGCAAAGCATTTACGAGTTGTATACGAAAGTGATCAGTTTAGTGATGTAATCTTCTCTCTCGCTACTCATCCATTTATGGAAAAATTACTCACTAAAACACAGAGAAAGAATGGCTCGGATAGAGATTTAATTATTCAGACACTGATGTTAATCTGTACTGATAATGAGAACGACTATACTTCTTTCCGTAAGAATAATATTGATGCTTTCGTAGCAAGTCATGACGAAGAAGTATTAAACGAAGTCCCTACTTTAAAATTTGCATTAGATGAATTTGATACTAATTTCGAAGAATTAAAATTAAAAGCCACTACTATTCCAATGGTATTATATGCCGGTTGGCGTGTTTTGGATGAGCATAAATCATTTACTGAATTGGTAGACAAGATTAATGACTTCATCGGCGGATATGAAGAGAATGAAGAATACAGAGAATTAGCAAGTTCTGGTACAAGTGCTGCTGATAAAGTAAAAGGTCGTTTGAATTATTGGGATAATATTGTTGATGGAATTGGATCTGAAAAGAATATTGAGCAGTAATCCTTTTTGGAGAGTAGTCTTGACGGCTACTCTCTTCTGTTCTATCCTAATATATAACCTATAGACTTTGTAGTAAATCAGGTGTATAATAAATTTAAAACATAAAAGGATTTTAATTGATATGCATTTAGATAACCAAATTCCTTTAATTAAAAGACCTATTATTCCTAAAATTTTAAAGGATAAAATAAACGTTGTAGCTAACTGTAAATTACAGGAGCAGGAAATACATTTATTTAATATGTCATTACAATGTGTTGCAAATCATCTTGTAAATGATAATATAAACTTAGAAACATATTTTTCATTAAATATTATTTTTACTGAAATGGGTGTATTTTCATTTCATGAAAATAACGAATGTAACAACGGTTCCCAATTTTATTCTGCTATTTATAGGATGGGAAAGTTAAGAAAAATCAATAACAATGTTTTTACTATGTTTGTTTATATAGAAGAATTAACGCATTATTTCTGGCGTATATATGATGAAACTATAGTAAAATATAAAGTAGTTGAGATTTTAAATGATGTAGTTCCTAATTTATCAATTGAAGATTTGAAAGGATGTGGGTTAAATGGTATTGACTAATGTAAAAAGCTGTGTTACTACTCTTACGGGAAATTTGAAATTTAATAATGATAAGTTTGTAATCCGAGAGATTAAATTAGATGGCGAAGAAATGCCATCCGCAAACGAACAGGTAGCATGTATGGTATGCACTTCAAATGACAAAACTAAAAACTAATCATTCGTATTAAAAAAGGACTGGTTGATAAAATCAGTCCTTTTATATATTAAGGATTAACATTATGAGTAAAAAAGATAAAGAAGATTTTTATGCTGATTTAAGCGACTCTATTATGGAACTGTATAATGTAGATAAGGCTACTGCTTATAATGCTATCAAACTTTCTGATATGGATGCAATTATAAGAAAAGTCGGTGATTTCATATATCACGATGTGATAGAATATTGGGCTGAATCAGTATGGCAGTGCTACCTGCGGAGAACAGCGTAAAATATATTTATAATAATATAAGGAGTGACCGTAAGGATACCGTAGCTTCTTAGTTGTACATTTGATGGCGGCGCTCAGGAGAGCTACAAGATCAGGTGAATTATTATTCTCTAAATGGGATGTCCTGGTTCGCCCACCGTCCCGTAAAATATGTATGAAAAAGGAAGGTTTAATCCACCTTCCTTTTTTGTTGATAAAACCGGTTTACTCGTCTTCTATTTTTCTGATTGTACTTATAGGCAATTTTGTTCTTACAGTTATACTCAAAAGATAGATGTTCGCGAGTTCATGATTATCAACATATCATTTCATTTGTGATATGTTGTGTTTGGTTCAGGCGGCCTGCTATGGCTGGTCTGGCTATCATTAATAGTCCACGGTGGATTATTAAGGGTATAGCGAATCTTTTGATGTTGGTCCCTGTTTGAGTGAAAAACTCCAAGGTTAATAACCTTTCTGGCTGAGTAAATTTTTAAAGCCGATCTAACAAACCAACGTCTAGTAAAAGGGACTGCGTATATTGTGATTGCAACACGATATACGTTGGTCCCTTTTATGATTATACTACTCTTCTACTTTCCATAACTCCATTTAAAATTCTTACAGGAGGTATATTAAATAATGTTCCTATTATACTGCAAACTAAAATATTTTTTATACAAGCGTCAGTACAACAAAACTCATAAAAGACCATATAGATATATTCCAGATTGCAACGATTCTCTTATTTCATTTGCTGAATATGAAAGTGTATTGAAAGCACAATTAGAAGTAAAAATCGCAATGCTGAAATATATTTTGAGTGGTGAAATAGATACTTCCCATCAGAAAGGCTCCAATGAATAAAACATCAATAATATCACGTTTATCATGGTACGATCTTCTTGAGCTAAAAAATAGAGAGTATGAGAAAATCTCTGTAAATAAGATTCTTCTATGATAATTAAGAGCGAT